CATACAGTCATTACAATTAATATGATATTCTCCTCTTTTTGGGTTATGTCCTGGAGTTTTACTAAATTCAGATAATGGTTTATATGTTTTACAACTTAAACAGTATAGATTTCCATTACTGTCAATTTCTTTATATCTAGTATACTCTGACCTTAATAATTTCTTACATTCCTCACAGTATGAGTCATATCCAGTAGACAAGTTTTTATTTTTATGAAAGAATTCATCAGTCATTGGTTTGTACTTTTTACACTTTGGGCAGTGCTTATAATGTGCTCCATTTATCTCTTTTACCTTTAAATCCTCTTTACCATTAATCAATTTACGTTCTCCCATGATTCATTTTATATTAAGTTTAAACTTTACTTTTTTATGTCGCAAGTTATCACTAAATTTGCACATTATCAAATGAAAGGTAGTAAATTATAAATAATGGATTGATGAAAATGAATTAGAGTTTATTTTTAGACGGACTAACATTCAACATTTAAAGGAAATAGATTAATGTCGTTAAGTAGACTAGAAGCAATTTATGGCTGGATTAATAACTTAGGTCCAAACGTTAAGACTATCATTATTATAGTTTTATCAGTGATAGTAGTGGAAACTAGTTTTAGAGGTCATACGAAACTTATCTTACAAGATTATACTGAACAAGTCCGGCAGGAAAAGTACCTCGCTGAGGAATACACAAAGATAATCTCCCCTTATATTAATGAGTACATTGAAAGAATACTAGTACAAGACAAAGAGGCATCTAATGTTATCCTAATGAATTACCACAATTCCTTGGTTAGTACTCATGGATTATCGTATAGGTATCTTACAGCACTAACTGAGAAGAAGAGAGGTCTGGATACTAAGAGCTGTTTAAGAATATGGAAGGAGCTAGAATATACAAACTATGGAGATGAGATTGAAAGGATAAATGAGAATAAGTCCTTAAGAATGGATAGTATTCAACAATATAGCACAAGTCTGCCCAACTTAGTAGAGTTGTTACAACGTAGCAATGCTAAGTCAGCCGCCTTCTATAGGCTATCTGGTGTAGATGGACCTGTAGGAATGCTGGTAGTTATCTATCCTATGAAGAAGGAGTATTATCTGGAATATTATCAATCTATAATAGCCCCATCTCTTCAACCTCTTACAACATGGTTAGATTATAATTCAGTAAAGGATAAATTTAAAAGGCTATATGAAAGTGGACAAGCAGAACCAGAACGTTTGCTACAACGATGAGAAGCATATGTACTGGGATGAAAATGGAGTGTATGTATCAGTAACAACATTAATTGGCAAATTCTGTCAAGATTTTGATAAGGATTTCTGGTCAGGTTATAAGGCATTAGAGAAGATGTTATCAGCAGAAGAATTTAAAGCTGAGAAATCTCAACTACTAAACACACATAAGATAGATGTAGAATACTTCTGCAATATGTATGGATTTACTCGTAATGATTACAATAAAGCTCAGCAGGATATTTTAGATGAGTGGCAGAAGACTAATGCTGAATCCTGTGAAAGAGGTTCTAAAATTCATGCAGAACTAGAAGGTAAATACACTTCTAAGAAGCAATGTGAAATAAAGAAGTTCGGACTTGGAGGTAAGTTTGAAGTAAATACCAATGATTCTTTAATGAAGCATAACAAGGATTTACTTGACATTGATAAGGGGGTATTCCCTGAGTATATGATATATAGAAAGTCAGAAGATGGTAAATTTAGGTTGGCAGGTCAGATTGACTTACTAATTAAGGATGGCAACGACATCTACATCATAGACTACAAGACTAATAAAAAGTTAGACGATAAATCCTTCTTTGATAAGAGAACTAAGAAATGTCAGATGATGAAGTACCCTATGAATAACATTATGGATTGTAACAAGATGCACTACGCACTACAGTTATCAACCTATGCTTGGATGCTTCAGAAATTGAATCCTAAGTTCGTAGTTAAGAAACTATTACTTATACATTACGACCATCAAGGAAATGTCACAGAACATGAGCTTGATTATCTAAAGGATGATGTAGAAAGAATGTGTAGATTCTATAAGAAGGGAGCTATATTAGAAGCCAGAAAGAATAGCAGAAGACCTATAGAATTCTAATATTACCTATATGAGTATCTTTCAAACATTTAGGTTTGAGATATTAGCAACTTATGAATTAAAAAGAATAATATGGGTCTTGGTGCTATTTTAAATGGGCACACTAACGAGATGTTCGGGCTTAATAAGAATATATCAGAAGCCCGCATCCGTTTGTGTAAAGGATGTAAACTCTACAAGAAGAGTGTAGTATTGGGGGAGATATGTAACAGTAAGTTATGGGTAAACCCCGATAATGAAGATGTAAGTACAGAGAAGAAAGATGGTTATATTAATGGATGTGGGTGTAGGTTAAGAGCTAAAACAACTCTACCTAATGCAACGTGTCCTATAGGGAAATGGTAATTTAATTAAATGAGTATGGATAATTTAAGTACAGTAGAAGCAGTATTAAGAACAAAGAATCAATTAGTCAAAGGAGATGGTAATGGCAAGAATAATTTAATGGGTAATGGTGATGTATTTATTATGTCTCCTACTGTAGCTGAAATGGCTAAACAGGATGCTAAAGTAAAGTTCAATGAACAAGTTGAAGAGGCTAGAGCAGAATGGAATGCTAAAATTGAAGAGCAAGAGAAGCACGCTAAGATGATGGATGAGAAGATGAAGGACTTACAAATTGTTCCTATTAATAGCTATGTATTAGTGCAGCCCTATGCTAAGAATCCCTTCCAAAAGATGAAGGTAACAGAGTCAGGGTTGATACTTCCAGAATATACAGGTACATTTAAGAATCCTGATTCAGGAGAAATGGACCAAGAAGGGAACTTATCAGTTCAAGCATTAGTAATAGAAGCTAGTCCTTTATGTAAATTTGTAAAGGAAGGTGATATTATTTACTATAGAAGAGCTTGTGGGGTTCCTATCCCATTCTTCGGACAAGGATTTGAAGTTGTAGCTGAACCTCAAGTTCAAGTAGTAGTTAATTCTGGATTAAAAGATAGATATACAAAGGAATTTAAAAGTGATAATGTATAATGGAAGAGAAAGTTTATTTTATGCCAGGTGAGGTAGTAACTCTTAAGCAAGATATACCTAACAAACCTGTAATGATTGTGGTTAAGAAAGAGACTATGAGCATTAGGACTCATGGTGTTTCAAATATGGCAGAAGATTATTTTAAAGGTATTAGATGTAGGTGGTTCTCTACAGAAGGAGTTTTGCAGGAAGCTATTTTTAATACCAAAGACCTTTTGAAGGTATAATTGATTTAGTTAAAGTATGATAAGTATGTTTCAACAGGGTGGGCAGATGAACGAAGAACAAAAAGCGTTCACTGCCTATCTTATTAAAGTCCTAAACCCTAAAGATGCAGCGGACTTTGAAAACAAAGTAGCACAGCTATCAGAGAACGAATTAAAAGAGTTTTATAAACAATACAAAGCAATGGAAGGTAATCAAATTTCAATGGCTAAATTAGGAGCCAAATTAAGTTATGTTCAAACCCTTAGAGGTGAGTGCCCAGAAGGATACGAGGTTGAGAAGTATATGGCTGGAGGTTGTGTTAAGTGCAAGAAGAAAGCTGAGGGTGCTAAAGTAGTAGATATATTTAAGGATAAATGTGGAGGTAAAGCTAAGAAGAGAGTTAAGAAAGACCAAAAAGGTGCTGTAGTTAATAAGGCTGATACTGTACACACAAATAAGGGAGTATATAATGTTAGTAATAAGAAGCTTCCTTATAAAAAGATGACTCCTGCTGATTATAGAAAACTATCTGATAGGGATAAAGTTAAGGTTGATATGAAAGACCAAGCTAATGGTAGAGGTGCTGGCGGGGCAGGAGCTGTAAAGAATAAAGGAATTGGTAAGAATTACTTCGGAGGAACAGTCCAAAGACGTATAATTAAACAGTAATTAAACAGTAATTATTATGACAATATTTCTATATGATAATGTAAATCATGAATTGCGATTAAACGAGCCAGAGATTCTTCTTATTAAGGAGTTTGCTGAGTTATGGACTAATGATAGAAATATCAGTAAGGAAGATCCAAAGGGTATTAAAAAGCTAAGAGCATTTAAAGAGTTTACCTATATGTATCTAATGATTGACTGGCAATCACACTATTCACAATTTACTGAAGCAGAACGTAATGAGGCTGCTAAACAGGATAGTGGTATTACAGAAGAGGAGTTTAATGACCCTCTGTTTAGAGCTGCATGTAGGAAATATAGAGAGATACAAGAATCAGCAAGAGACATTAAGTTAATAAGGGCAGCTCAGAATAAGGTAGATGAACTAATTGATTATTTCAATGAAGGTTCAGATTTACAAGAAAGAGACCCAATCACTGGCAAGCCAATCTTTAAGGCTAAAGATGTTATTGGTGAAATGTCATCTATATCTAAGGTATTAGACGAATTAGATGCCTTAGAAGCCCGTATTAAGAAGAAACAGAAAGCTGCTACAGGTCTTCGTGCTGGTGCTGTTGAGGGATATGTACCAAAACTGAAGTAATATGGCACGTGGAAGGAAACCTAAGAATAAATTACCAGAATCCCCTACCGTCCAAGCCTTAGTTGAAAAGATTACTGAGGTAGGGGAGAATACTGGAGTACTAGAACAGAAGCCTACAGAATTTGAATGGGATGTTAAAATTGGGGACCCAGTAGACTATTTTAACTCTAATCTATCTTATGAACTTACTGGCTATAGACCCATTGATGGTACGAGAGGATTAGACTTTGACCCAGAATGGTTTATGGAAGCTAGACGAACTAAGGCTGCTACTGGTAAGTACTGTAATGAACCAATGTTTGGTAGGGCTTATGGTGAGTTCTGGGACCAAGAATATGATAGATGTAGAAATGGTATGACTGTTAATGGTTATACTATTACTGGTGATAATTATTACTTTATAAATTACTACCAGTTACCTAATCTATCTTCTGCTACTAAAGCTGGTGGTGGTCGTTCAGTAGACTTCCCAAATTTCTTTGTAAAACAATATGAGTACTTCCATTACATAGAATTATGTAAAGTATTGAGAAAGAATGCCATTGGATTAAAAGCCAGAGGTGTTGGATTCTCAGAAATAGCTGCCGCTATCCTTATTAATGGTTATATAACAAGGCCACACTTTAGAGGAGTAGTAGCTGCACAACAAGAAGGTTATGTTGACGATACCCTTAGTAAGTGCTGGATGCAATTATCATACTTAGATGATAATACAGAAGATGGTATGAGAAAACTAAGGCAGGTTCACAACACAGCTAAATGGAAGAGAGCTTCTAGTAAGAATGTAGATGGTGTAGAATCTGGATGGATGTCAGAAATTGAAGGTATTACAGCTGATAAGCCTAATAAGATTAGAGGTGACCGTACTGATATTTTGATGTATGAAGAAAGCGGTTCATGGCCCAATTGGAAGAAAGCTTTCATTCAGGGTGATGCTTTGATTGATATTCAAGGACAGAGATTCGGCATTAAACTAGCTTGGGGTACAGGTGGTGATAGTGGTCCTGCATTGGAGGGTGTGGCTGCTGCATTCCATGACCCTAGAGGATATGATGTTCTTCCCTATAAACATAACTATACTAAGGAAGGTACTTATGTAGAGACTGCATATTTCATTCCCGCATATACTATTGTTACTGCTCCAGGATATGTAGACCACAGAGGATGGACAGACCCAGAGAAGGGTAAGGAGTTCTACATGGCTAAGAGGGCCACCAAGATAGCTGACCCCAAAGGATTAATGTTATACTCTGCTGAGTATTGCTTCACTCCTGATGAAGCATTAGCTTTGGAAGGTGATAACCAGTTTAATACTGTATTACTAACAGAACAGTTAGCTGCAATTAAATTACACAAAGTTACTCCTCCGGAGTTAAAACCTAAATGGGGACAACTAGAATATATATTTCAAAACAATGTACATTCTGAAGAAGCTAAGAATGGAGTGAGGTTTATCCCTAGTGATAAAGGTAAAGTTTGCATTATTGAACATCCTATTAAGAGCGAGAATGGTGTAGACTTTAGAAACCTATATGTAGCTGGTATTGACGGTATTGATATGGGTATGAATGATACATCAGATAATACAAGGGACCCATCAGACTTCTGTGTAGTAGTTAAAAAGAGATGCTTTGGTTTACAAGAGCCAATGTATGTTTGTGTCTATAAAGACAGACCTAACAACCTTGAAGAGGCATATAGAACTACCCTAAAGATATTAGAATACTATAACTGTAAAGCTTGTTTGGAATCTACCCGTATTAGTATCTTAACATGGTTTAGAACTAAGCATAAGGAAGAGAGATTCTTAATGAGAAGACCAAGAGCTACTCAATCTGATATACAGGGTGGTAGGAGTAAACAGTTTGGTGCTCCTGCAACTGAAGCAGTTATTCGACATCAGTTAGACCTTATTGATTGCTACATCAATGACTATTGTCACAATATGTGGTTTGAACCAATGATTAACGAGCTTATCACTTATTCATATGAGAATAAAAGAAAGTTCGATATTGTAGCAGCAATGGGTATGGCTGAATTAGGAGATGAGGAGTTAAGTGGTATTCCACCACAGGAAGTTGATAATGGAGGTAGGAAGTTAAAGTTATTTGGTTACTGGACTGATGAATATGGCATAAAACATAAAGGAGTTATTCCAGATAAACAGTCCATAGTACCTAAGTTTAACTTATTCCCCACACAATATTATGACGACACAGGACATCGAACAAGCAATCCGAGATTTAATTAAATCTTTATATTGCGTAGAATATCAAGGAGTCCTAAAGGTTTATGAAACCACTTATAAATTTCCAGGCGGAGAACCTGAGCACGTGGGATACAGAATGGACCTTGGACTTAATAAAGATGAGAAGCCATTGTCCATTGCATGTGATGGTACGGCTGAGGAGTTTATAAAGTTTATTGAGAAAGAATTAAGGGAGAGAAGCTTAGTGAGAACTAAGTACTTCACTGCTATACAATTATATGATTACGAAGATGAGTGCAAAGCAAAGAAGTGATGATTATTTGATAGAGAAGATTGACAAAGCTGTAAATGAGTTAGTCTTCAACAAATGGAAGTTACAGAAGGCATACAACTATTATAACGGTAAGAGAGACGCCGAACAATTTAGGTATCTTGAAGAAAACTTTGGAATAGGTAATCCTACTTCTATTGAGTTCACTCCCCTTATAAAGAAACACGTTGATGCTTTAATTGGAGAGTATTTAGACATTCCAATTCTTCCAAAGGTATCTTGTAAAGATAAGGAAACAATCTCCAAGATTACTAGGCAGAAGGAGTTAGAAATAAGCCAGCAAGTCTATACATTCTTACAGAAGCATTTGAACAATCAGATTCTAGCCTTTATAGGAGGAGGTAATGTTAGTGATGCTTCAGTTGAGGCCGACATAGAGAAGCTAATTGAGGATATTAATAATAACTTTATTAGTGACTACGAAATAGCTGCCCAGAATGTTATTGAGTACGTAATTCAATCAAGGAACACTGACTTGGCTAATAAGCTAAAGGCATTACTATTAGACTTACTTGTTACTGGATGCTCATTCTATAAGGTTAAACCATCAGCTAGTGGAACTAATATTAGTATTGATGTTCTTAATCCCTTAAATACATTTGTTGATAGGAACCCTGAATCTCCTTATGTAAAGGATAGTTATAGGGTCGTAATTAGGAAATGGATGACTAAACAGCAAATTCTTATTGAGTATGGTAAAGACCTAAATGATGAGAGTAGAGCTGAATTAGAAGATATGTATGAGCATTACTCTGATAGTTCCTATATGTATATTAGAGCTATGGAGAACCAAGTAGGATGTAGACCTATTATGGAAGGTGCTGGATTAGATGCAGGTAAAGGTATTGTCCCAGGATTTCCTGCTGATACTTATGAGTCATTTAACTATAAGCTATTACCTGTTTATGAAACAGAATGGATTGACATAGACAAAGAAGGTAATGAATACGTTCAGAATAGGTACGAGGGAGTTAGGATAGGACAGTCTATATATGTTCTTACTGGTAAATCAGAGAATGTAATTAGAACTAAGGATGCCCCTACTAAGTGTGGATTATCTGTTAATGGTATATATCTGGTTAATAGAGACAATGTTCCACAGTCTTTAGTATTACAATGTGCTCACCTACAGGATAAGTATGACTTAATTACTTACTTTAGAGATAATATCTTAGCTAATAGTGGTACTGATGGTGATTGGCTAGACTTATCTATGCTTCCAACAATATTAGGTGATGACCTTACTGAAAGAATACAGAAATGGATTGCATTTAAAAAGACTGGAGTAGCTTTAGTAGATACCAGTCAGGAAGGTAGGGCATTTAATAACAATACTTCATTTGCTGGATTTACTGATACTATTAAAGTGCAGACTATTCAAGCCTTTGATTTAGCACTACAAAGAGTGGAAGACCAAACATCATCTATCACTGGTGTATTTAGAGAAAGACTTAATGGTATTCAGCAAAAGGATGCAGTTAGTAATGTAGAGGCTGGAGCTAGAAACTCATATACTATTACTAAACCATTCTATCAGACTATGGACACATTATCAATAGACATTCTTAGAGATTGTCTTGATATAGCTAAGATAGTGTGGAAGAAAGGATTAACTGGAACTCTAATCTTAGGAGATAAACTACAGAAAGTATTTACTGCATTACCAGAGCATTTTACTCATACTGATTACGATGTACATATTGTGCCGAGTACTCAGATTATGAAGGAAATGCAAAACGTTCAACAAATCATTATTGAGCTTATAAAGAGCGGTCAGTTAGACCCAGATATGATTGTTGATGCTCTAACAGCTAGAAGTCTTACTGAACTTAAAGCTAAGGTTACTAAAGCCTTTGCTAAGAAGAAAAAGGAGATGAATGAGATGGGTCAGATGCAACAACAGCTTGAACAATTACAGCAAGAGAATCAGAAGTTACAACAACAACTACAACAAGCTCAAGGCAAGATTGAAAGTCTTAATGAGGCTAAGTTGGACATTGAGAGACAGAAGGTTCAGAATGAGGCTGATATTAACTGGTATAATGCTAGGACTCAAAGAGACAAATCTCAGAGTGATGCTGAGAACGATACTAAGAGAACAGACATTGAATATGCTCAATTATTCGATGGTAACCAAATGAATAACGAAGTTAAAAACGCATAGAAATGATAAATCTCAATCAGAATGAAAGACCAACCTCCCTACAAGTAAGTAGATTATCTCTACTGCCCGCAGGTAACTTTGAGTTGCCTTATGGAAGTAATGCACTTCTTGTTAAGAATATTACTGAAGATAATGTAACTGTAGAGGTGTTATTAAAAGATGCAGAGGGTCAGTATATATCTACCGTGTTCTATCCTGGATGGAACCCTGAGTTAGTTATAGGGATTAAGGCTGTACCTGAGAATACATTACAAGTAGGTAACTAACATGGGAATTTATATTGGCATTGGTAACCATATTGGGAGAGCCAATCTAAAGGTTATCTCAGTTGTAGTTAGAGTTATAGATAAAGGTACTGGATTACCCTTAGTAGGTGCTATAGTTGTCTTTAAGGGTAAAGAGTACGTAACTGATGCCAATGGACAAGTAATATTAAAAGGATTTGAGAACAGCAGCTATCCACTAATAGTTAAAAGACAAGGACATGAGTCTGTTGTTATAGACAGGTGGAAGTTAGAGAATGGAGACATTTATCTTACTGATGTTACTAGAAATATTCTTGCCGAAATTGGCGTTAATATACTTACAGAAGATGGTGGTCTAATCTTTAGAGATTTGGCAAACATTATATTAGAAGATGGTAAATTTATGGTTACAGAAAATGGTGATTTAATTTTATTTGAATAATGGCAGCAACTGACATTAAAATCTCTCAAATGACCCCTGCTACAACACTGGCTGGTGATGAGTTAATCCCTATTGTTCAAAATGGTGCTAACAAATCAACTACTGTTAATAAGGTAATTGAAGGCTTAGCTACAGAACAGTGGGTAACTGATGCAATAGCTGATGCGGGAGGTAAGGTTCTTGTTGTTACAGAACTACCAGCTAAGGGTAATCCCAATACCATTTACATGGTTCCTAATAAAAGCTCTAGAGCCAACGATGTATACGATGAGTATATATGGATGGTTACTACTGAGAAGACAGGATGGGAGTTCTTAGGTAATAAGCACGTTGAGGTAGACTTAACAGGTTATTACAACAAGACACAAGTAGATAAAGCTATTAAGGATTCTGAGGCAAGAAGCACAGCTGCTATTGCTCTAAAAGTTGATAAGGTAGACGGTAAGCAGTTATCTACTAACGACTACACAACAGCTGAGAAGCAAGAAGTAGCAAAGATAGCTAACAAGGTAGATAAGGTTAAAGGTAAACAATTATCTACAGAAGATTATACAACAGCTGAGAAGACTAAACTGCAAGGTGTAGCAGCTAATGCTAACAACTATGTACATCCAACTACAGCAGGTAATAAACATATTCCAGCTGGAGGTACAGCAGGTCAAATACTCGTAAACAATGGTGACGGTACAGCTGAATGGCAGGACAATCAAGGTGGTAGAATTGACTACACTGGATTAGAAGACATTTACTCTTATGGGGTTGAATGGGATTCTACAGTAGCTGACCCTACATTGACTAGAATTGGTAATCCTCTATTACATAAGTCATTACCTATCCAATCTCAATATAAGGGTTGTGTAGCTAATGGTGCTAAAGTTAATTATTATCTAAACCCTAATGATTGGTCTAAGAAAGCTGATGGAACCCCTTCTGTATTAGATGGAACTGATGGTACTGTAAGAGTACACATTCCTAAATTCTATGGTAAGTCTGGAGTTGAAGGTAATAAGAGATGGGTTAGAATTTCTACAGTTAAATGTGATGATACATGGGTAGAGATTCCAGAAATGCTGTTAGATGCCTATAGGAGTACGGTGAACCAGACTGGTAATAAGGCTGTATCAGTAGTTAACACTACAGCTCAATTTAGAGGTGGTGGTAATAGAACAGCTAACGATACATATCTATCATCTGATAAATTTAGAAGTGACTTAGGTAAACCAAGAACTAATATTTCAAGAGCAAACATGAGAACTTATGCCACTAATGCTGGTTCAGAAATGCTATGCTATGAATATTACAAGTGGATATTCTACTGGGCTTGGGTTATTGAATATGCAGCATTTAATTCACAAGCTACTTATAACGCTGAGTTAACAGCTGATGGTTATCATCAAGGAGGACTTGGTCCCGGAATTACTGATTGGAACAACAATGCTAATGGGTGGTCTGGATATAATGAGACTTATCCAATAACACCATGCGGATATTGTAATGATATTGGTAACTTCACTGGAATTAAGGAGTTAGTTATTCCAGAGACCGTAGTGAATGAATCTACAACAGTCCCCACTAAGACATTTAAAGTTCCAAGGTGGAGGGGATTTGACAATCCATTCGGAGACATTTGGATAAACCTAGATGGTATTATCTTAGAAAGAACAGCAGCTAATCAACCAAGTAGTGTGTATACTACATCTAATCCGAGTGCATTTGGAGATGATGATACTGCTAAAGGTAAAATGACTGTTGCAGGTAAAGAAATAGCGTCTGATGGATATACAAAGGATTTTGACCTTGGAAGTAAGGGTGAAATTATATCTTCAGTAGTCGGTGGTTCAGCTACTACTTATATGTGTGACTATCATTGGTGCAATGTTGCTAGTACATCTTTAAGAACGCTCATCGTTGGCGGCAACGCTAATGATGGTAGTAATGCCGGTCTTGGTTGCTTCCGTTCTAACAATGGGGTCGGCGCTGTCTATTCCACTGTGGGCTTCAGAACATTAAACAGAATAACTCAATAATACATAAACAGATAAAATACGAGATTAGGGGTGCTATTTACCTACACTTCTGTTGGTGCTGATTAATTCAAATTACTACAAACACTCATCGTTAGCAGCAACGCTAATAATGGTAGTAATGCCAGTCTTAGTAACTTCAATTCTAACAATGGAGTCAGCAATGTCAATTCCAATGTAGGCTTATTATATATTTCTTTATTTAGGTAATTTGGTTTCATTTTACAGTCTAAATAGTACCCTTGCCTCTTGGCAAAAGACAACGTAGTATTTAATAACTGGATGTTAGTAGGTTAAGTCTCGAACGCTTCCATAATAAATATATAAGACTTGAAACGTATAGGTTATTTACATGAACAGGTTTATGATATAGAGAATATCGAAATAGCTGATGATATTGTAATTCTCAGCAGTGACAAGAACTTCTTAAGAACAGTACTTATAGCAATTAAGATGTACTTAAAGGAGGTTCTAAATTTAAGGTTAAAATCAAATTACCAAATATTCCCAGTAGATGATAGAGGTGTAGACTTTGTAGGTTATAGGTTCTATCATACCCATGTATTATTAAGGAAGTCAATTAAGATTAGATTATTTAGACTGGTAAAGAAGTATCAGTCTGGTAAGATTGACAGACAAGAATTAAGAAGGAGAATGCAATCCTACTTTGGTTGGTTGAAGTTCTGTAATCTACTAAGGAAGATTCAAAGAGATACAGGTTTGAGATTCTCTAATTGGGATGGGAAGAAATCTAATATTTCAAGATTTTATAACAAGTACATTCATATTGTAGATATAGTTGGCTATAGTAAGTGTTTTAGAGTTAACCTTGTATACAATAATAAATCCTATTACTTTGAGAGTAAGAGTAGGAATCTATTCTACTCTCTAACCAGATATTCATTCCCAGTAAATTTTAAAATAAGACCTTATGTTAGAACCAAGAAGAATAGAAATGGATGTGCAGCCAGACTTAATAGAGAAATTAGGTAATGGTACATATTACTATAACTATGATATTAAATCAAAAGAGGTTAATGTTACAGACCCAGAAACAGAAGATGTAACGAAGGAAACAAGGTGGACATATATACAAGTTCATCTACATGGTCAACCAGACCACAAAGAATGCATTAAAGCTATTATTAGACAGTATGTAGACCAAGATGAAGAGTTTGATTTAATTAACAGCTCCAATAGTATTGTTTTAGGTTTATCTGATAATCAAACTGATAGACAGAAATACATAGATTATCTTACACTGGTAGGAGAAATCAAAACTAAAGTAAGAGCTGACTTCAACGTATAATTATGGATTCAGTATTTAAAATATGCAAGAAGGGAGCCTGCGGTATTACAATCACTGGGCTAGAGAAAGACAATGATGAATACTTAAATGAGGGTGGAGAAGTTGCAGTAAGTACTCGTAATTATACCTACAGTCAAACTGTAACTATTAATGCTATAACAAGTATTAAATCTTCTGGAGAAGAAATAACACAGAAGTATGACATTGTTGAACACGTTATAGATTGTATTGATGAATCTGAAATGGAAATGCCTATTGACGGTTTATATGAAGTTACACATATAATACTACCCACTGATGCATGGTTGGATTATGTATTAGAGAGGAATGCAACTGCTTTAACAGCCTATAATTCCATTTACTACTATGATACCAAATCTGAAGTATTTATGAAGTATGTTGATGAAGAGTCTGTTGAGGTAACTATAGAAGAGGTGTTAGAGGTGAATGCTACACCCCCATCTACTGTCACTGAGAAAACTACTACGATTATCAGAGGTGATAAGAATACGTTCTGTATATGCCATATTAACGAATGCTTCTACAGACTATGTAAAAATCTTTTAGGAGATTTACCTGGAAGGTGCAAGAATAGGCTTGATGATGTTAAATCACTAATCTACAATAGAGATATTATATGGATGGCTATCAATATTATTAAATACCTAATTGAGCTGGGACAGTATTATGAAGCTCAGAGAGTATTAGAGGATGTTACTCAGTGCGGAGGAATTTGTAGAGATGTTATGATTGATAAGAATACTATAGGAGGAGGTGATTGTGGATGCAATAACTAACCTGAAGCTTAAAGTGATTAAGGACTTTAATAAGTTCCTTAACAGACTAAATAAAGGCTATTTAGATAATTATGACATGATTCTACATCAAATATCCTTTATTCAGACTTGTCAATACTTTGATAAAATAGATGGAATATACGAATTTCTAATGAATAATTAACATGGCAATAGAAAGAGATACAAGACGTTATGCCTGTATTCATGATTTAAATAATTACTTCAAGAAGAAAGACCTACTAGGAGGTTTAACCGAACTAGAGCAGGAACAGTTAAGGAAGAATATAGGTATTATTGATTATGGCGTAGAAGCTAAGCCATTGGAAGTAACATATACGCTACTTAATGATTACATAAGTAAGAATAGCTTAATAACAGGAGCAAGGTATGTTATTACAGACTTTCAAACTATTTACTCTTCTAATGTTACTAATAATTCAGGTCAAAAGGTTACGTGGGGTACTGAAGACTCCACTAACCCTTCTCCTGTTTGGAAGTTAATTGTAACAGCTATTACCAATAACAGGTTAGACCCGAGAGTTGTTATTGACGATATTAGAATGAAGGATTGGGTTATTGAATATGACCCAACTAAAGAGACTCTTGAGGATGGGATTACTACTAAGGGTAGAATAACATTTATGAGGGATAGCCACTTCAACTCAGCACACTATGATTTCAAGAATATTAAATTCAGAAGAACTGCGGAGGAGTTAGATAATACTAATCTTAATCTTGGGGCAGCATATGGAGACTTCTATACATTCTCAGACTTAACTGGAGGAGTTATTACTGATAGTTCAGAGTTACATAATACTAAGCACAATGAATTAAAACAAGGATGCACTAATAATATCTTTCTAGGTGATACTTACGATAATGTGCTAGAAGCAGACTGTAGAGGTAATACCTTCCTAAGAGGTTGTCATGATACAACTTTAAGATGGAATTCCGTTAATAATATGTTCAATGAGAACGTATGTTATATGGAAGGTTCATTATATAATAAAGTATTTCCTATTGGAGATACTAGCTTATCAATGACCATTACTAAAACAATTCATAAGGTTAATGAGGCTACAATTATATCCTTCTTAGACCCTATGACATATGCTTATCAAATTATTCAAATCTAAATATGGCAGAGTTTATACGTCTTGATGAACAAGAACAGGATGCCCCCATTTTACCCGATTATCCTCATTCTATTTCCAATATAAAGCCCGATACTAAAATAATTGACGGAGTTATTGAGAAGGAAGAGGTAGAAGGAATCTGTGCTGACTATGGTGTTATTACAATAGACAAGATAGACAGTGTAAAAGTAGAAGAGGAAGGAGTAGACCACATCTGTATTAAGGATGATTGTGATACTTCTAAATATTATGGGTGTACTGGCGGGGATGATGGATTCCAAAAGGAGAATCTATTCTCAGAGTTAACTGATGAGTATCAGAGAACTATAGCCAGAATTAATCTTGGTATAGCAGATGAATATGCTCTAAAGTGGGGAAACATCAAAGGTAACTTGTCTAATCAAAAAGATTTATATACCTTTGTGACTGATTCAATAGCCTTTGATATTAATAAGGTAATTGATGAAATAAATCTAAAACTTGCTCAATGGGCGTGTGAAATTGAAATAAGATTAAATAACAAAGCTGACATATACTCACCTAAGTTTACTGGAACTCCAACTACTACATTACCATTAATGACAGATAGTTCTAATAGGATTGCATCTACTGAATGGGTTAATGCTAGAATTGAAGCAGTAGCTATAGATGAAAATATTAAAGCCATATCAGTAGACCCAGAGTATATGAGTTATGGTGATGAGCCTACTGATGTAACTGTAACTTGGGAATACTACAAAGATGTAACTGAGCAGACAATTAATGGTGTAACTCTTAAGCCTGAAGCTAGGCAGTATACATTTGCTGGAATGACTACTTCTATGGTTATTACGTTACGATATAAATATGAGGATATTACTACTGTAAAGGTAGTAACATTTGACATTAAATATCCTAACTACTATGGAACCTCACCAAACTATACTAAGTTAAACAAGACTATTGACAATATATTTACTACTACTGCAAATGGCAGTGAGTACATATACGTTATGATTCCAAATGGCTCCAGTGCAGTGTTGGCAGTTAGTAATATTATTGGTGGATTTAGACTCTTAGGTACACAGGAAATATTTGGTAATATATACTATATATTCAAGAGTGCTAATGCAGGGCTTGGGGAAACAACAATAGAAATATTAAGTCAAGCTGGATTTGATTCTAAAGGGTTTGACACTACTACAATTAAAGAGCTTTTAGCATCTAAAGTTGATAAGTATACTGTCTACACTAAGGAAGAAATTGATAAGAAGTTGCAGGACATAGAATCAGGAGACATTCAGCTTAATAATTATTATACTAAGGATGAAGTTAAAGCACTAATTCCAGATGTATCAGGTAAAGCAGACATAGAAGACGTACCTACTAAGGTATCTCAACTAGAGAATGACTCTCACTACATTACAGATATTCCAGACGAATATGTTACAAAGCATGAGCTTGATAGCCGAGGGTATTTAACAGAAGAGATTGAGCCGGCATTTATAGCTAGTGCAGCTGCAACTATAAATACTACTGATATACAAAATTGGAACAACAAGGTAGACAAAGTCCGAGGAATGGGCTTATCTGAGCAAAGCTTTACATTAGAAGAGAAGAATAAACTAAAAGGGCTAACTAACTATAGTGATACTAGTGTTAGAGAACTGATTAAAGAAGTTGATGAGAAGGTTAACACAAAAGCAGATAGGAGTGAAATCCCTGATGTTAGTAATAAAGCCGATATAGAAGATATACCTACTAAAGTATCTCAGTTAGAGAATGATAAACATTACTTAACAACAATTCCAAATAACTTAGTTACTGAAGAAGAATTGAATAGTAAAGGGTTTCTAACTAGCTATACTGAAACTGACCCAACTGTTCCTGAGTGGGCTAAACAACCTAATAAACCTACATATACCCTTGAAGAGTTAGGTGCAGAAAGGGCTGGGACAGCAGCAGAAATACTTGAGATAGCTAACAACTTTACTAGACAGCAGTTTGATATACTTACTCAAGATTCTGACCCTTCTTATGATACCTTTAAAGAAGTCGGAGATGCAATTATAAAGAATAATAAAGACATCGCTGCAATAAATACTACATTAGGTGGCAAAGCAGATAGAAGTGAATTATTCTCCGGTGAGTATCAAGACTTAGTTGGGAAACCTGAAATTCCTAGTATAGTAGGCTTAGCTACTGAAGAGTATGTCAAGCAAGCTATAGCTAATATTCCAGAAACTGATTTAAGTAATTATGCTCTAAAGAGTGAGCTTCCAGACATTAGTACTAAGGTTGATAAGGTTGAAGGTAAAGGATTGTCTACTAATGACTTTACTAATGAGAACAAAGCTAAGTTACAATCACTCGAGAATTATAATGATACATACGTAAAAGAACAGATAGGACTACTTAATGTATTTAAGTCAGATGTGCAGGGCTATGTCATGCATATTGAGAAGGCTCTTTATCTGTCTGAGAACCTATCTGATTATTATACTGAGGCTGAAGATGCACACGATTTTATAGTAGCTTTATCCAAGGCTAGATTAGTAACATTAGAATATGCAACTTTAAAATTTGTAACGGCTTATAGAAAGACAGCTACAGATACCAAAGACACTGATGATGTTAGAACTGTAGAAGTGGTAATGATGTTTCACTATGATGAACTTCAGGACTTGAAGTTAACATTTACATTAGTAGTAGGAACTAAAACGACATATACATTTAATAAGGAATTTATAACATCTTCTTCCACTGGAACTGAAGCCTTAGTTGAAAGACTTACAGCATTAGAGAAGTTGGTGCAAGGTCTTGATTTAAGTAAAACGATAGTATTAGAATAGAATGGCAAATGAAATGGTAAATAACAAGCAGGTAAATTTCTGGAGGGGTGACCAAATCCCTCCAACCATTTACCACATTTGGATTAAAGATAACAGTAAGATGCTCTTATTTGATGGGGAACAATGGGTTGTATTCCTTGATAATAAAGAGATTATCGACATTGTGAATAAGATTCAAGAGAAGCTTGATAATATGCAAAAAGAAATCGAGAACCTGGGCAATAAGACTGTAAATAAGAAGGCTATTAAGAATAATCCAGTACTAGACGGTACTGACTTACTTATTGGGTGGTCAGGTAACTTTATAGATAAAGGTCTAACTGTTGCTCAAACAGCTCAGAGGTTTGATGAATTATTAACAACTCAAATCATATAGGAATGATAATAAATAAGAAGATTGTATATGCTAGAAAGAAAGAAGAGTTTGAGACACTAATACCCACAATACCAGAAGGGCTTAATCCAGTAGTGTTCATTGAGGATACTAGAGAGGTGTGGACTTGTGGTACTTACTTTAGTATTGGCTATCCAAGTATAGAAGTATCAGAAGTTAGCGGCTCTGTTAAGGTTCAAATAGGAAATAGCTTCTTCCTGCTAACTCCTACAGGTGACAGTATTAGCCTTAGAAAAGGTGATGGTAATAGAATTATTATCAGCAGTAATGCACTTAATAAAGTGGATACTGAACCTCCTTTGAAGTGGGATACTTCTAATAGGAAGTTATTACACATGGAGAGCGGTGTAGCTTCAGGCTCTTATGGACAATCAACTAATCTAGGAAATGCTAGTGTGTTTGTTGTTCCAAACTTTATAGTAGATGCTACAGGACATATAACATTTGCAGAGAATCATAATATTGAGATTAGGGACTATGTTGAACAGGTAGCTCCATCTAATCAGATGGCTGAGAGGAACGTATTATTATCCTATAATGAAGCTAATAATAATATGGACACATCTCAAGTTAGAAAGGCTAATGGTTTGACATTTAATGATGCTACACAGAGAATAACTATAGCAGGAGGAATGACTTCCGATGGAGCAGTAACAGTTAATCATGGAGACGTTTCTGTATTAGATGGTTATATTATTGGTAAGCTAAAGGGAGATGTAGAAGGACAAGCTACTCCTAAGATTCACTTATCTCTAAAACCAGAATATGGTGGTGCTTCTACTAAATTATATGGTCACGTAAAACTGCAGGACATATTAAGTAGAAAGCCGGACCCATCAAGTGATAATGAGAATATAAATAACACTAACGTAGTTGCAGCTATTGCAGCATCCCCATTAATGGTATGGAACGCTATAGAAACTGCTAAGAGTTATGCTGATAGTATCCTCGGCTCTAATAATGCTATGCTATTTAAGGGAGCATTAGAGGCTGGTATATCTTCTCCAGGTACTTATACACCAATGGCAGATGTAGGTAATACTTATGTTGTAACCTTTGGTAATGGTGCTTATAGGGATAGTGTGGGGTATATAAACGGAGTGTCGGTAGAGGTTGGTGACTTACTTATATGTAAGGAAGCTACTGCTGCTTCTGATGGTACTAACTGGGAAGAGGTTTCTAAGAAGTGGACATATGTTCAGACTAATACTACTGGAGTTGTTAGTGGACCTTCAAGAGCAGTAGTTGGGCAATTAGCTGTGTTTGATAGCACTACAGGTAAGTTGATTACAGGTCTTACTAATGGTAGTGTAGGACAAGTACTTACTATTAATAATAATGGTACTCCTTCATGGATTACTCCAGTATCTCAAACATGGCGTGCTATTAACTACCAAAACTCTGGTCAACCAGCAGCTCAAATTCTAAGTAACTCTACAGATTCTGGAGATTTAACTTTTGGAGCGGCAGGTAACATGAGATTGAGTTGGAATAATGCTACAAATACATTAACCTTTACTTCAATATCAGATAATAGCTGGCGTGATGTGTTAGCCTATACAACATCTTCTCTTTTACCCCAGAGTATTGGAGAGAATGCAGACTTAATATTCTCCAGTGATTTCTTATGGATAGAAGGAGAATTAGTAACAGGATGGGCTACTGTAGACTCAAGTGGAAATATAACATATTCAAGATAATTCAGGAGGACTCAGTTCCTTCTTTTTATTAACTTTGTGATAACACAATATGCTAATTAAAACAAAATACATTGACTGTGCTAGTAAGAGTGTGTTTAATACATGGAAGTTACCTACAAGTGCAGCAGATACCAGTGGAGATATATACTGGTCAGCCGTTGTCTATATAAAGGACACTGGCGAAGTGTGGACTCATGGTAAACTATATGGAGGATTCTTCTCAAATGCAAACAATAACAAAGTTAGTTTAACCATAGGAGGAACAACAAAGATATTAGCATTAGATGGACATGTCCAATCTTATACTACATTAACAGGTAGTGGAAGTATAGCTGACCAGGCTATCCTATCTACAGGAGAGGCTAATAAATGGACTCTGAAGACTTTGGGTAAAAATGCCTTTAGTAATGTTGATTACTTACCTGCCTATGCTACTGCTGTTGCAGCCGAGAAAGTTGTACATGCTTTAGCTTTCCAATATAACGGGAAGGCTATACATTCTTTTGATGGTTCAGTAGCTAGAGTCCTAAATATTATACAGGGTGATAATGTGTTTATTACTGGAGATAGTCAGGGTAATGTAACTATTGCTGCTGACCCAGGAAGTGATACAGTAAACACTGCTGGAGCTACTAATAAGGTTGATACAAAATTGTTCCTTATTGGTGCCAAATCTCAGACTACTGCGCCTCAAACTTACAGTAACCAGTATGTATACATTGGAACTGACAACTGTTTATATAGCTTAGGTAAGAAGGTATTAACTGAACATCAAGCTATTTATAATTTAGATTTACAAACTCAAGTAGGGAAAGCTGTTACTAAGGTTACTACATTTGACCCCAATGCAGCTAACAACTCATTTACTTTAGTTCAAGGCACTAATGTAACTCTAACCCCAGATGCAGCTAATAAGAAAGTAACTATTAGTAGTAAGAATACAACTTATGATTTCTATAATTTAGTTTTCAAACAAGGAGAATCTGTTATAGATACTTATAAGCCAACTACTTCACCTAGTAAAACTCTTAAAGCAGGAACTAACGTTACATTTACAGGTAACAATAATGAAGTATTAATAACAACTAAAGACACGAGGAATACAGCTGGTGCCACTAAAAAGTTAACTACTAAGTTATTCCTAACTGGAGCATTAACTCAAACAGATAACCCTCAGACCTATACCAATTCCAAAGTGTATATAGGCGCGGATAACAAGTTGTATAGTGATGGTAAAGTAGTTTCTACTGGAGACCATACGCATAACTATGCGGGAGCTACTAGTCCTGGTGGTCCAGCTCTGAAAGTAGATTTAAACCCATCTGGATTATTGGATGCTACTTATGGAAGCTACGGTGGAATATTACAAGACTTAAATAAAGGTCCTGTATCTGGTTCCTGGTCTAATAGGATTAAAATCTTACATAATAACTCAACTGGTTATTACACTGAATTAGCTCAGAATTTCACAGGTACAGCTGGATTGTGGCATAGAAGAAATGTAGCTGGCACAATAAGTGAGTGGACTCCAGTGATTGATAAGGCTAACTTCCGCAAATACCTTGACAGTACTTATGTTATTAGAGGTAACGACCCAAATGTACTTACTAACTATGTGAGATATAGTATAAATACTGGTCTTACAATGAATTGGGAGTGGGGTAATGCTACTCCAACTCATATATGGGGAGCTAAGGCTAGTGATAGATCTAAGGCTTATGTATTTAACGGAGACAATATTAGAGCTTTTGCTAATGCTGTAAATAGAGCTGGCGATACTATGACTGGAACCCTTGGAATGGGTGCTAATACTATATATTGGAAAGAGAATGGCTTTGGTGATAAATTTGGATTAACCCCATACTTTAGTGGTACTAATGATAATAATTACCTAGCCTTTATGAGTTCTGTTGGAGCGGCTGGAACAGACCCGGCTATGAGTGCTAAAATGGTATTAACTGGATTAGGAAATGTAGGAATTGGCACTACAACTCCAACACAGAAGCTTCATGTTATTGGTGGAGGTTTATTTACTGCATTACTTACCACTACTGGTATTACTAACAATGGAACCTTAACCCAGAACGGAGATATTATAATAAACCAAGCTAGCACTACTGGAACTAGGCAAGTTAGATTCCAAGGTGGGGATAACGATTATGGTAGAATAGCTTTTGGGGGAACTGCAAGTAATGCAGGATGGATGGAGATAGCTTCTTGTGATAATGGAAATGAACCTATATATGCAAGACAATACACGGGCGTATTTACTACCATAAAGAGGACAGCAACATTATTAGATGCTAATGGAAATACAATATTCCCTGGCACAGTCACAGCTCCAACATTTACTGGTGCTTTAAATGGTACTGCTGAATGGTCTAAGAGATTGGCTACTAATGGTCAGTTAACATTTGGACTAAGTGGATTAACTTACTTCAATGCAAATCTAGGTGCTGGTACTGCTGCTAATCAGAATGTTGGACCAACAGCTCAATGGTGGCATATATTAAGAATGAATCATGGAAATGGTTCTGGGTATTTCGCTGATATAGCAGTCCCTTTAAATACATCTGATGGTATTTACTGGAGAAGAATACAAGGGGGTACTAACTATGGATGGTATAGAGTGTTAGATACTAATAACTATGCTGGAATTATAGACGGTAGGTATGTTAATGTTACTGGTGATACTATGACTGGTGCATTACATCTAGCTAATAGTACTAGAAACAATGCTGGAAATGATTGCGGTTTCGGTGACTGTAATATCGGAGGCTGCCTTGGATTACAAGGATTAAACGGAGCAACTGGACTAGCATTTATCCAACAGGGTACTTCATGGAGTGGTGGAAACAACTATAGATTTACTTGGAATGGTTCTAACATGACATCTAGTAGTACAGCACAATGGAATAATTTAAATGCGGATTTATTAGATGGCTACCACCAAGCATCATTCAGTATGGGCTGGACTACTTCAACTAAATACAGGGTTGATAGATGGGGAGGTAGTACAGACAAGAACTGGAAGAAGATAGTAACCTATGTTAATACAGGTGGAGGGCGATATCAAAGCTGTAAAGTCAAAGGTACAATCTACTATATAACAGGTAATCACAATCAAGGGCACGTAATAGATATACCATTTGAAGCGGTAATGTGTGCTTATGGCAGTACTGCAAACTCAATGTTAAATCAAAGTTATCTATACCTTCCTCCTTATTGTACTTGGGATATGATTAGGATAGTACGATATAATAACAACAGTTGGGAGGTACAAGTAAGGCAACCTAGCGATTGGACTAATATAAGTCTTGAATATACAGTAACTAATAGTGGTGGTAGTGTATCAGCAGGTCAGTTTACTAATACTTCTTATTCAAGCACTGTGGCTAATAATTATAACACTAATGTTAGTAGACCTAATTCAAGTTATACCAATCATGCTGCTAGTGCAGACAGACTTACAATAGCCCGCTCTATTAATGGAACTAACTTCGACGGTACTGCAAATATTACTACCTCTTATTGGGGAACAGCTAGGAACTTTACTATTGGTAATACTACTAAGTCAGTAAATGGTTCTGCCAATGTTTCATGGTCTTTTGCTGATATTGGAAGCGCTCCTGCAAACCATTCACATAACTATATAAATTCTAGAGGAAACCTCAATCCACAAACAGGAAGAGCCCAAAACCTAGGTAATGTGTACTCCTATAATACAGTTAGTGGAACTAGTAGTGGTGCACCAACTACATATACATCCGTTATAGGATTTGGAAGAAGTACTGGAGGTACGGTTGAAATTGCTGGAGGATGGACTTCTAGTATGGGATTGTGGTACAGAGCGTTAAGAGATACTACTGACAATTGGTATGGATGGGTAAAAGTATGGGATACCAAGAACTTTGACCCTAACTCTAAAGCAAACAGTAACCATAACCACGATGGTTCATATATAACTAAAGGTGGTAGTAATAATAATGTAGTACTTGGTGCTGGTGGGTATAAAGCATTGTCAGACTTTACACTGAACTCAAATTGGGCAGCTTCTAAAAGCATTTCTGGATATGTTAAATTCCCTAACGGATTTATAATTCAATGGGGTGAAGTATATATGGGTGCAAATTCTACGGTACGTAAATCCTTCCCGATTGCATTCCCAACAGCTTGTATATCGGTACAAGTAACACATAAAACAACCGCAACTAACTGGGACAAGGTTTGTATGGCAGGTAATTACACTAGAACAAGTTGTACTATAGCCAATTGTGAAACGGTTAACTCTATGATTAATTGGATGGCTTTAGGTTATTAGTTTATATGTTTTTATTTAATATTAATTTTTTAACTATGAAATTTACTAGAATGATTAATTTATCTGGTTCAGTAACAGTAGATACTATCGAGGTTTATGTAACAATGAACTACGAAGAGACTCAAGCCCCTTCCGAGGCTTCCTTTAACTTTACTACAGAAGGTATGTCTGTAAGTGGTTCTTGCTCTAAGAATGAGATTACATACTATACCACATCTCAAGGGATAGTGACAGATGAGCTTATGAAGAAAGTAGAAACAAAGGTAAAGGAATGCATAGCAAATTATGAGTCAATTTGATTGTCTCATAGCTAATTTTATAATTTTAACTAACTATACTTTGTTTCATACTCAATAATGTGTATATTTGCACAGAATTAACAAAATTAGAAAAGGACTATGACAGTAAACGAAATGATGATTAGGCACAACTTTATTACTAAGATTATACTTAGGGATAAGGACAAGGAACTCAGTAAAGATTTAAAGGTAAAGATTATGTCAATGCGTATTGAATTAGGTAAACTTCGTAGACAAGTGGAGGATGATTTACAAGAAGCTATCTCACAATTAACTCCGAGTGAATATAGAGAGTTAGCTAGTAAAAGTGACCTAACTCAAGATGAGAGAGAGAAGATAAAGGAATGGAATAAGCAAATAACTGAGGAATACAACACCTACCTTGACCAAAGGAGTAAGGATGAAGTAGCTGACTGTGCCCACTTCAACGAAGATGAGTATGCTCAGATTGTTGAAGTAAATGCAGCCAATGATGTTGAAATAAATGGACAGAAGTTATGTGCTGCTGATTTCTTAGAAGTACTTTATAGCTTATTCGTAGCGTAATGTAATAAACGAGGGCTGTGTAGGTTATACATAGCCCTTTTATTTTATCAGCATGAATGAATATATTGAGGTAATTGGTCAATTAAAACCCAAAAACAATGCTAGCTTTGCACTAGCAGATGTTAATGACTTACGTGGTGGTTACATCCAAGTTACCAATATGAGTGATATGGAAGCCTTTCTCAACACAAAGAAGTTAAAGGAGGGTATGCTATGTTACGTCAAAAATTCACCTAACAGCAACCATATGTATCAATTCTATAACGGGGTGTGGAACGTATGGAAAGTACAAGGAGGTGGAGGAGGTGGAGGAGGAGGAGGAATGTCTATTGTAGTAGTTGACACTTTAGAAGAACTACTTGATAGGGATGACCTTAGAGTTAAGGGGCAAATAGTATTCGTTAATGATATTAATGAAATACGTTACTTTAATGGATTTGTTTGGGAATCCTTCTCCAAAATTTATATACAGGATACACCACCTGAAGATAAGGGAGGTATTTGGATAGATACTTCTGAGAATAAAGAACATATGACAAGCAGTACTGTGATTCAAGACCTGTTAAAGGTTATATCAGTACTACAAGACAAGGTACAGAAGTTAGAGTTTGCATTTAACTGCCAGATAGATTCTGGTGACTTTAGAAACAATCAGAGGTACGCCTATGATGGTATGCCTAATGAGGAGCCTAACTACGGTACTTCAGAAGAAGAGGACAACGCCACTCAAGAGGCTAACAAGGATGTGGTTCTTGCTGATGCACCTGAACCTACTGAATATAAAGAGTATTTACCTAATGCTAAGCATATATGTATCAAAAGTGGTACATACGCAGAAATGCAAGCTAATAAAGGTGATTTCTTACCAAAGGAATTGTTATGGTGTTATGACACTCAGACATTATGGATTAAAGACCCTAAGACTTATAAATTAATTAAAATAGGTAGTACAGGTGGTGGAGGTGAAGACCCAGGACCTGGACCAGACCCAGACACAATGGATGGAATATTAACCGAAGTCATTGGAAGCGGCAGTGGAGCTAAGACCAAGATTATTGGTATTGAGTTCGCGGACATGACGAATAAAGAGAATACATTCCTTATTCAGGTTAAGGATGGTAAGTTAGATATACATGATTATAGATTAGATAAGAATACTTTAGCTGGTAATGCTCAGACTCAAGGTACTGGAATTTACTACACTACTCCATATTTCCCTATCATCCCAGAAGAGGTAGGTTCTAAAGACTCTCCAAAGATTTATGTTAATATGGTGTACTGCGGAGGAACATCAGAGGATAAGGACTACAATCCAGTATCTCACAATTTCGTAGAGTTGTGTAACCTTGGTAAGAAGGACTTAAATCTAAAAGGACTATACTTACATTACACAGAAAGGAATAGTGGAGATTGGGTTACATTACCTCTAATTGGTACTCTTAAATCTCAAGGTACATTCTTGATTAAGGGTGCTCAATGTTCCGTAGAGAACATCAATACTACACTAATTAGAGTTGGTGAACCTGATATGTATTGGACTAAAGATGCTACTCTTAATAATACAAGGCTTGAGATTGCTGGAGATACAGGCGCAGGAGTGCAGCCTCATAGTATATGGTCAAGTAAAGATGACTGTATTAAATTTAGCTATGACTGTGCATTCTATATTAGTAGTGAAGAGACCACAGACTACTTCAAAACTACTGTTATGAATAGTACTGCACCTTGGACTACTAACGGAGTAATTAAATGGTATGTGGACTTAGTCGGAATAGGTAGTTATAATGATAAATCAATGCCATGTGAGGCATCTCCCATTGCCACTAAGGGAAGTAATGTATTATTAATGCGTTACTATAATATGGACCCAGTAAAGCAAGCTACTAAGGCTCTGAGTGCTAGGAGTAATGTTAAGGATTGGACGTATATTAATATGGACAAAATTAATCCTGCTATTGATATTCAAGAGTATACTCCGAAGAACTCATCACAGAATAAGAATATATTCTTTAATAAGCATCTATTAGTGGAAGGTACTCCTAACATAGTTACTTGCACACTAGGACATGATGCCCATAAGACAAGATGCTTTAACTGGGTATCAGTAGGATACTACGATGAGTACATCTGGATTAGAAAGGATGGTGAAGATTATACTCCAGAAAATAAATTTGAATCCTTTAAGAAAGAAGACTTCAATACAGAAGGCATTAGTCAAAATCCTAATAGACCAGATAATCATAAGAATTGGACTAATAAAATATATAATAGGATTAGAAGCATAACTACAGATGGCACACCATTTACAGTTCATAAGTTCATTAAGGACTTCGATGAACCTGCTGATACTCAGAAGTATTATTACAAGGTAGGTAGAGATGGGGCATGGACTGAGGAAAGGTCATTTACTCTTAGAAATAGAGATAAGGTTATTGAAAGAGGATTTAACTTTCTACAAGTAAGTGACCAGCAAGGATTTAATGCAGAAGAATATGAAATGTGGAGAGTTAGTGCAGAATACATCAACTCTGATAAAGCTGAGAATCCATATGAATGGTGCTTAAATACTGGAGACCAGACTCAGAATGGTAATAGATTTAACGAATGGATTGACTATTACAAGGGTGGAGATGTTATCTATAGAGATACAGAGCAAATGTACTCAGTAGGTAATAATGATTTAACCCCTGTGGATGTATACACGTTAGGGGATGGAGAAGATAAAAGTAAAACTAATCCCGCCAATGTGGAATTTTTCTTTACATTTGAGCACCCTTATACAGTACCCATTTCGTCTGCTGGAGTGTACATACCCTGCTGCTATAGTTTCGTATATGGCAATACCTATTTCTTGTCTATGAACTCTGAAATCACTGAATTAGCAAGGACAGACGTGTTCGGAGATATAGCTGGCGTGAATGTATATAATGACTTAAAAGACTGGGCAACTGCTGATTTGGCACAACACGCAGCTGATGCCAAAATTAAGTGGAAGGTTGCGTTCTGTCATGAAGCTCCATTTACCATCATCACCGCCGATTTAATTATGAGCTATCTAAAGAAAAATGATAGTGGTTCTTACGATGAAAACTTAGATATTAAGAGGGGTGGTAGTCATCTAAATACAGTTGGTAATTACTGGTTCAGCCAATGGTTACAGGATAATGCATTTAAACTATGCCTATGTGGACATAAACATACATATGCAAATTCAAGATATATAAGAGAGGACCCAAGTAGGACAATGGAACCTATCGTTTACGATACTTCCTTAACTCCTTCATGGTATACTAGCTTACCAGATAGAGAAAGACAATGTGTTCGAATCTCTACTGACGCTAGTCTAAACTATGTAAGATATGTAATGTGTCAGGCTACTGGATATAAGTTAACTTCTAATAAGGAATTACCTGCAAAGAATATTCCTTGGTTGTTAGAATACTACCCAGTATCTAGTCAGATTGAGAACAGTACAACTAATACTGCTACAGTAAAGGTTAACTCAGCACAGCAATATCCTAATTACATTATATGGAATGTAGGTAGTGGTGATGAGGTTGAGACTCCTTCTATGACCACAGCTAGTAGGGAGAGAATACTTGGTAAGTCTTATAAACTGCAGCTAAAGGATAATACTAAAGTTTGGGCTTATAAGTATAATGTACCTATAGCTTATACTGACTTAAAGAAGGTTGGAGGTAATGGTGCTACTAACCCAAGTAATAATATAGTAATTGAAAAGACATTACAATGAAAATAAAACATTATGATGAAGTAACTGGAAGATGGGTAATCGACGGTGCTTCTAATGCTTCAGAATTGGAACTGACAAACCCTGGCTTCTTAAATGAAGCTGGGGAATCAGTTTCTATTGACAATGGCTTCACAAAGCTAGATAATAGAATGACTAAGTTAGAACAAAACCTAGCCTGGGTGTACCTTAATGGTGCAATCGGCGGTGGTGGAGGCGGCGGTGGTGGAGGGGATGGCTCAGAATACACCATTGATGTAGCTGAAGGTAGTACAGTCTATACAGCTACTAATACTGTTACACTTAATATCTTAATTAAAAGTGGTGGTGTTAAAAAGTCATTTACTGTAATTGCTAAAGATTTGGCTACCAACAAAACATTAGGAACATGGAAGAAGTACTCTATGGCTAGAACAGACATTACCATTACTGGATTATCTGGAACTACTGACGTAGAATTGTCTGCCTATGATAGTGATAATGTATACACCACTCCTACATACGTAAAGATTGTGGCTGGTGCCATCTCTTTAGAGATTCAATCTATACCACCTAAGACTATGTATATGGGTGGTGTTGCAGAAGTATCTCTTAACTACACTGTAACTAATAATATCTTACAGAGTCCAGCAGAGTTCTGGATGACTATTAATGGTATTGAAGTTGCTAGGGTAGGTAACATTACTACAGCTATTCGTGCACTAAGTTATGACGCTCGTAAGCTACTGTTTGAGAGTGAACACTTTAATCCAAAAGCTGGACAAAGATTCTATTTTATAGCGCAGGCAAGTACTACACTTAATGGTGATGTAATACAGTCTGAACAGATTAAATTCGACATTACTGTAGCAGATAGTAATAACTTAGTTATTGTAACCGAGGATATTACAGAGTTTACCCCATCCTCAAATCCCGGAGAAACTCTTGAGGATTTAACACAGTATGGTCAGGGTTCTCAATTAGGATTTAGTTATTACTTTAGTTATGGTCTTAGTAAGTATAGTACATTCAACATGGATTATAAAATCCATCTAATGAATGGAAGTGGTGAAGTATCATTACTCGACACAGGTACAATTAAGAATATTAATAAGAGTGAAACTAATAGATTTGTATATAGTACAGTAAACCTATCTGTTAATAAGGATGATGAATATTTAAGAATCACCCTATTTGGATATGCAGTAAATGACCCTGGTGATACTTCTGCTCAATATACCAAGACAGTTACTTGTAGGATAGTAGAGAGTGTAAGTACTGACTTATATGCTAACAATGACCTACATACACTACTTGCGTATTATAGTAAAATTACTGGATTCCCTAACACTTCTACTGGTACTTGGAATTATCCTATCAAAACTAGCGGGGATTTCATATACGAGGGTGCATTCGCATCTAAGTTTCCAGATGGTGTGAATTTTACTCTAAAGGGAGTAAATGGTAAAACTAGTGGTTTTATTCAGGACATTGATGGTGTGAATCAAATACCTGCAACAAGACTGAGTGGTGAGGCTTACGGTTATCTTGAAGTAGCGGATGTTATGTTCCCTGCCATTGATATTGGTGCTGGTGTATCATTCTTCCAACCTATGGGATTCCATATATCCTGTACTTATAAGGCAGACGCCTCTTCTTATCCAGAAGAAGTAGTATGCGGTATAGGTCAGTATGAGGATGGTGAATTAAAAACTGGTTATGAAGTATCATTAGAGAAAGCTGTATGTAAGATTGGTTCTGCTGATACACTTACAGTTAAACTTCCGCAGAATGAACTACTTACTGTAGACTTAGATGTATCATTACTATCAGGAAATGCTTGGTACTTTAAAATCTATGTCAATGGTGTGCTGTCTGCTGTAAGTAGGGTACTACAATCCGATATTGACTGGATGTTTGGTACTGACTTCTATTTCGGATGTAGAAATGATAATGGGGTAAGAAGTAGATTCTCTGATGTTAATATTTATGATATTAAGATTTATACATCTTCACAGAGTGAATATGCTATTGTTCAGAACTACATATCTGCCACTGAACAGGCAAGACTTGTAAGAGGTCAGATTGATGCATCTTTAGATGCTGAGTTAAGAACTAAGAATCTATTTGATAGTGCAGGTAACTGCTTAATATGGGATAAGACTCTGGATGGAGGTAAGGGTGGTTTCCTAACAGGTGAGTTATTATACTCTAAGTTAGTAGAGCAAATGGAAATTAACACACCTTATCCTATTGTGTTAGTAGAGGAAACATCTAACAGCCCTACACTATTTGAACCATATTCAACTGCAATATTCTCTGCATCTGATAAGGTAGAGGTAATGGGCAAGAAATTCCCCGTTAAAATTACCTATCAAGATAGTAAGGGTAAAGTAGTTATTAATACTCCTAGTGGAGTGTCAGAGAATAATGGTGTTACTATTGGTTTACAGGGTACGTCTTCACTGTCTTATAATGCTAAGAACTTTGAGATTTATATGGGTGATGTTGACCAGACCGGTAAGAAGATGCTATTCCAACCTACTGATGATTGGTTGCCAGAGAATGAGTTTACATTAAAGGCTGACGTAGTAGACTCTGCACACGTTAATAACGTAGTAATTGGTCAGATTGTAAATGGTAGAGCCAAGAACACTTCTGGACAATCTATTACTCCATTTGGAGCAACCCCACCCATGTCGTTAGGTAATGATGTTTGGGGAGGGGATGCTGATAAGGCCAATGCTATTAGGGGTAAGATTAAACATACCTCAGAAGGTTTCCCAGTGTTACTATTTATTAGATATGCACCAGATGCTGATGGTACTATCAAACAACCTAAATTCTGCGGTATATACAATTTCAACCTGGGTAGGTATGCTTATTTCAATCTTGGACTAAAATTACTTTTAGACTACACTAAAGTAAACCAAGATGGACCAACACTAGTAACAGATTACACAGAAGATGCTAGCAGGTGGAATACAGGTGTTAGTAATGGAGTATACTCTGTTGAAATAAACCAGAACTCTTCTGCTCAAGGTGCATTCCAACAAGACGATATGAAGATTGTACAGTTTATGGGTGACGTAATGTACACATCCAGAGACGAGGCAATTGGATATAATCAAGTGCAGAAGTTCTATACTCAGATGGCTAATATGGCTCTTACTCGTATCCAGAAATATACAATGGATGACGCTGGGCAGACTCCTACTAAGCCTATTCCTGGAGAGTTCTATGATTTGGATAAGAATGCTTATTATAACTTTAGTGCTTGTGACCAGCATCTAAACTGGGATAATGCTTGTGCTTACTTTATGATTGCATTACTATTTGGTTGTGTGGACTCAATGTGTAAGAATTTAACTATTCGTAGTTGGGGTACAGATGTATGGTATTGTTGCTTCTACGATATGGATACCGCCTTTGGCCTAAACAATGCTGGACAAGATATTGTAGAGTATTGGGCACATCTACATAGGTGGTACAATATTGCTTCACAAGATACTGGCATTACCCAATACACACAGGAGAAGAATTATGTATCATCTGATAGCTATAAGCAGTTCTTTGCTTCATGGTGGAATAGAATATGGGAAGTACTTGAAAACTTAGCTGGAATTGATAGTGGTAGTACAGAGAGTAGAACTAGCTTAGAATCATTATATGTAAATCTAAGAACTAACCTATTCCCTGACCCTGATAAATTCATTAAGGATTACTATCAGTCATATACTGAGAAGACTGGTTCTATCATGTTTAACTATGATTATAAGATTAAGTATCTTGCTATATCTAAGACATATGACCCAAACACTGGTAAATATGAGGATAGTACAGACTTTAGTCAGTTAAAGTTCTTACATGGTAATCGTGTAATGCACGTTAAGGATTGGTTTAGAAAGAGGATTATGTTCTTAGACGGAGTATATGGTTATAAGGATAATACTAACTTATTACCTACCACTATTGAATCTCCTATTACTGGTCTATGGGCTTCTAATAAAGCTACTGGTTCAGCAACTGAAGTAAGGTTTAGCACAGATATTACTGCAAGTAGCCAAATACTTTATCATTATTCACATGATAAAACTACTGGTGCATTCTGGGTTACAGATACGCCCACGTCAGTTATATTACCTATGCCTACTGGTGAAACTGTAGTGTATATGTATGCTAACAAATATATTACTGACTTTACTAAATTCAAAAGTTATCCTTGGACTGGTTTAGATAATATTAACCTACCTATGTTACAAGAACTTGATTTAAGTGGATTAGGCAATGTGGATGCAGCTTATTTCTTCCAAGGAGGTGTATATAACAAGGCTAATGACATAGGTCTAAAGAACATTAAGAAACTAAATCTAAGTAAAGTAAAGCTTATTGGTTCCACTGCATCTGCGTATACATTAGACTTAAGTGGATGTCACAAAATCCAGGAGTTAGATGTTTCCTATTCTACTATTACTAAGATTACGTTCCCAACATCTGCTGTACTGAAAGTATTAAATATGTCAGGAACTGATATCACTAGTTTGAAGTTAGAGAATCAATCCTTTCTTGAATCACTACTTATTGAAGACTGCCTAAAACTGACATCTATAGAGATAAATAACTGTAGTGCAATAAAGACTTTATCGGTACCTTCTAATGTAAAGACTGTAATTATTAGGAATTGTGAGAAGATGGAAACTATCCGGATTCCTTACTCTTCTATTAATAACTCTGTAAGTCCCTTAGTTCAGGTAACTATTGACAATTGCCCAGGTATGAGAGAATTTGGCATTTCTGGACAGAATAACCCTGGTCTAAAGTTAGAGTTAACTGGTGCTTGGAACCTTGAAGTGTTAGATTTAAGCTACACAAAGACTGAGGATATAGTACTGGCATCTTTATATGTAAATGGTGAGCCGAATTTCTCTAGCTTGAGGTCACTAGATATTTCTGGAACATCTTTGTATACACTTAAGTACAATGATAGGACGTTTGACTATTTAGACTTAACTGCATTCCCAGACCTAGAAAATATTAGAGCAGCCAACTGTAAAATGCTTACAGAGGTTAGATGTAAAAATGATAAAGACAATCCAATTGGAGTAGTATTAGGTGCATTTAAGGATTGTAATTCCCTACAGAGAGTCAAAGGGCATATAGCCCTACAAGGTAGTGAAGTCTTTAGAGGCTGTAATTCGTTCTATCTAAATCCAAATGAACTGTATACCCAATTTGGAACTGATGTATTCTTGACAGGGGATGATGCAACTAATATAACATTTGATAGAAATCTTACAGAAGTTTACTTCATGTTTGAAGATTGTAGTAACTTATCCTACAATGACTTTAAATACTTGATGGTTAGACTTACTGATAAAGTAACCTCTTTGGAGGGGGCCTTCAAAGGATGTAGTAATATATCTGGAGATTTATGGTATGATATGTTTAGACCATGTCCGAATGTTAATACTATTAAGGAAGCATTTAGCAATACTAGACTAAGTGGAATCTTCTTCTCTAGAGGTCAGGACTACAATCCAGCTAAGGATTCTACATGGGGCATCCTAGATTTCGTTCCTAAGCTGACTGATACTGAAGCTGCATTTGATAATACAAGTATAGAATGGATAGATAATAATGTATTTGCACCTATTGTTAATGGTAGAACTACTACATACTCTCCTTTAGTAAAGATTGACTATATGTTTAGAGGTTGTTACTCTCTAAAGAGCTGTGTTAGTACTAGAACTATGCCAATTACAGAGGGATTTCTAAGCTCTAAGACATTCTTTACTAATCTAAGAAACTTAGCTGGAACCTATCCTAAAGGTGTGTTTACTGGATGTGATAAGGTTAAAATGACTGTTGATAATGATGCAAGTGGTAATACTTATCTATTCCATACCGTAAATAAGGTAACTCAAAGTTTAGTACTTACAGATTCTGTGTATAATGGAATAAAGCTAGTGGGTAAGATAGGTCCTAATGTATTTGGAGGCATAAGTCAGACTATTAGTGATAATGGAACTACTTGGTATATTCCAACATTTACTTCTATCCAATTCCCATTCCAATATAGTGGTGGGGCAGGATTGCAAGTAAATCTATCAGAGATGGGAAGTATGTTTCAGGCTATTAGTAGTACTCTACGACAAGCTGTTGGTATATTTAGTGGTTTAGAATGCTCCGATGAAGAAGGTGCACAATCTATTCCAGCTGACATATTTAAACATTGTACTATCCTTAACAGTATTGAATCGTTCTTTAGTGGCATAGGTATTAATAATGATGGTAAAGTTTATGAGTTTCCTCCTGCTGGAATGTTTGACGATTGTGTTTCACTACAGAATATTAGGAGATTATTTAGTGGGTGTAACAATCTAAAGTTAAAATTAGTTGGAGAAGGTTTCAAGAATTGTGCCCTTAGTGATGTATCTTATGCATTTGAGAACAGTGGAGTGTTTGGAATGATTCCTTATAGACTGTTCTTTATGGCTAAATCTAAGAGTGATGGAAGTAAGGTTATTAATCAGACTATTACCGACATGGCTGGAGTGTTCTCAGGATGCTGGTGTCTTGGATATGATGAAACCAGAACTATAGATGTGGGTTCTGATTTAATAACTGGAATGACTAAGACTGTATGGGCAGACCATATTATACAGACTGTTGGTAATAGAGTTCCATTTAAGCTAGATGTTAGTAATATGAAGAAATCATATAACTACGATAGGAATGAAGACCCAGATAGTGAGGAATATAATCCCGGTGAACAAGCATTTGATGTGTGGTACTTAGACGGATATGGTTGGGAAGGTGCTTCTAGTAGTGAGAGTGGATTAGATGCTGCTAAGACTAGACTAAATGAAAGATACTTTAAGTATGATTCCCAACAAAAGGTGGCTATATCTCAGCAAGACCTAGACAGGTCGGAGGTAGGTTATCAGAATTACATGTTCCCCACTGACTACTTTAGATATTGCTCTTCTAACTGTAACTTCGAGAACTCTTTAGCTGACTTTACATATAAGTCCAACATTAAAAAGTTTGATGCTGAAACAGGTAACTATTCAGTAGAAGGAACTGAGGAATACGATGGAATGGTAGGCAGAATACCTTGTAAGCTATTTGAAGCGTTGAAAGACAATACCAGTCTAACGTCAGTTTTTAAAGGCATTAAGTTCTGCGCCTTCGTTAATCTTCAAGGGCAAACCTTTACTAGGGGAATTAAATACCCGCCAGACTTATTTAAGTATAACACTAAATTAGAAGATATATCGAATATATTTGCCCAAACTAGTATAGAAGTTGGGGTAGATATTAGTAGTGACTTATTTGCCAACAATGCTAATCTTAAGATCGTTAGTGGTGTATGGTCTAATTGTCTGTTCGATAAAAGGGCATATAAGGCAGAAGGAACTCAAGAGATATATTCTCAAATAGATTTTGCTAATATGTTTAAGAATAACACTAAAATAACTAATGCTTCAAATTTATTTGCAGTAACAGTCTCAGGTGCATCTAAAGAAAAGCCTTACGGACTACTTTTAATCACTGAAGATTTATTAAAGACTTGTTACAATATAAACAATATCAGTAATATGTTTTATTACTGTGCTGCGTTAGCTGGGGCTGTTCCACCATTCCCATCCACTTCTTACCCAGTATTGAATGTAGTATCTGGTTACCTATCTAGAGTAACAAAGGCTAATATTACCAATGCTGAAAGTCTTGAGGCTAGATTGGTTCCTGCTGAATGGCTGTAACATAATTCAAATAGGTGATTACCATAGAGATGATTTTTGGATATTTTAATACAATTATTTTGTAGTTAACATTGATTAACAATATTTCTTTGGCATGGCCTTTAAGAATCATTAACTTTGCACTATGAAAATTAAAGAAGCGCGCTTAACAGATTGGGTATAAAAACACACACAAACACAACAAATTATGGCAGAATTTTTAACAATGCAAGAGGCAGAGGATAAATTCGGTAAGAAGGGTAGAACTAATGCCGCTCTGACTCTTGGTATTATCGGAACAGCACTTGGAGCTTTTGCAGGTAATAACGGTAATTGTATAGCTGAGAAGGCTATGCAGACTGCTATGGCACAAGGACAAATGTCTCAGAATCTAGCTTGGAACAACAGAGTACAGTCTATGCAAGATGATATTGACCTATACACTTACATCAATGGTAGGAATTTAGCTACTAACGAAAGAATTGGAAACGAAACTCAGGTTCTAACAAACCAAATCTGGAAGGGTAGAGTAGAAGACCTACAAGAAAAGAGTGGAATGTACGTTGATATAATCACTCGTGATAATGCTCAGAACCTAAGACTATGTGATGAGCTTTATAAGAGAAGGGAACAAGACGTACAAGAGAAGGCAGATTTGTTCGAGAGACCCGGAGATGAAGAAAAGATTTGATGAACTCATGATGAACAAAACAGCTAAATAATGAGTGATAAAGAATTGATATTTCAGGCAGCAAACACATTCACTAAAAACTTGGTAGGTAACTTATTCGGTATAAACACAATAGGTACTGATGCTCTCATAACTTACGTAGTTAATAATATGGAGGACAAGTATGGAAGCCATTCCTTGATAAGGATGGTAATATAAACATAGATTTATTTGGAAATGCGCTACGTGACGTTATGAAGGCTCGTGCTAAAGACGGATATGTCGTTAAGCTATTTGGTAAATCAGTCAAATTTGGTGAGGCTGACATTGATGAGTTCGAGAGGATATTTAAGACGTTAAAAGCGAACAATGGAAAACATTCGAGTTGAATCATTCTTAGGGAATGATAAAGTTATAGTTGGCAATAAATATACTGATTTAGTACTTGAGACTCTTGGTAAGGTTTATATCAAAACCGGCAATAATTCTAGAGTGCTTAGTGATGTTCTAAAATTATTAGACCAAGTACAGGAATCAGAAATAAGAAGTCAAACTATTATAGTTGGTAGCTTACTTGAGATGGAGCAGATGGAGTATCCAGGAGATGGATTCTTCATTTATAATACACTTACATCCACTCTATATATTTCTTATGATGAGAGATATATAGCCTTAATAGAGGCAGCAGAAGGTGCTGATGATGGATATGTAAGACGTAAGGGAGACACAATGACAGGACAGTTAGAAATCAATACTGTTGGTCCCCCTTTAATAGTGGCTTCGTCTAAGCTAGTTAGTAACTTAAATGCTGAATTTATTAATGGATATTCATCCGATGATTTGGCAAAGAAGAACGTAGATGAATATATATATGGAAATTGGACATTTAAAGGCAAAGGAGTCTCTGAGGGTACTTGGGTTTTTAAGGATAATGTCCGTATGTATGGAGATTTAGTTACCAGCAGAAGCTTAACATCCCCTGATTTTATGTCAGGATTTGGTGGCTATGGTTGGAGATTGGATGCAAATACCAATACACTAACAGTTGACTATCTTGTAGTTAGAAAAGCTATGAGAGTATATGAATTGGTAATCAATAAGATAAGTGCAACCAATGGAAGTATCTGGGTTACTAATTCAAGTAAATGTAGTAAGGCTGTGCAACCCACTATTTTAACAGATGCACAACTTAGAAGTATTGGCACATGGACTGGGTCAAGTGAGAACATAGATGCTATGTTAAAGCTATTATCAACAGATGGATATTATATCCCCCTTCCAGGTAATGGAGCTAATACACTTAGTACAGTCACCAGAACGAAAGAAATATCTAAGGCAGATTCAATTAATACCACGCCTAAAACATTTGTAAACTACAAGTTTATAATTCATGTTAAAGACCCTAGAGGTCTTGTTAGTAATACTCTGTTTAGAGGACCTCAGACTTTATACGATGAGTCCCTATTAACATCAACTTCATCAGACCAAAACCACATTGCATTTAGAAAGTGTATAACTCTATACTATATCAGTATGGGAATGACGGTTACTAAGTGGGGAGGAAATGAAGGTACTATCCCATTAGAGTGGACATTAACTGAGACTTTTAATAAGGATACGGCTTTCTATATGATTCCGAAGGGTGATAAAGTTGCCACAGAAGACTTTGAGAAGAATGGATTTAATAGTACTTACCTAACACCAATACAGCCATTCTATAAATACTTCGGACTTGACACAACAATAGTTAATCAAGCTATTGCAGAATCAAATAGCCAATTTAATAGTAGTATGAATACTACTGTTGTGATGCCTAATTTGTGGGTAGTAAATACTGATGATGAGGAATATCCCCTGTTTAAACCGGGAGATATAATAAGGTGTCAGAAATATACAGGTGGCAATATAAAGTATTATGATGCTGTAGTAATGTCGCAGATGGAATCTAGACAATTTATAATTCAGAAAGCTACATCTGTATTTGATATTTATACTGAAATCCATTATAATGAAGATGGTTCAGTAGCTTCTTCAGAAGAGTCTTATAACAATACTCAGTACAGTAAGACCGAAACTAGCTATGATGTTAATACGGGAGCCAGGAAGCAAGTATCTTCATCTAATACTACTAGTGATAGATTGGATGATATATCTGAAGGTGATGATATGATTCAAATGGGAAACATATTTAACACTGAGAGACAAGGTGCTTTATATTTAACATCAAGTGATGATGGTGGTCCATATATGGATGTAATCACTGAATTAAATAGACCTGATTATTCAGTTCTATATGATGTTCCATTATATGATAGAAGGGAATTAGTATATAAGTCAACTAAGCATAATTACTATTATCAGGAATCTCCCTCAATAGAAGGTGCTCCTACCTTTACAGTAGATATTAAAGATGGAGAGAATGTTATAACTAAAACATATTATTGTACAGAATATCCTACACAAACATCTGTTATTAGGATGAGAGATAACAAGTACAGACATTCTCTTACAAAGACTACAAAAGTAAGAATTGGAAGACTTGATGGTATTTACAATGAAATGTTTGGCAAGAAACAACCCTATGGATTTGGTCTATACGGTGAGAATGTGTTTCTAACTGGTGAGTTTTATTTAAATAATGGTCAGTCTATAGTAGACTTCTCTGAAGAGAATATATTATTAAAGTTCAAGAATGCTGGATTAGAAATAAAGGAAACTCTAAATGACCAAGGCGAGAAGATTCCTGTCTTAGATGAGAATGGAGAACCAGTACTTGATAAAGACGGCAATCCTGTTTATGAAACATCTATCAGTATGAATGCTGATAAGTTTTATTTCTATATTGGGGACAAGTTAGCTATGACACTTGGTAAGATGTTTGATAAGACTACGGGTAAGTTAGATAATGTCTTATTAGATATTAATGGATGGGTTAAAGCTAATGGGTTGGAGATATGGGGACAACGAAGTGAGTGGAAGCCAGACGGGACCAGAGAGTTAGTTCCAGATACATACCAATTAAATGCCAAGATAGACCAAAATGGTGATATATATGGTCAGGATGCCTATTTATACAATGCATACATGAAGAATGCTTATGTTCAGGGTACTATTGTGGCAGACTCTGGAAGAATAGGGTCCATACATATAGAACCTGTATCTTATAGTTTGTACTATGATGCTACACATATCTTATGGCAGAAACTTGAAAATTTTATGGGGAACTCAGCTTATGAGAGGTCTGGGTTCAAGCTAGGTGTTGGAAAAAGGAAATTATTTGATTCTAATCCCGCCTTCCTTGAAATATTCAACTATGCTAATGCGTTCACCTATAAGGATAACCGCTATGGCATAAAAGTGGCAGGGCATATGAATGCTGCTCTATGGGCGGCAGTTACTGAGAGTGTTGACCCTCCAACCAGAACACCCAATGAGGATGTAATGATAGCAGGATATTTTGATGGGGATGTTTATTGCACACAATCTGTAAACCTAGGTAATATGATATTTACAAAGTGTCCAGATGGGTATCGACAAGGTAATTGGCCTTTTAACCAAGCTAGACAAGACCAATATGGCTCTGTTGTAGATAATCAAAATAATAGAGTTGTATTGAACCCGGCACCAGGAACTTTAACTCCAGGTCTAGTGTATTCTGGATGTACTTTTGATGGTAAAGATGTAGATTTTGACCACGCCTCAATTACTGTAGTTAATGGGCTGGTAGTAGGATTATCAAGACATAGTTAATTAAAATGAAAATAGGACTAACAGCGAAGGATAGAATGGCTATTATAGCTATACTTCCCACTCAGGGGAAATTAACCGACTTAGTAGAGATTCTAGAACTAATAAAAACTATAAAGTTTACGAAAGAAGAAACAGAATCTCTAAATCTTAAAACAGAAGATGGGAAGGTTACATGGGATGTTACTAAGGAAGAGGATAAAGAGTTTGAGATAACATTCGAACAAATTAAAATAATAAAAGATGTTATTAAAAAGCTAGATGATGAGAATAATATAGATATAAGTATAGTAGACACTTGTCTAAAATTTAGTAAATTATGATAATACTATTAGACGCAGGTCACGGAGAATCAACTCCTGGTAAAAGAAGTCCAGATGGAAGACTTAGGGAGTATAAATACTGTAGAGAGATTGCTGACGAGGTTAAGAAACAATTAATTAATAAGGGCTTTAATGTTGAGTTGGTAGTTACAGACGATGTAGATGTACCACTTATGCAGAGATGCCGAATAGTAAACCAATACTGTGATATACATAGAAAAGCTAATACTGTATTGGTGTCGATTCACTGTAATGCTGCTAGTAGCGGGGCAGATTGGATGAATGCTAAAGGTTGGAGTGTATTTATATCCAACAATAGCTCAAGCAAGAGTAAGAAACTAGCAGAGTGCTTGTTTGAAGCAGCACGTAAAGAGGGTTTAACACTAAGGAAATATTCACAAACACAAGTATATTGGAAACAGAATCTAGCTATATGCAGGGAGACTAAGTGCCCAGCAGTTTTAACAGAAAATCTGTTTCAAGATAATAAGGCAGATGTAGAGTATCTGTTGTCTGATGAGGGTAGAGCAACTATAGCTCGTCTACACGTACAGGGTATATTGGATTATATCAAGTCAATACAAGGGTAATAAGTAAGGGTGTTCCTAATTATTAATGAATTTCAATATTTCATTTTGGGACACCCTAAAAATTCCTTAATTTTGCAAATAACTTTAAAAGGAAATAATATAGAAATGAAATTAGAGGATTTAGACATTGACGATGTAGGATTAGACGAAGACGTAACTCATGGAGCTGAGTTTGATGAGGATACCTATGAGAAGCCTTGGCTTGATGGTTCTGCACCGCAAGACGAGGAAGTTCACGAAGATGAGCCGTCTGGTGAGCCGTCTGGTGAGCCAACTGAGGACGACATCATCACTACCCTACTAAAAGATAAAGGAATCAATCCTGAAGCTATTAAATTTGAGAATGAGGCAGGAGAGATTGAAGAGAAAAGTTTTAATGAACTTTCAAGGGAGGAACAACTTCAAATCTTAAATTATGACGAGTCAGATGATGACTTTGGTTTAGCAGAAGATGAAGTTAGTCTTATTAATGAGCTAAGGGCAAGTAATCTGAGCGCAGATGAATATAAGAAGTATATCGCCCAGCAAGCTATTCAAGAGTATTTAGATTCTAATCAAGAAGATACTCCTGTATATGAGATTGATTCTATCCCAGATGATGAACTATATCTTATAGATTTAAAAGCTAAAGTCCCAGAGCTTACTGAGGAAGATGCTTCTGCTGAGTTAGAATTAGCTAAACAGAATGAAGCACTATATCAGAAGAAGGTTCAAGGTATCCGCAATGAATACAAGAAGAAAGAAGAGTTGCTAGCTCAACAAGAGGAGGAAGAACAAAGGTTAGCCGCTGAGAAAGCTGCTCAAGAGTTCGAAGACACTATTGTGGCTGCAATTCAAGAGAATGATACCATTGACTTGGGTGAGTCCTCATTAACCTTGTCTGAGGACGATATGAATGAAATTGCTAGCTTTATCTTAGATTCAGATGTTGCAGGAGTGAGACACATCGCCAAAGCGTTAAATGACCCTAAGACCTTAGTTGGCATGGTTTGGTATGCGCTTAAAGGACAGGAGGCGTTTAGTCAAATTACTGATTATTACAAACAGAAGATTACAGAAGCATCTAAATACAATTATAATAAAGGGTTTGAAGATGCTAAGGGAGGTAAAGCTCCAAACGCAGCTAAGACAGTGGTCAAAAAAACAGCAGGTAGTACGGCTGCCCCTGCTAAGAAAGTAATAACAATTGATGATTTAGATTAAATTTAAATTATAAAGTATGATAGTAGCAAATTTCGTAACCAATCGCCCTACAATGAGCGAAACTAGAACTTATGAAGATTTCTATAAGTTCTTAGGCACAAAACCAACTAGACTTGGTATAGTTTCAAGACTTTACCCTAACCTAACTGCTTCTTACTTGACAGAGTCCCTAAGAAATATCTTCTACATGGATTCTAAGTCAAATAGCAAATACAGAAGCATTGATAGTATGTACTTCGAGTGGGAAGTTGAAACCAACTACATCAAGAGAGTTGAGTTCGCAGATGTTCCAGCAACTAATGGTGAAGGTGGTACAACCATCGTAATGGCTTTCAAAGAGAACTATTACCAGAAGTATGACATTTTTAAGATTGACAAAACAATGCAGCAATGCCAAGTTATCTCTAGACCTACAAGAGTTGCAGATAATTATTGGACTGTTGAGGTAAGACTAATTGATAATGACTATTCTTCAATTCTTGACTTAGACGGATGTCAGATTGGTGACACTACAAGATTCCAATCTAACGCTATGCCTGAAGCTCATGAAGAGGGTTATGTTAAGTATCAATCTAACATTGAGAGACACAGAGGTTACATTACAACACATCGTGTTGATGATAGCTATACTTCTCTATTCAAGCCACTTGAGCAAACATTCATCAGCATTGGTAAGGGTGAAGGTAATGGTGCTGTAAAAGAGACAATGTATAAGATGGATACTCTTGAGAAGAATCTATTAAGAAACTTCCTTGAAGTACGTAACCAAGGTCTATTATTTAATAAGACTAACGTAGATAAGAACGGTAAACCAACAATCTCTGACCCTGACACTGGTCGTCCAATCTATATTGGTGACGGTATCATCCCACAAATCGAGAGATTTGCATCTAAGTATGTATACAACAAACTTACTCCAGAAGCATTCACTACAGCTATGGCTATGATGAATGAGAAGAGTGAGAACCCAACTGGTAACAAGTATGTATTCATCTGCAACGAGAAGATGTGGAATGACATTCAAAGCTGTCTATCAGAATGGCTTGCTAGATTCAAAACTTGTGGTACTTATCTATGGTCTAAGAAGGCTAATGGATATGTAGACGTTGGTGCTACATTCAATAGCTACGAAATCGGTGGTAACACTATTTCATTTAAGGTAGACAGAACATTCTCTCGTGAATGGGGTTCTGAAAAGGGCTTTGGTCTAATGCTTGACCTTACTGCTGATAAGACTAGCGGTGAACCAGCGATTGAACATTCGGGTTGCTGGGCAGCGTAGCCATTATAATTAACGCAAAATTAAAATCTCTTTAATTGCTGGAACTCCTTGAAACAGTAGGACAATCAGCAGCCAAGACTGAGGATAAGCAGGCTCATAGAGTAGCTCTCAGTAAGGTTCAACGACTAGTCAGTTTGACGTAAATTAATAATTAAATTAATTGAAATGGGAGAAAGTTTAAATCCAAGGTACATAGTGTACCTTACTACTAACACAATAAACGGTAAAATTTATATTGGAGTTCATAAGACATTAATGGATAAATTTGACGGATACTTAGGATGTGGAGTTTTAACATACAAACCATCTACTTACAAGTTCAGTCAAACTCCATTCCAGTATGCAGTTAATAAGTACGGTCCAGATAAATTCATTAGAGTAACTCTTAAAGAGTTCAATAACTTACAAGATGCTTTAGACTTAGAAGCATGGTTAGTTACTACTGAATTTATAAAGCGGAAGGATACTTATAACATCACTGAAGGCGGAAACGTTCCTCCTCATAGTATGAGAGAGGTTCATCAGTACTCGTTAGATGGAGAGTACATACAAACCTTCGAATCAGTGGCACTAGCCACTAAAGCTTTAAAAGGAACCAAGAGTTTAAACATTGCAAGAGCAATTAAAACTAAAGGTCAAGCTGGTGGTTATATGTGGTCTTATGATAAGGTAGATAAACTTGAAATCTACGATAAAGTAAACAAACCAAAACGTGTTGGACAGTACACATTACAAGGAGACTTAGTAAAAGTGTACAATACAGTAAGGGAATGTAAAAGAGACTTCTGTGGATGTGTTCATGTTTTAAAGGGAACACGTAAGCAAGCAGGAGGTTTTACGTTTAAGTACATTGACTAAACTTAAGATATAGTCTAATCAACGTGGTAACACGTTGGGCATTATATGCCAAATGTTCACATTAAAGGGTGGTGACTTCATTACTAACAAGTATCCTGGTGTGGGTGGTTTAGATGGTCTAAGCTCTGGTATTGTTTCAAGTACTACAGCTGCATCTAAGGTAATCAACTGGGGTTATTCTGGTGTTGGAGTATTCTCTCCATACAGAAGCTTCATTATGAAAGAAGCATAATAAAAATATATAATCAAGATGTGTTGGGAGGGGCTAATCTATAGTCCCTCTCATACTCATTATAAAGATGATGTATGATATACAATAAAAATACGAATTAATATGGCTGATGTTTTAGACGATATAATTATTTTAAGAAGTGTGTTCGGTAAAGTTGGGCAGAAATACTTCATGAATCCTGTTAGAGACCCGAAGACTGGTAGATTTCCTGATTGTGTTAGACCAGTAGATAGTAAGGGTGATATGATTATCTCTGATAAGGATAGAAATGAAGGTAAACCACTTATTCCTGAGAATAAAGTGTTCATCATTGAAGACGGTACTACATTTAACCTAAACGATGAATGGCAGGCTGCTGAGTGGCACTCAATACAACATTGTCCCCTTATTGCATTATCAAGAGATGCAAGGGACTCTAAAGGAAATTTACTAATTGATGGTGAAATAGCTGAGGGTAAGGCTCGTGCTCGTTATGGTACGGCTGAACTATATGTAGAAAGACCTGGATATGATACTGCTAAGAGAATCTCTAAGAAGAAACTTATCCACGATGCTGACTCCTACATCTACGGAGACCCTAAAGGTGCAGAAGGTAGAGCACTTAAAGCTAGATTGCTTGGTAAGAATATGCGTAATGCACCAGACGCAGATATTACAGACTACTTGCTTGAAATATCACATAAATCTCCAGAGAAGATTATTGACCTATATACTGGTGGAGATATTAATCTGAGATTGATGTTTATTGACGCTAAAGACAAAAATGTCATATACGTTAAGAACAAGGTTTATCTATATGGTGATAGCATTGTATTGGGTGCAACTGATGATGCAGTAATCACTTGGATGAAGAACCCTACTAACAGTAAGGTACTTGAACTTATTAAGAGAGATACTTATCCCGATATGTACTTAGAAGAAAGTGCATCTAAGAAATAACATTACCTAAATGACAGCAAAACAAGTATACAGAGGAGCATTAGTTGAAATGAATAAGACTGCTGCTCCAAGTATTTTACTTGAGGACTTTAACTACTTATTAAATAAGGCGATATACCAATACATTAATAAGAAGTACAACATTTATGATGTAAATCAACAATCAACAGATGACATTAGAGTTTTAAAATCTACTGCCATCCTCCAGCCTACTCTGGCTACAAACACATACGCTGCTGTTAGTTCTCAAACTAACTCACTGTATGGAGCTGTTTATGAAGTAAATCTACCATTGGATTATTTACATATTTTGAATTGTGTATGCAATTTCAAAGTAGTAAAGACATACGAGTGCTATGATGCTGGTACTTATGTACAAATTGGTGCTAAGCGTCTAACCTCAGACCTTTGGTCACAGATAATAAGGAACTTCTATATGCAACCCTCCTATAGAAATCCTTATTACTTCATACACAATGTAAATAGTGCTACGACAATGCCTACTAATCCAGTAAGACTTACTGCTAGAGAAGGAAGTATATCACCAAACACAACTATTCAGCAAACTACTGGTACAGATGGTTCACTTCCAACTAAAATTACTATTGGGGGTAAGTCAGTAGACTTAATAGAACAGCCAGGAGTTAATAGGTATGGAAATCCATCTCAAGTTAGACTTGAAATTAGGTATGGCAAGGATTCTTCTGTATTTCAATTAACTGATATATTTGTTGATTACATTAAGACTCCTCAAAAAATTAGACTAACACAAGACCAGATTGAAATGGTTGAAGATACATCACAAGTCATGGAGTTTCCAGATTATGTGTGTCAAGAGATTATAAATGAGCTGGCAAAGCTATTATTGGAGAACGCAGGTGACCCAAGGCTTCAAACTAATTTAGCAGTTAATCAGACTATTGCAAATCCAGCTCAGCAACAGTCACAAACCAAAAAATAATTAATTTATGTTTCAGTACACTAACACTATTGTATTAAACTCACTGAAAGATGTAACCACTGGTTTAGATAAAATCGTTAAGGGTTCAGACAACATTGAGGTAAGACGTGTAAACAAGTTCCTCAAGAAGAACGTAAGTGCTATGCACAAGAGAACTGCTTCCGACCCAGTTATTGGTAAGGCAGAGTTCGCTATTACTAACTCAGGCGTAGGTATCTATAGGTTGAAGTTATACATCAGATTATCTGGAAGTCAGAACTCATACTACTCTAATGACTTCGTATTCAAAGGTAAGCCTTTTGTTTATGAGTTCAGAATCACCTCTAGTTCCACCCCTGCAACTGATGTTGCTAAAGAAATTAAAAGAGTTATTGATAAGATTCAGGCTTTCTACGGTGATAAATACATCAGAACTGAGGTTAAAGGCGGTAAGTTAATAATCCACGGAGTTGATGAGTATCAATTATTCACTGAGGCTAAGATTCAAAAGCTTAATACAGCTGCTAATAATCCACTTACTAACGAAGTATATGAGGATATTATAGAAGGTACAATTACTAAGAGTATTGAGGGATTTGGTACCTATACTCACATCCTAAAAGACCTTAGATTACCTACTATTGAGGCTAGAAGATTTGAAGCTGTAAACCAAGAGGAACTTCCTATCCCAGGAATGAAGTACAACCAATATACTATTTACTACACAGTAGATAGAGGTCTGTTTGGGGGTGCTGCTGTTGGTCAGCAAGTTACATCTAAGACTACTCATGTATTCTATGTACTAGAGTCTATCGCTGCAGAGTTCGAAGCAGCATTAGCTGTGCTAGGTACCCTAACTACAGAGAAGAAACCTATCTTCATTAAGAGTGGAGTTCAGGATGTTAGTCTTGAAAAGCCTGGTACTAAACAAGATATAACTCCTGTTATTGAAGAAGGAACTGTTAAATGGGTAGATGCAGAGACAGAAGCAGATTGGATTACTGTAACTCCTGGTGAAACTAAGGTTGGTATTACTGGTACAGATAATAGAACTAGTAAATCTCGCAGTGCATTAGTAAAGGTTACTGTAAAGGACGAAACTGGTGCTGTGGCAGCTAAAGAAATTACAGTCACTCAAGCAAGTGCTTAAAACTGAAGGCGAGGGCAATTAAGCCTTCGCCTTTTTTACTTTATACTTATGGGATATTATTTTAAATTAGCATCTGCAATCTATAACGATATAGTGTCTGGACTTAGAGGTTATACTACTACAAACACATTATCAATAGAACAACTAGAAGATGATATTGTAGATGAAAGATTGCAAATCATTAAGGAATATTCCATGAAAGGACTTATTCCTAAGAGGGATTTATTAATGTCTATTAATTGTATCAACGTAGACTGTAAGGATATAGAGAGCTGTACCTGTGGCAATAAAGCAGATGGTACACCAACATTCCACTTTGAAATACCACAGTTACTAACTGAGTTCGGAGGAGGAATTGAATACATAGGCTCTGTAGATAAAGGACAGCCATTTATATGGTACATAAGTCCAACAGTAATGCAATATCATAAATACAGAAAGAGGGCTAAGAACAGACCTTATGTGTATATTGATGTTACTCCTAATGCCAACAATATGTATGACTGCTGGATATTCAATCTTCCAGTTATAAAGCAAGTATCTGTGGTAGGTATATTCAAAGACCCACGTCAGTTACAAACTTATGGATGTTGTTCTGCATTAGACATTAATAATATGACTTTCATCGATGCAGAAATAAAGAAGAGATTGACGGAGAAGAAGCTAAGATATTATCGTCAGCTTCAATCTCCATTGTTACCTAACGACCAAGCACCACATTAATATGGAAAACTTCCAATCAGCATATGCTCAAGCTAATCTACTATATGGTATTGAATTAGCACCAGAAGAGTTTGAAGAAATAGGTCTGATTGCCTGGAATAAGATAGGTAATAGACAAACTAAACTATACAGATATAGATGTAAGATAGATTGTGAAACCTTAACGGTTACACTACCATGTAATTGTGACTTTGTTGAGGCTGTAACATACGACTTTGAGGACTGGAGATATACTACTAATGATACAGTCAATGGAGATTACCAATCACAATTCATTGAGAACTATATTGAAGGACGTAAGGTATATAACAATCCATTCTACATTAGTGGTAAGCTAGCTAAGTATGAGAGAGTGAATGATACTCTGTACTTTGACAAGGATTATGGTTCAGTTAATATACTGTATAAGGGAATCTTACTAGATGATGATGGATTACCATTTATCAATGAGAAAGAGAAGGATGCAATAGCTTGTTATTGTGCATACACGGACAGGTTTAAAGAGGGCTGGAGTAAGCATAATCAAAATATGTTACAAGAGGCACAACTTCTTGAGCAAAGGTGGTATAGACTATGTGATGCTGCCAGAGTTCCAATGTACATTAATCAGAATGATATGAACGAAATCCTCGATGCTAAGACAAGCTGGAATAGGAAGATATTTAATAAAACTTGGAAATTTGTAAAATAATGAATTACGCTACAGGATATGCCATGAATATAGACGAGTTATTCATCTCCTTTCCCATTAAGAAGATGAAGATGACTGCGAAGGCGTGTGAGGAATTAATAGGTAATAGGCACAAGGAAATCATCGCTAAGAAGATATTTAAGAGTGCCTTGAATATGGTTTTAGGAGATATAATTGAGAATAATGTAACATTTATTCTCCCGACTAGGTCTAGACAGGCGGAGTTAAGGATGAAGAGATTCGAGAGGGATGAGTTCTCTAAGGCGAGAAGAAATGGTAAGTGGGCTAAGGTAGACTTTCTAACATCTAACTTCTGTGCATATCAAATGGTGTTCCGCTTTCAATCCAAAGGGGTTATGAGGGAGAAGTTAATATATCTAGACCCTGAGCATAGAGATAGGATATTAGAATATACAAACCAAGGTAAACAATACTATTAATGCTTAAAAGTGTCAATGATTATTTACCAGAGCTAATATCCCAATTCCCTACAGTACCTCCAGAGGATGTCAAACGAGCTGTCGAATATGGATGGAGGATGCTATACTATTACAATCTTAGGGGATGTGATACTCTTATTAGTAGTACCAAGTATAGGTATTGGTTTTATTGTGGACAACTTACACGTGACTCAATTAAACACTATAATTACTATAGGAGAATGCTTAGGAGGAAGCTAAGAGTACTATATTCTAAAAAGGTTAAAGAGTGGGATGGATACTATTATATAGGATTAACAGAAGATGAATATAAATCAGTAGTTAAATCTACTACTGGAAGGGGAAGAAAGAAGAAGAATTTTATATTCCACAACAAATTCGGAATGAAGGTTTTTGATGAAGCTAAAGTATTTTATAGCTGGTCTAAATATATCGTAAGGTATAGATATGTTACCGATATGGGATATACATTCTTTAAAGATACAATGAAATGCAATGACTTAGAAGTTGCATTAGTAAGAGATAGCCCAAGTACGTTCAAGGACATACTTATTAGTAGTAACAACTATGAACTTATAAAATATGAGAAAAGAAGCAATTAATACCTTTGGGGAAGGTTTAATAATGGATTTACATCCACTAACTACCCCTAGTAATGTATTAACGAACTGCTTAAACGGTACTATAATAACGTACAATGGTAATGAATTTGTACTGCAGAATGATATGGGGAATGGAGAAGTCCATACTGCCTATCTTAATAAAGGTTATGTGCCTGTAGGAATGAAAGAGCATGGAGGTATAATCTATGTAGCTGCCCATAATCCTGTCACTGGTAAGAGTCAGATAGGCTCATTCCCCTCCCCTCAGCAACTGTATGAAGGAGAAGATTTAAATGTAACACCTATACGGTTTGACTTCTCCAAATTTATAACGATGAAGGGAAGTGTACCTTACATAGAATTGGAATATTATAAGGAAAGGTTATTCCAGACTGAGAACACAGGTGAAGTAAAGATATTTCATCCTGGTGATAGATTTGTAATAGCTTCTACCACTATAGATACTGCTATAAAAGAAGCTATAAACAAAGGTGTAGTTAAATTAAGACTTGGAGTTATAAATAGCAGCGGTAACATTGATTATATAGATGAGAAGAACTTAAAGATATATGAAAATGGATTGTGGATTTACGAGAATACTGACACTCCTATGTTAGATGTTATTAAATCTAAAGAACTTGTACAAGTATTTAGTGCTAAATCATCTGGAGCATTAATTTTAGTAATTGAGCTAAAGACCTTTGACACATTTAACCTGATAAGAAAGTATTCATGTAATGATGAATCCAAGGTTATCAGTGTAGAGTTCTCAGGTGAAACTACTGGTGTATATGAAGGAACATCTAAGAAGAATCCAGCTGAGATTGGAATATTAGAGGAGGCTGATTATGCAGTAAAATCTATAATCGTTAAAAGTGGTAAAACAGGTAAACAAACATATAAAATATTACCAGTCTGCCCTTATGGTGCATTAGAGAGAATGGCTAAAATTGGCACTATAGACTTTGATGCTATTAGAACTAATTCTGAGGTATTAGGGGAGTGGAGATTTTATGTGACAGATACATATCTAAAGATTGGTTGGGGGTATGACTACTACAATTTGAATGAAGACTCTAACATTACCAAAATTGAGTTTACATTTATTGATATAAATGATTCAGCTGAGGCTAAATCTGCTGCAACTCTAAACGGTGATTATGTATATACCATATCTAAAGAATACTATAATGGTTCTTTCGAAGAGATAATTCCATTCGGAGATTCAACAATTAGAAAGAGTTGGATATACATAGTAAGAATTGATAGGTATGTAGGTGATACTAAGAAGACGGTTGGATATGAGTTAGTATATACTGGAAGCTATTTCAATGATAGCTTTGAAGAAACTCCAGACTTTAATAAGTTACCTAGTGGAAGTGCGAGACAGAAAGTTTTATTAGGAACTAAGAATGAGGTAAATACATCTGTAAGGAATGGAAATATCACTACTGCTATTAAAGTTCATGATAGTCAGACATTTGTAGACAAGGACGTAGTTAGCCCACTAGACTATATTAAAGAAGTTACGTCTGATGCTAAACCTAACTATAGATACAATACAAGAAAGACAGGTGTATATGATATTACTATTAGACCAGCTGCAGACTTTGACTTCGATGATAGAACTTATGCAGGTAAACCAGACCAAAGTGTAATAAATAACTTCTTTGGCTCTACCCCAACAGCTACATTTGGTAAACCTGACAATAGTAACATTGCATTTAGTAATAACTCTACATTAACTTCAGAGATAGGTACTGACCAGTTATTTGAAAAGACTGAGAACTTTACTTGGGATAATTCTAAAAAGGAGCTGAAGGGTAAGATATATACATCCAGAAACATTATAGCTGCAAATGGTCCTGTTAAATCTACAAGTGCAGAAGTAGAGAAACTAATGCCTGTTTATAGCTCTTCTCTAGATACATCAGAGCTAAATAAACTGTTTACATTTAAGGAGGCTGATGATGTATTATATTGTGTCACAGGAAGTCGAGGACATTTAGCATATAATTCTAGAGTACTTAGAGATGCTCATACTAAAGGGAGCTTTAGGGGTCCAGATGGTGGGGCAGGAGTCAATGAGGAAGGATTAAGAACTTGCCTAGCTAGTATGGGTAATGGTACAATTGGAATATTTGGTGGACATGACTGTGATGCTGCATCACTAAGATTCAATGGTACTCAATACACTAATGCAGCTTGGTTTAGGAAAGACCAAGAGATAGATGATGAGGATAATTATCTAATAGCAACATGGAAAGATAAGGATGGTAATCATTGGCCCATTAATCTTGCATCTAGAAAGACTGAGAATGCGAATGTGCAGGTGGAGTCTACACTAATAAGGGTAGAGAAGATGATTAAATGCTTCTTAAGCCAAATGCTAGTTGTGAAGAAGGGTAATAAGAGCTTTAGTTTTGTTGGTCCAAATAATCTAGAGTTTGTGTACCATACTGCATTTAATACTAGCTGCGATGTCAATATACCAATCAACAATGCAGGTAAGGATATTGATGTAAACTTCTTCCTTGGAGAGAGTAAAGAATCTATTGAGTCCCATATGGCTAAATGGGTAGCTGCAATATCTGGACTTAAGAACTTTCTACCAATATTTAAGGTGCATATGCCCACATCAGCTAAAGCAACTATTGAATATGGGGACAATATAAAATTTGATACAGATTCTAATATATTAAATTGCTACACAAGTGCATATTCCTACTATACTAGTGGAGGGTCACAATTTACTGATGAAGAAAGGGGCAAGATATTCATAGGGAAGCCTGCTTCTCCATTCTCAGCTAATAGTGATGGAAGTATTAATTTAGCTGTAAATAGTGATGGAACGTATCAAATTAATCAAGCCTCAGATTCTAATATGGTATCCTGGAGAAATGAGCCTATCTCATTAGGATATAGAATAAATGATAGATTTATCAATATGTATGAGATAGAGGGGCGTTCGGGGGAAATTCCGGCAGGTTACTTCAATGATGTTAGAATACACAATATATCAACTGTGTTAGCAACTTGGACTGATGGAAAAGACCATAGTGGTTCTGCCCCAGATATGGCTATAAATATAGGGTTTGGACCTAAATCAATATTTCGTTATTAGTATATGAACTTCAAATCACTAAGTGGTAAGTTACTAAACTTAGACTTAGGATTAAATCAACTTCAACAAAAAGGAGCATTAGTTTATGAATATAACCCATTAAGGGTTTTAAGAACTAATGAGGATATAAGGGAACATGGGTCAGTTATGTATCCTAAAGGCAGTTTAATTAACCTAGATACAGAGCTACTTAACTTTGACCTGAACCATCCTATTGACATTGTTACTCAACAGTCTTATGATGGTTCAGTTAACCTTATCCTTAATGACGGAAGTACCTATCCTAAGTTAATTAATACAAGATTCTCATCTACTGGTATGAACACATATCAAATTGTAGACAGAGAAGGAGATAATGACACTAACATATATGACATAGATTCCTTTGAATCTGATATATCCCTTTATAAGAAGACTAACAATATTGCTAACCTTACATTCATGGGACTGAACACCAGTGGTAATTTAAGAGTTGGTAATTATGTGTTCTACTTTAAGTTATCGGATTCAGATGGGAATGAAACAGATTTTATAGCTGAGTCAGGCATAGTAACTTGCCATATTGGTAATTTGAATGACCCATCCTCTATACAAGGCGGAATTAGAGATGAAAACAGTTATAAGTCAGCTTCATTCTTACTAACTAACATAGATTCATCTTACAACAATGTGGTAGTTTACTATACAAGAAGTACATCTGACGTAGATGGAAATGAAATGACTACTTCATTTAAGATTATGAAACAGTTTGCTGTATACAATAATGTGGCTAAGATTAGTATTACTGGATTTGAAACTGTACAAGCTGTTAGTATTAATGATATTAACGTAGCATACAATGTGGTTAATAGTGCAGTGGCGCAAACTACTTGTCAGAATATGCTATTCTTAGGCAATGTAGCTAATCCAGATATTCCATATAAAGAACTTACAGACCTATCTCTTCACTTCCTGCCAGAGTTAAATGTGGAGAATAATATAGGAAGAGTTGATAAAGACTATAAGGATAATTCCGGAGTAGCCCAACCATACGAGTATTACAATGTGATGAACATCTATAACAGACTCGGATATTGGAATGATGAAATCTACAGACTAGGAGTGGTATATATCCTTAATGACTATACTCTATCTCCTGTATTTAATATTAGGGGTATTAGTAGACTAGCCAAACCTGGGGATGCAGATAGAATAGATTGGAAGGATTATCCACTATTTAAAGAAGGATTTGACCCGACTAGTACTAATGATATAGCTACTATCCAGGCTAATAGAGAGTATATCCCCATTAATAAGGAAACATATAAGCTGGATAGTCAGAATGAAAACTCTAAGGGTGTAGTTAAAATTAAATATAATGGTAATCAATTAGCCGATAGTGGTACAATTCCAATTGGATTTGATATTAAGATTAGCAAAGATGCAGCTAGGGAATTAAGGAGATATACCAAAGGATTCTTCTTCGTAAGACAAAAGAGAATACCTACTATACTAGCTCAGGCAGTTACAATTGGACTAGAGAATACAAGCTATCTGCCAGTTCTACCAACGAGTGATGATGAATATAGAGTAGAAAGATTCCTAGATGATGATGGAGTATTGACACATGACTTTGACAGAAGATGTAAAGATATTCCTTCCAAGTCTGTGTTAGAGGGATATGCTGCTTTATGTCCTGAGTTTGAACTAAGACAATCCTACTTTAATCAGCTATTTACTGGAACTCAGTTTAACGTTAAGATGGCTAAGTCTCAGTTTACTAAGAAGTATTTTGAGAGAAGCGGAGTACATTTTTATAATACATCCTACAGCTATAATGATGCAACTCAAGATGAGGTGTACAACATAATGGCAGTTGGAGATAATGTTAAGTCACTTAAGGGGAAGAAACAATTATTCAGTGCAAGGGCTGGGGAAGCTGAGGAAGCATGGAGAGTATCCTACTATGATTACACTAATAAATCATCCAACGCTAGGAATCTATTAAGGGGAAGTTGGGGGCCTTATATTGGTCTAGAAGGATACAACACTAGTAAAATGAGTCTTATTGATATTAAAATTCCTAACTATGAAGAGAATCTATTAGATACGTACTTTGAAGTGAGATATGAGGACTCTTCAGCGTTCTATGCTATATGTAACAGAATGGTATGGGATGATATGGAGGGGGATGGAAGTAATATGATAGTTAAGGACTTGTTTAGAGGTGATTGCTATATAGGTAATTATACTCATAGAATGTGCAGGAATTTCCAGGATTCATCAGCTCCTACTAATGACGATATAGTAGACCAAATGTCATGGAAGGATAACTATACAATTAGTGATAGTGAGAAGAATAGTAAGATTAATAGAGGGGATGTAAATGCTATTAAGATGGGACATTGGGTTACTGTTAGGGTGTGCAGTAATATTAATTTATCTATGAGAAGTGTTGATATGTCATATACTTCAGAGCTAGGACTGACTGGCAAAGCTAGAGGATTCTATCCATTACAGGCTATGTCAGTTACTGGTGAATCTAAAATACCAGAATCATTTGTTATAAATGGGGGCATCAACTCTACTACATCTGATAAGTATTATTATGAACTACCAAATGTTCCAGCTATCAAGAATAAATTCCATATTAGAGTTATGTATTCTGACATTAATGTTAATGACTCATTCAAAAATGGTTATAGGGTATTCAAATTGACTCACTATAGGGACTATCCATTAACTTATGGTAGTATAGTTAAGCTGGTTGAATGGTTTGGTAGTATCATTTGTGTATTTGAACATGGTGTTGCTTTGATACCTGTAAATGAAAGAGTAGTTGCAGGTGAAGGTGTGGGCGGAAATACCTTCATAAACACCTCTAACGTACTACCAGAGAATCCAAAAATGCTGTCTGATACATTCGGTACTCAGTGGTCAGAGAGTGTCATCAAGACCCCCTATTACGTCTATGGAGTTGATACAGTCGGGAAGAAGATTTGGAGAACTAATGGGCAGACGTTTGAGGTTATCTCAGACTTTAAAGTACAGAAGTTCTTGAATGACAATATCTCACTTACTGAGAAAGAGAAGACCCCAATTATTGGTATTAGGAACGTTAAAACTCACTACAATAGATTTAAGCAAGATGTGATGTTTACATTCTATGATGATATTAATACATTGGAAGAGAATGTATGGAATTTATGCTACAATGAAGTTATGCAGAAGTTTGTAACATTCTACTCATGGGTTCCATCATATTCTGAGAATATTGACAATATCTTCTTTAGCTTTGACAGGAATACATCTAAGACAATTACTAAGATAACTTCTAACTACCCTCTTATTAGTATACAGGGTGGGGCTGTAGTTAATGACGTATTAGATGTAGTAGATGGTAAAGCTAAGCTAGGTAACTTACAGCTGAATCTGGACATTAGTGGTTCAAGTGTTGAGTATAGCATTGCTGATGATAGAGTTAGAAATAAGTTCTTCATTACTAATGGGAATCAGGTATCCGTTAGTGCTAATTCTGTGAAAGATAGCAGGTGGACAATACCTATTAAAGCAGTAGTATATAATCAAGGAACTGACTTAGTTGAAGGTGAGGTTAGAAATGTAGTAAAGACATTGTACTCTAATGTGACTGTAATTACTAAGATGAGGTACGACTTACTGACTACTTCATTCTGGAAACATGGTCAAGCTGGATTAATGCCTACTAGAAAGCCAATTAGTCCTTGCTATTGGTATGGTAAGCAACATCCATTTGAGCTGGAGTTTATTGTAGTTGATAATCCATCAGTACATAAAATCTTTAATAACTTACAGATTATAAGTAATAAGACCCAACCTGAATCATTCCATTTTGAAGTTGTTGGAGAAGTATATAACTTTGCCAACGACAAAAAGAATATGTATTTTAGGCAAGAGGCTACTAAACATCTATACCAATATAATGGTGCAGATATAGTTTATAATCATGATTACTTGGATGTTATACCAGAACAAAGAGACATATTGTACAGTACTACTAAGTACAAGGATATGTCAGTTATGTTCCCACTATTATATTCAAGGGTAGATAGTCTGAATGATATTGAAGACCATTATCAATCAATGACATCAGCTGGTAAGGACTATCAATCAATATCTGGTTCAGAGATTGTACATGATAAACAACTGAATGAATTTAGAATAGCTACTCATGTTAAGGCATGTCCTTTTAAGAAGAGATATTTACAAGAAATAACTCAAGATAGATATAGCTCACTTATAGCAGCTGGATATACGAATGTACTAGTTCAAAATGGTAAATGGTATGAGGTTATGGAGTATGGTAGAATAAATGGCAACATGGACTACTTAGAAGATAAGTGGGATATTCAAATACCTTCTATAACTTATTGGGCCAAAAATGAATTAGCTTGGTCTATTAAGGATAGAGATGGTAATACATATCCACCCCTTAACCTAGTTAATAATCCATTACCAGAGAGTATGACTGCTCTAAATATTACTAGTAACTCTGATATCCCATCTGAATTAAGAGACCGAGGTTATAGTGCTGATTTCTTGTCATTAGATGTTAATAAATGGTCTAATGAAAGGAAGGAAACTAGAATTAGGGATAAATATATAAAGATTAAAGTGAGATATACTGGTGATGAGTTAGCTATAATAACAGCTTTAAAAACATTATATATCGTAAGTTATGCGTAAACGTATACAGAAATATCAAAATTCTGGGGTACTAACAGGGGGGAGTAATCTGACTCCTCCACTACCCCAACCTACAAGTCTTGTTTCAATGATTCAGCAACCTCAGATACCTACGCAGTTAGAACTTCCTGACACAGTTAGACAATGGAATAAGAACCAATCCTCCAATATACGAAGGGCATACGCAAGGCAAAATAATCTCAATAAAGGTTTTGGATTAGCTGGGAGTCTAATCCCGCAGACTGAACAGTCAGCTTTAACTACTGGACTAAACCAAGGTTATGACGCTGCTGCCAATGCTGTATCAGCTATACCTGGTGTTGGTACTATTATAGGGGGTGCTATGAAAGTGGGAGGAATGCTATCTGATGGTCTAACAGCATTGGGAGTAGGAACAGACCAAATGACTACAGCTGACAAGATATTAGATAGTAAGTTCCTTAAGTTAACTCCAGTAGGCTTAATTAATTCTATCGGTGCTAAGAAAGCAGATACTATTACTAAGGATAATGAAGCATTTGAACAAGTAGGTTCTGCCTATGGTGGAACCCAAGCTACTGTAGATGATGCCCTTACTAAGAGCGGTAAAAAGTATGGACTATTTAGTGGTGGGGCAAGAAATAAGGCTAATAAGCAGATACACAATGCTCAAATGCAACAAATTAAAATGGGTAATATAGCTGACGAAGCTCAAATGGCATTTGCAGCTTCTAACAATCCTTTACTTGGACTTGGGACCCAGTTACAACTAAATGGCGGCTATCAACAAAATACAGTAAGGGCTGGTAAGTCTGGATTAAAGATGGATAGAGACTTTGCTAAAAGAGTGGTTAAGTTATCTAAAGGTCAGAAAGAAAAGAGAAAGAAGATTCAAGAAGAGGTTAGAATGGAGGAAGTAGCTGGATTTAAAAACGGAGGTGCAGTTAATGTAATTCCTGACGGTGCTTTACACGCTCATAAACATCACTTAGAGGATGTAGATGATAAGTTTGAGGATGTAACAGCTAAAGGTATCCCAGTTATTACAGAAGAGAAAGGCGGAGACATTAAGCAACATGCAGAGGTTGAGAGGGAGGAGATAATCTTTAATCTTGAAGTTACTAAGCAATTAGAGAAACTAATGCAAGATGGCTCAGATGAGGCTGCTATCGAGGCTGGTAAGCTGCTTGTACATGAGATTCTTGAAAATACAGTTGATAACACAGGACTATTAAATACAGTTGAATAATGAAGATTGAAATAGGAGACAGAGAGTATAATGTAACTTGTGCTAGAACTGAGGAAGAGAGAATCAAAGGTCTACAGGGAGTTACAGAAATGAAAGATGATGAAGGGATGTTATTCTTCTTTGAAGAGCCGTGTACAATAGGTTTCTGGATGAAGGATACACTAATCCCACTAGACATCATCTTTATCAATGAAGATATGGAAGTAATATCAGTATATCAGGGAGAACCTGAGAATGAGAATATAGCAGAGGAAGATGATGTTAGATTTGTATTAGAGGTCAATCAAGGCTCTGGAATTAAAGAGGGAGATGAACTTGATATTGAAGAGGACGAAGAATTACCTAAAATGAAGGTAATTGCTCCAGACGGTTCTACTCAAATGGAATTAGAAGGTGGTGAGAGAATCTTTAGTAGAAAGAATACTAGAACTTTAATCAGAATGGCTAAGAGGGCTTCTAAATCAAAGAGTGAGAAGGATTATAAGGCATTAGGTAAGAGGATGTTTACTTATCTAAAGCAGCAGGATGAAAGAGAGCCTGAATATGTAGAGAAGAAAGAGTAAATAAAAAAATAAGGGCGTTACCAGTGAATCAATCACCAGTAACGCCCTAATTATTTATATAAGGTTTAGTTGAGACATTATCTCCTTTACTTTACCTATTAAATATTCTATATCATTATTATTATCTATTCTGTAATCAAAACCTTCATAATTATCCAATGCTACTTCCGATGGGTGGGTATCATGAAAGGGGGTTTCCCTATCTACTCTGATGATTATACCTCCTCTATCTTTAATGGCTTGGGCCTCAGAAGGAAATCTAACATCTGGGATAATCCAATGGTCATGCTCACTATAGCTTGTAAATAAGGCATCCACCCATAATGTTGGAGATATACTTCTCCCAACTTCAGTTCCAAATCTCTGCAGAAGTTCTCTATTAGTATAGTACCCTCCTTCGGGTTTAGCTATCTCACTGTAGGACATCTTAAATATATTATCCTCGAATGCCTCTACACGTACATTAAGTATAACAGCTAGGACTTGTTTGAGTTTGTCAGCGAATGCGTGTTTGTACCATATACTGCCTAGATGATTAGGAGATTTAAGTGACATCTTTACAAATGTGAGCATGTCTCCGTTTCCATACCTGTTCCATATATCTAATGCCTTGATAATCTTACATATAGTATCCTTGCCGGCCTGTTTTTTACCACTGATTCCTATTAGCATTATCCTATTCCTTTTTAGTTGGGGTCGATATAATCCCAGAATGGCTTAGTAGACCTAGTAGCCGCAACAGAATTTATCAGACCATCATATAACGATTTATCTCCAGATACAACATTAGAAAAAGTATTTACAGTTCTATTTAGGGTTTGTAAAGCGAATGGTGTCCAGTCCATACCTCTGTTTAGAAATATAGAGTTTATGAAGTTAAAATCATCAGTTGATGCCTTTAGCATCCTAACACTCATATTCATTCCAGTATTCACTAAAGCATCCGTAGCCGTATCATTACCTCTTCCTTTTATATCATCCTTAACAAACTGTGATAGAGCACCTACTCCTAAACCTCCAACGAATAGTAATATTAGAAGGTCATATAGAAGCTGTCCCAAGTTAGACCTATAAAGTCTTCTAAGTTGTGGGTCGTCATTGTTCCATATATCATTAACTACAAAGTTAATACCTTCTCTCATATTACCTTCTTTTATACCTTTTTGGTATAGACCTTTTATTACATGGCTACATGTAAAGAAGATTCCTTCCTCCCATCTTCCCTCCCATACATAGAATGGGAATCCTGTATCTTCATCTGTAGGTTCTTGAGTTATGTTTCCGTTTTCGTCCAGTTTGTGATACCACTTCTTACCATCTCTTTCCAGTTGTACATATCTTCCTTGTAGCTTTATACCTTCAGGAGCTAAGAATTGATTCTTCTTTGATGACCAGAATGTATTCATCTGCATCAATAGACTTCCCAAGAAACTACTTTGGATTAGAGCCTTCTTTTCATGTGCATAGTATCCATAAATAGAGTCAGCTAATGCTTTGTGACCCTCAGCTTGTTGAACTGTATATGCTTTTGGTAAAGTATCTCCTATTTTAAATACTGAACCATCTGCATTTCTAGTATGCTCTTTAACCATTTGCTGAGCCATAGCATAATATAGAGATTCTTGCTCTTTATATTTTGGGTCAGTTGTTCTTCCATTAGCATATGCTTCAAATCTCTTATCCTTTTTCCAGTCATATACTAACTTACCGTTTACAACAGAATGTGCGTCCCAACATCCATCACCTCTCATCTGTGCTCCAAAGATAGCCATTCTGTTATAAAAGTCAGGTCTAGAAACACATCTAAATGCTAATGACCAGAAATTCCATATACCTACTTGGTCGGATTTTATCTTATTTGCGTAGGTATTCATATCCATATCATTTATACCATACAGCATGTTTATCCATTCACATAGGGTAGATTTATTACCAAAATGAAGCATATCTTTGGCAACAAACTTAAAGGAGTTCTTCATGTTTTCCTTAGTGAATGATGTAGAGCCGTCTGGCTTTCTTATTACTAGTGATATGTCCTTCCACAATCCATCAATCATCTGGTAATACTGGTGTGGATTAAATGCCAAAGCAAGTTTAGAGGCTGCACTCATTAGGTTCTGAGCTATAGCATGAACTTCCTTATAGTTATCATCTACTAGAGAAATATTGAATATTTTATTCTTTATATAGTCAAGTAGATATTCCATTTCTTTAGTATATTCAGTATTTTGAGTCATTCCTGAGTTACTAATATGAACGGCAATGGCTTGAAGCGTAGGGAATACAGAGTCTAGATTCTCCTTCATTGAATAGGCAGTTATGTGCTTCAACAGTAGAGTTTCTAAATTATATTCGAAGAACTCAGTTCCCTTATCTTCTATTATTTTCCTTCTTATATCCTCTCTTTCTCCTGCATCAAATGTGTTAGTCATTTCCCATAACTCTCCCGCTGATGCTGACTTATATTTCTCATCCTCTGGGTCTAAGAATCCTTCTACCTTAGCCATTATCCTAGATTTTATTCTCTTAGGATTTAAGTCTTGGAATTTATCCTTTACAGCGGCTAGTAGACCCTTATGTGATGCTATAGATGAAAAATTACCAGATGTTAATGGTAATCTATAATACCTGTCATCACCAGATACTCTCCACTCTTCTAATTCTTCCTCGGTTACTCCCTTATATCTGTTATGATTAACAGTGTTTAGGAAGAATCTCAAGAAATCCCTCTGAGCATTAGATAAACCAGCTGTTGGGTTATCTGGATTTTTAAGGAGAATATCACCTTCATCAGAGAAGATTAACATATCCCTATACAGATTTGTTTGATTTCCTAGAGTACGTTCCTTTATATAAGAGAAACCTTGCTCTGATTTTAGGTTATTTACTAGTGTCCTTATATCTCCTAGATACCTGATGTTTGTATCCCTTACGTTTTGATATGCAGTAGTTACCAGAGAGGTTAGTCTATTTAGCATAGAATTATTAAGGTTACCTGGGTTATCTAGTCTAAGGTTACTAAGTATATTAGCTATTGAATTATTACCGTCCTTTACTATCTGTGTAAAGTCTATACCGTCTAATTCTCCTATAGCATACTCTAGCATTCTGAATAACTCTATCGCTGGGGCGTCTATAGGATTGTACTTAGATAGATTATCAACACTAGGGAATGCCTCTCTGAAATCGTCCCTCAGTTTTAACAACTCTGCTCTTAGTTCTATTGGCTTATTATATAGAGCATCTAGAGCACTAACAGATTCAACAAATCTATTGAACTTTCCTTTTATGTTCTTATCACTGGGCATTCTACTAATTATTTCCTTAAATTTCTTATAGAATATATCATAGTGCTTACCCAGCTTTATTTTGCCTGATTTGAATTTATTCTCCCCAACTGATTGGAAATTATCTAATTCATTAAAGCAGTATAGAAGCTGCTCATTTGGCATAGAAAGACCTTTACCTCCGAATAGGGGATTGTAAACTGCTACTTCTCCGACTATAGCATTTTCTTCGAATAGTTGGGAGATATTATTTAGTACTAGCATTGCTTCCATTAACTCAACATTACCAGTAAAATTTTCAGCCATAAGACTGTTTGGTTTCTTCATAGCTGTTCTATCATCCTCAAATACTGAAGTTAGCTTATGTCTACCTTTTACTAATTCAAGTCTTCTATCAGGTATAGACGTAGTAATTTTTATAACATCTATTTGATTAGATTCCTTATTTCTAACTAGAATACATCCGAGATATTCAGCTGGCTCACATTCCACTACTTCCCAGTTTCTGTTACAATATCTAGCCATTCTACTCCTAAACCATCCAGTAACCCCCTTCGGGTCTTCTGGCATAGACTCTTTAGTAAACTCATAGTAAGGATTCTCATCCTCTATAGCCTCTTTCAATCCATTCTTTATGGTTTGGGTAATGTTTATTTTGTTGTTAGCAATACTTACTAATTTTCTCTTAACCTTAGTAAACAATTCCTCATAAGAGTCTGTAGATATTTTCCATCTTCCATATTTAGGAGAATATGCCCACTTTCCAGTTTCCTCATTTGGCTTGTCTGCACCAGCTTCCTTTAGAAGGTCAGATACCATATCATCCGTAACTTCCTCTGGTGAGCTGTTATATTTAGGAAACCATTTAGCCATTGTACTAGTAACCGTCTGTAATAGATTCTCAGTATCAGCTTTAGTAACAAAAGGTGCAGGGAGAAACTCATCTACATTCTCTTGGATGTTAATATTAGTTTTAATATCTTGGGTTAAGTCTTCAACATGACCCGAATATTCCTGAATACCACTATACACCCAATCATCACCTTCTTTCTTAAAATCTACTAGCTTGATAGGTGCTATAAATAGTTTAGATGCACTAGTATTGATTCCATACTTCTTTAGCAATCTTTCATAAACTGCTAGCTGATATTTAAAGGTTAAAATCTTTGCTGAATCATAACCAGGTTCAGATGAGGTTCCATAATAGGGTCTAGGAGAAGTCTTGTAATCTACAATATGAACATTTCCATTCTTATCAATTACAAGTAAGTCTATAACACCTATCATGGTTTTGGCATTTCCTTCCTCATCTAATTGTTGGGTCATACCAGAGACTGCCACTTCTGGGAGGTATATTAAGTCTTCACCTAACTCCCTTTGTAAGGACTTCTCTAGGTCTCGGCAGTATTTAACAATTTCAGCAATAACTTTACTAGGAACTAAATTAGTGTCTAGGATTGATGGGAAATATGTGTTAGTTAAGAAGTTATCATCTGACTCTCGTATATTCCTTCCACTCTTGGATTCACTGAAATACTTCTGCATTGCTTTATGAAGTTCAGTACCTATTTTACCCTGAGTCTTCCATTTATTCTCAATAACCTCCCTAGCTCTAGCAAATTCCTCATCACTTACTATAGGTCTAGTTTCAGCCCCCTCTCCAAATATGGCAGCAGCTTCTTCTTTATCAAAGTTACCTCCAGCCCATCTCTGTCTAATCTCTTTCCAATAGTTCTCAGGTCTAAATTCAGGGAATAATAAACCCCCGTCTAGGTTCCTCAGACCTTGCAGAAACTTATTAACACCAATATATCCATTACCAGACACATTAATGTTTTCAATATCATTCTTGCCATCTTCCGTTTCAGAGATAGTCTTATTTGCCTTAAGGGCTTCAGTATCCATCTTTAGATTCATTATAGAATCATAAGTTTGAATAGCTCTATTACTCTTGGCAAATACAATGTCCCCATACTTAGATACTAAATGCCTTCTTTCAAGTAAGAAGTCATCTAACTCTAACTCAGATTGGAAGATATGTCCTTTGTAATCATATATGCACCCCATTATCCACAAAATTCTTTTAGGTCTTTACTTTTCATCAAATCTGATTTAACATTGGCTAATACTCTATGAACTTCAGCAGACTTAACATTAAGGGTTCCAGAGTATTGGTTGTTTGTTAATGCTGAGCCTAAGTATTCTGATAGCTTTACTAAAGAAGAGTTAAATAAGTCTTTTAGGTTCATAGTAGTTACACTTTGTTTACCAAATAATACGGAGTCAAGTACTCTGTTCATATTATAGAATGTTTTATGTAACACATTAGCTGGTAACTTATCAATAACACTTCTCTGTCCTGTTATATATTTTGAGAACTCTGATACTAGTAGTTCTTCATTTATGTCTGAATCTGTTCTATTCTTATAGTCTCTGGCTAACATTGACCTATTAGGTAGTTCATTCATGGCTTCTACCATTGAGAAGTATAGCTGAGGGTCACTATATCTAATTGAGCCTAAGAATAGATGTAGCATTTCATGTAGCGGAGCATCAATACTAGAATTATCCATATTGATGTATATATCTCCATTATAGATGAAAGCATTAGTTGTCTTAGCATCATCTACTATTCCATTCCATTGTTCTGAAGACAATTCTCCATTAGTGATACCAATGAAGTTAATTCCATATAAATTTGCTAGCTTCTCTAATATGCTATTAAAAACCCCAACATTCCTAGAAGGAGATGTAGAATCATCTATGATTATTCCCCCTTCATATACATTGTCCCACTTATTAGGACGCTTTTTAACTTGTATAGTTGAAACTTCACTAGAGGGAGTTAGTTCTACTTCTAAGTCCCTATACATATTGTTTATTCTAATATTAGCTTCTTTAACATCTGTCGTTCCTGTTTGAGAAAGTATCTTATCATTCTTTACAAAGCTTGTATCATCTATTGTTTTTACTGACAAAGAACTATTTAAGTAAGGTCTAGAGTCAGCTCCAGGTATCTCATCAAGCTCTGGATACCTACCAAATTTATCTACAAATGTAGATACAAAAGCATTAAATTTAAATCCAGAGAGCCCAGACATCTTTAACAATGTCTGGTACTCTACTGAATTTTTATTAAGACATACTGCCATAAAATTAACAAGGATTGTCTAATAATTGAGCTATGATTGCAGAATATTGTAGACTATCAACAGCTTTAACATTCATACCATCAACAACTCTAGTTACATAAGGTACATCTAAGTCTGATTCAGAACCACCTAAGGATTCAGCCAGTTTAACTAAAGTCTCTCTACTATAAGTTTTACCCCTATAGCTTATAGATTTTAGATTCCTATCAACATCAAGATTAATCACAGAGTTTGAGTCAATTCTTATGTTATGGTCATTATATGTATCAGCAACATCCCAAGGATTAGTATAGTTAGTGTTTTCAATAACTCTTGTATAATCCTCTAGGTTTGGTCCATATTGATAACCTCCCATATCCCCACTGTCATAATCATCAGATACAAAATCCATATAATCAGAATCATATTCAAAATCTCCATCTACCTCCGGATTATCCATTGAATTAGACTTCCTAACAAATAAGTGATATTTCATATTAGAATCATCATAGCTTCTAACATAATACTTAGATGAATAGTTAGTATCTTCAATAGGAGCACACCATTTTAGAGCTTCGTCATAAGTGAAGTCTACCCCCTCAACTAACATTGAGTTAGAATCAAGTACAGACGTGAACTTATGAAACTCCTCTATTAATGGAGAGGATTTTGTTCTAATAATGTCCTCAAAGATAGTAGTTAAAGAACTTTGAGATACAGTGTTATTAAAGTTTATTAGATTATAATAGAAGAATAGGTCTGTCAATGGATAACCTTGATACGTTGGAGCACCTTGTAATTGGTTGAAGGCTCTCTTATATCTATTCAAACGCTCTATCTCCGAACCAGTCTTTGGCAACATATTAGTTGGCAAAGAATATACAAAGGCAGCGTTACCACTAAGGGTTCTATCTAATCTAATTGGACTTAAAGATTGAATAAATTCATTAGGTTCTATATCCTTTAATTCAGGAATTACTACAGAATCCATCCACATTTTAAACGACTCATTACCCCATCTTGTTCCTAACATAATAGGAGTATTACCTTGAGTAGTAAATGTATTACCAATACTATTCATAATAGTAACACCAGCTGGGATTGTGATTACTTTCTCAGAAGTTTTCATCCAAGTGTTCCTAAGAGTCATGTCACAGAATGACTGTAACTTCTTATAAACATTAGACCTTTCTTTACTGCTATAGAAGCCACCGTCCTTAATAATTCTAGGACCTAAATCCCTCATCATTCTGTACTTGGACATAACCATATACTTACTTTCTACATCCATATGGAAGGCTTTCAAATACCCTCTATAGTGAGGCACAGACCATGCTGCATCCAATACATTGAAGGAGTGCTTTAATCCTCCATACAGGGAGATTAAAGTGTTTCTATATTCCTCATCAGACATAAATTTACTAAAGGAGATTCTATATGGATTGTCAGTATTATTAGTTAGATTTCTTAGCTTTGCTATAACATCAGAAACCTTCATAATCATTCCGTCAACCATTACAGTACCTTCTTTCTCTTCAGCTGATATCTCCTTAATTCTATCTTCAAAGATTCCTTCGAACTTATCAATAAATTTAAGGGAGTCTTCAACACTATTAGAGAGACCTTGATTGAGGGCGTAGATACCTCTCAATCTACCCATTTCAGACGTACCTTGGACTAGCTGTTTGATTGAATCAATAACTCTGTATTGAACCCCTTCTGAGTTAATGATAATATCGTTGTTTATCGTATTAACAAACCTGATATAATCAGATAACTCTTCTAAGAATTTATACATTGAGACTTTATTCATAGATACATCCATAGACTTGATTCTCTTTCTTAAACTGTCAATCAATTCATGACCTTTAGATAAGTCAGAGAGTCTATATTGTAACATTTTACCTATTACAAAATCAGATGCATCTGTCCCAGACCCAAACTCGCTCTTTAGTATAGAAACAAATTCTGGGTCTAACTCCCCAATACTCGGACCATTCTCGATATATCTAATAGCACTAGTAATTAACATACCAGTCTTTCTATTAAATACATTAGAATCCATGAGCTTAGAGAGTATACGAGCAGTTCTGGACATCATAGCTCCAGCTAAATCCTTAAGAGGAATTCCAATCGCTGTACCATAAGTATATAATCCCATCATATTAGGTCCAGCATTGATTTTAGCCAATATCGGGTCTTTAGCATTATCAGTTGCAGCTGACATCAATGCTGAGAATACTAGCTTAGCATCTGTATCATTGTCTACACTTCGTAATGCGTCTAATACTTCAAGATTACTTATGGATTCAGGACTATCAGTATATGAATTAGCTAGCAATCTAAATCTACTACCACAAATAACCCTATTAAATAGTAGACCATATTGTTTCATTGGGTTATTACTATTTAATGTGGCATTATTGTAGTAAGTTAGACCATCAAATACCTTAATGGCAGATGCAACTATACCAACATTCTTCTTACCAGATTGAAAGTCATACATGGACTCATACTTATTTACTACATTACCTGGAGTAAATTGTAGAGTTCTCTGACCTTCTGTTGACCCTTTAGCTATATCCTTTAGCAGGGCTACAGCATCATCAATAGATGATTGTGACTGCATTAAGTTAATAGGATTATCACTAATCTTAAACATATAAGAGGATATGAAATTCTTAATCATATCTTCGGGATTGCTAGAGTTCCTTACATATAAGTTATGTCGGTCAATCAGTTCCTTGATTTTATCAAATGGAAGATTAGAACCTTTAGGAATATATAGCTTACCACCATTCCTCTTAACCATTCTTAAGAAATTCGATAGAGATTGTATCGAACCTAAAGAATTGTCCAAGTCATATTCTGGTAGAAATACTACTTCTGAACCGTTAAAGTTAAACAATTTACCTGAACCTACAAAATCATGTGCCCAATTAGTCAATGATGTATCATCAGCTTCAACTAATTCTAGCTCTTTATTTGTAGGGAATGGAAGTTTCTCAGATTCAGCTAGGGCATTCTGAGAACTTAAATTAAAGTAGGGACTCCATCCAACATATTTACCTGTTCTGTCAAATGAATGACCTAATAAGGAAACTTTATCAATATCCAAGTCAGAACCTTGTAGCCAGAACTGGAAATAATTTACATAGGCGGAGTTTGTGTCCGTTTCATCAAATCCTACTACCCTCATTGGCATGAACGATTGCATAGACTGGGCAGGAATACGAGCAGCTAAGACATCCAAAGATTTAATAAAAGATGTATGCAATTCTGCAGCAGCATCTCTTATAGCATCAATGTTTGGGTCTTCAATTTTAGCTCTAGGATTAGTTCTCAATTTATCAATACTCTCAGAATATAGCCTGTTTACATAAGTTATAATGTCAGTAGGGTTACTCTTACCTATATATTTAGCAAATCTGCTAGCTACTTTGGATTTAGAGTTCAGTATAGGTTGAATAATCTTACTAACTTCTTCACTTGTGGCAGCACTATTAGATACTCTGATAGTATGATAGTTGAAAGAATCAATATAGAATTGAGTGTTATTGGTAACAATTATCTCATTGCCATTAGCATCTACATATACCCTATCAGATTCATCAGACAGTCTGTGTAGCTTCTCTCCAGAGCTATTAACTCTGTAAAGTTTAGCCCCATCCCATCTAGTCTCAATTTCTATAGGAGTTAGACGAGTGTTCTTGTAAACTCTCTTGTCAACTAAGTATACATGTTTGCCGTTTAACCTCTTCAATTCAATATCAAAATCAGTATCACTAACCTTACTTTCCCAGTTAGATAACATTCTCTTTAGGAAGAACGTATCATCATTCTTGATAGTAGATAGACTATCCCCCCTCTTCAATCCAAATCTGCTTGCGTAGATTTTAGGCATTATTAACTCAAACGGTTGAGTTTGAAGAGAAGACTTGTCAACTTGCACTGTCACTCCGTTAATGACTACAGTATCTAGTTTACCGTTACTTACTGCTCCAAGAGCATTTTGGAGTTCTCTTCTTAGCAGTATCTTCTCTTGAGGGTCAACAGTAGCGTATAGTGATTTAACTACATCTAAATCCCACATATTATAAAGGTTGCCCTGAATATCTCTAAATGTGAAATTATATGAAGCTAAATCTCTACCAGCAGTAATGTTTTCAACTATACGGAAGTCTTTGCCAGCTAGCCTGCTTTTCAAATCCCAATATTGTTGAGGAGTTTCTATAAACTCAGTACTGGTAACCCCACCTACTGTAATTGTATAGTACCTACCAAGTCTCAGTTCAGATAAGTTAGTTATAGGTTTAGAATTGTATAATTCTTGCAACTTTTGAATTTCTTCATCATTATTAAAAGAATCATACATCCTATCTCCATATAACTTCCAAATCTTATGAGAGGGATTTAACACTGCAAGGCTGCCATTAAATTTAAGTCTAATAGCTGCCTTAGTAAGTGTAGCAGAGATAGAAGAGAAGATTCCATTAAAAACACTAGGATTACTATATGGAATTGTACCTTCTACATTCTTATAGGTTATTAACTTACCCGCCCTAGAATCTTCTATTAGGGTATCCATAACAGCTTGCATTAGATTACCGTCCCTACTTGTACTATTCTGGATAGATTTAACTATAGTAGATATGATTGCATCCTTGAACTTGGATGCATCTTTAGTGTCTACATACTGTTCAAATCCTTCAACATAGTCATTGATTCCGGCTTCTGATAGTGCAAACATAGCCTCATAAACTTCTCCAGCTTGTTCTGTAGTATAACCCCTTGAAGCCAAAGCATTAATTACTTGAGTCATAATTGATAAAGTAGATTCATCAGCAGTGTGCTCTGCATCTAACTGAATACCAATATCATCAGTTCTAAACTTCATTGTCAAGTATGGGTTATCATCAAAATAAGCATGTTTCAGGTTTACGTTAGCTGCCCCTTGCTTAATAGCACCAGCGGTTACTACATACTGAATAGAAGACCATTTTAGAGGTTGGTATACATCCGATTGGGAGACAACTGAGTCCTTCAGTTTAATCCCCACACCGTTAACAGCTTTGACTACATTTCTTACTGAAACCTCAGACGGAATTAACCCATCTTCCGATTGTGAATAAGACTTCCATCCTCCAAACATTTGGAATAAACCAAAGTTGTTTGTAATAGGATAGAGTGTAGTTCCACTGTTCGTAACCCTAGGAGCTTCCCCTGGTTTGGGAGTAATCTCAGCAGGGAGTTGTTTCACTATAGTACCATCAGGCTCTACTTCTGACTTAATTATCATATATGTACCATCCTCTGGCATATAGGTAATACTATTAATCATGTAGAATTTACCATCTGTTCCCTTATAGTAAACGTCTTCGTAAGATATAGGATTGCCTTGGAAATCTATAAGCACATTATCATTAAATAATACTCCTTCGAATTCCCAATTCTCACTCCACATCTTCTTAACCATTCTTTGTAGGAATTTGCTGTTACTCATAGTATAGTTAGTAAGGGCGAATGTGGCAGTTTTGATAATACCCCCGGTAGCACTTCCTTCTTTATAAAAATGCACAAAAGGTTTCTTATCAGCACCTACCTTAGCCCCACCAAGAGAATTATTCTCCAAATACATTGTTTCAGGAGATGCAAATGTACTACCATCATATTGTTTAATCCCATGCTCATCATGGTCTCCCATAGGATTATAGGTAGGAGCAGTATCATCCTCGATAACGGCAATAGTATACTCAGGTAATATTCCATTTATCAAGCCTTGGCTCATAACCTGCTTAGCAGCTGTGTCTGATACATTTCTCTTATGTTGGGCAATGTACCTTGCAGCCTCCTCAACTAAGTCATTTGGACTGGAAGTAGCTTTCTTCGCGGGATGATTAGCATGAGTACCTACAGTAGTTAGAACATACTCTTGACTAAGGAGATAATCTATTACATTAAATCTAGCTAGGTCAGGATGAAGTTGTAACTCACCACCTCTTATTTCTAAGAACTTAGAGAAACTAAATCCGGGACTTCCCCAATTATAAGATATTCCATTCTCAGTGTAACCTCCAATAGAATATAGGTCAGACCATTTAGTAATATCAAAAGTTTTACCAAAGTTGGTATACTTAGCTAATATTACCCGCTTAGTAGAGAATTTTATCCAATCTTTATTCTTAGCTAGATAGGCTACTTCGGGAGTAGTAAGTGCATTACCTCTCTCATCAGTAGTTTCAATTGTAAAATCATTATCAAGTAAGTCAGTTAATAGTTCTACCTCCTTAATTCTCCAGAAGTCGTCACTATTGGTTAACTTGCCAAATACCTCTTCCACATTAAGTCCGGCCCTAGTAAAATACTCAGGATTAAACCTATTAGTAAGGGATATTAGTGTTCTGTTAAATGAAAGAGTTTTACCTCCCTGGAATGACACCTCATCTTTAATCTCCAATTCTGGACCTCTAACTACATTCTGATAAACTCTTAATACTTCTTCAAGTACCTTCCTAGAATCATTTCCATAAACGGCATTCACTTCTGCGAAATTAGTCATAGGATTAAATACAGGAATTGTTCCCTTACTTGCTAATAAGGGATATTGAGTTGGATTGTTGAACACTAAAGAACTGTCTATACTCTTAAGGGCAGAGTTTAATCTCTCCCATTCAAAGGTTATAGAGTTTACTATCTTTGCATAACAATCTCCAAGCTCTTTATTAATAATAGCTATAGTCTCATCCTTAGTTAATTTATTGAAGGGTTTACCTAGAGGGCTGAGGGCGTTCAGATTTTCAACCATGTGAAACAAAGTAGACTTATCTGAGATAACAGAAGGTAAGAAAGCAGCATCTGTATTTCCAGCAATATTACATAAATAATTACTTACAAATGCAGTATAGAAGGATTCTGACATATTAAAATCAATATGCTTCTTACTATCAGTCCTACCTTTATATTCTCTCGATACCACCATTCCTCTATGCAAGAATGTATTATTCAGAAGGGATAGTCCATTAGTAGCGGAATTCATATTCATACACTGATTTGTCCACTGACTTCTGTAGTTAGTACCAAGCATTGACATAGCAACTCCAGACAGTGCACGACCTTCTCCATCCCTGTTTATACCACTAACATAAGCATCTGTAGTCATAGCATAGGCGGCAGCTAAGTCCTCCATTACTGGTACATAGCTAGGAAGTAGAACACCAATATCCTTAGCTCCTCTCTTTATAGAGGTTAGGTTCTCAGTTCCAAATACCTCCTCTTGCTTTCTTCTAAACTCCTGTGTACTTGTTTCTTTAGGAACCAAGTTATGAGAGAAGTAAGAGTTAAAGAATATGCTAGTGCTGAGTTGAAGTAGGTCACTAATTGCTGCATCATATTGGATGTTACCATTCTTCGTCTTTAATGCAAGATAGCTTTCAACTAATGGTCCATCAGAAACAAAGTCTAAATATAAGAATTCCTTGAAGAATTGAAGAGCCTTATTCCAATCTTCCTCACCGTTAAATGAAACTAATGCTTTACCATCTCTTGATATAGAGAAGGCATTAGACCTCTTCGCTTTTGGATTGAATTGAATAGACACATTCAAGTCTGGTATATGGAATCTAAATACAGAAATGGTCTTCACACCTTCCTTGGGGTCTGTAACCTTATCTTCCTCATATCTGGGATTATACTTAGCAATCATTGATTCATACTTAGTAGGGGCTGTAACACTCAACGCAGATGAAATACTTCTCTCAAGTTGATTCCTTAATTGCCTGTTGAGATTATCCCTCAAAGTTGCTCTAACTATATCCCCATCCTCATTAACTCTATATTGCACAAAATCAAGAGGACTAGCAGTTGCCACTAATTGGCAGATAAAGGAATAGTAGTTAGTATCAAGAACATTATTCTTATAAATTCCAAATAAGGAGTGCACGTCACTACTAAAGATTCCTTGCCTCAATGAATAAACTAAGTTCTTCTCTATACTTCTAAACCCTCTAAGTAACTCATAGTTGCTGTTAAAGAATGAGTCGTCACACAACAATTCAAATAGTGCATGATAGTTCTCAAGCACGTTACCTGTGCTAGCTGAGGATAGTAGTGTATAGAAAGATTTACCTTCAATAGAAGAACGCAAATGTTCAAACTGAGGGTATTTAAGGAAAAACATCCCATCAAATGTAAGAGAAGAATTGTGAATGTCAGGAGAGTTAGTTAAACTCTTGATTTTAGATATAATATAGTTAAATGCGTCTAGTTTAACCTTCTTATCTGCAATCGGAGTACTATTCCCCCAAGTATATATAGGAGAAGTTTCAACTAATAGCCTAGTTATGTCTGACACATGGTCATTCATGTTTACATCCTTCTCCTTGTCTCCCCAATTCCTACTATTGTTGGCTCCTGTACCTATAAGAGAATACCTGTCTTCTGCACTATACTTAGGATAGTTCTCATTAATCTTCAAGACCTTCCCTAGTTTAGAACTAAGTAAATCGTCAAAGTGATTTAAAATAACTAAACTATTATATGCCTTAATGAACTTCTTGTCAATAATTCTATTCCTAGAATATATCTTTCTAAGTTCATCAGCAGTAAAGTGTGAATGATGGAGGAATCTTTCTCCTACAGCATTTAACTCTCCTACAGCATTTAGATATACTCCATCCTTCCACATAGTAAGATTAGACAGCTTCTCTAGAGTGTCCTGAACATCTTCTGATGGAAGTTTAGAATATGCATCCTTTAGATAACCAACTACATCTTGCAATAGAGTTTCTTGATAATTCCTTAAGGCTTCATTAATTTCATGCTCAGTCTTAATCGCCTTACCAGCTTCTCTATCTACAAGAAAACACTTAACTATATTATCAGTAACACTAGCTTCCATTGCTGAGGCAATTTCAGTTGCAGTACCATAATTGGTTACTATAAATCCCCTAATCCTTTGTTTTGCATCAGTATTACCTTCAGGGTCATCCAGAGCATCCAACTTGGTAGGATTCTCTTCAGCAGTATCATCAATGTTACTACTTTGACCGGAAAGATAGGTGGTCATGTTGGTTGGAACTATATCATGCAATACTGGAGCAACCTCCATAACGAATGCATCAATAAAATCTGCAAGGTCGGAGAGGGACGTAATATCGTACCCCTCTCCTATCTCTTTCAGACTATTAATAAACATCGCCTTTCTACTAAATTCGTCTTTCTCCTCCCAGATTTCTTCCAGTGTGTCTTGTAATACATCCTGTAAGTCTAAGTTAGAGTCATTCTTGTTAAATTTACATTTACCCATGATTATAATTTAATTTTTATAGTTATTGGACATGAATTGTCAGTAGTGTTTAGACGAGCCTTTTCATCTTGCTTAGATTGTAAGAAATTTACCAAATTCTGAAGCATATCCTTCTGGGAACCTTCGAATTGGTCAATCTCCTCACTCATCCTTTTTATCATTTTAGAAGTTGCTCTCATAGCATTAACCTCCTTATTAAATGCCTCCACACCCTTCGCAGATTGCACCTTACCAAGTGTAGCAAAGTTAAATACGCTAAGGATGTTCTTATATTCGGCTACTTCCTGTAATGAGCTTACCGAGAATACAGCAAGTTGAGTCCCAGTAGGAGCACTTGTCTGTTTTATTAGAGTAATCTCATTGTTATTCAGGTTTAGCTCTGCACTAAAGATTTCATTCCCCAATGTTAAGGTAAATTTGTGAATATTTAAACTTAATTGGGAAATATCTGAAATGACAGAGTTAGACACATCAAGATTAGATGGTTTAGTACTTATATAGACGTCAGAACCAATAGGTATTACTAGATGATTTGTCTTTCTATATGCATCTAAAACCTGCTCCTTAGACAGTGTTTGTAGAGTATCTACATCCATCTCTGACATAACTGAAGCAGATGCCTTGATGTTCATTGACCTAAAGATAGTATCAGCTGTAGGCTTAGGGGTTACTCCTATACGAGAGTTTCCAGCTACATACCTATTATTATCTCTACTACCTTTAAAGTTACCATTGTTAGTCATCTTGTTAACTATTGTTTCTAGTAATGGGTTTACGTTACCATAGAATGAAGGGCTATCTATCTTACCATTAACCATAAATGGATTATTATCAATAGAGTAGTTACCTGTATCATAAACTGCATCTAGAGCAATAGTGTCTGTAGAAGACTTACTATATTGTATATTGTAGAATATTCCATCAATTTTATTTTGACCTAATATATGTTCTATAGAACGTAAATTAAGTTCCTTAAATATTCTACTAGTATTATCTGCGTTTGGAGGATATACCGAACCTAATAGATAGTTCTGAAGGGCTTGTCTAGCAGTAATGTTTCTATTCAGCCCTTTAATATCAACAGGACCATTAAGGATTTCCATTTGGGCTTTAACATCTCCCTCTGCGCTATCAAGTTTACCTACCAACTTCATTATACCATCGTATGCAGTAGTATTGTAGTTTAGGTCACTTGTCTCATAGCCAGGTTGAGCTGATAATATTTTTATAATCCTATAGGCCGTGAAGTCATTACCTATCCTCTTAATAGAGTTCTTATCTCCAGAAACAATGCTTAGTAGATTATCAAAATACTCCTTAACTGATGCTTTAGGAGGAACAACATAAACTAACTTCACCTTCTTCTCCAAAGAACTATCCTCTAATTGTCTATAGTAGTAATTCTCCAATTCTGCACCACTAAGCATTATATCATTACTAACAAGTACAAATGGGTGTCCAGGCTTGGCAAAGTTTACGGTTTTATTTCCAAATGAGTAAACTCCCTTAGGAGATAATTTTACCTTAGAAATAGAAGTGCCAGGAACCTTTGATAATTCATCAAGAGTTATCCATTTACCATCGTATTTCAAATGGTCATTGTATTCATAATCAGAACCCTTAAGAGCATTAGTAATTGTCGGTCCTTGAGATTTAAGATTATTAGCCAATGTCCAATTTGCATCCTCCATGTAAAATACACCATTAGAGTTAAAGGTATATACCTTTAAGAAGTTAACTAAGGCATTTCCTCCCTCAATAGACGGATTAGCTTGAATAAATTTAATAAGTTCATTAAACTTATTAAACATAGGAGCACTAGGATTCCTTCTAGAAATCTCATTATATTCCTCTTTTATTGCCTTGAATTTGTCATTCTTAAATACAGTTAGAGGGTTAGGTAATATAGCTAAAGGTAGCTCTAACATATCATTAGTGCCTTCCCCTATAATGATAGATAGTGTCTTTAGCTTAATATTCTTACTTTCTTCATCCTCAGAGAATATGTAGCTTAAAGATTCTGAACCTGTATCCTTTCTAAATCTTCCCCATTCTGCGTTATTGAACGTACTTGCAGAACTCTTAAATGCAAATGTACAATACACATCATCTCCGAGACCCAGAATTGCCTTTATCTTCTTGGTAAGCTCTCCCTTATCAGCTGTATTGAATATAACACTCCTTAAGTTACCTATGGTCTTATCAAATGTTTCTTTGTTCTTTACTCCAGGTAACTTATTCAGACCGAAGTAGCTATCTAACCTTTTACTATTCTCTGGGGTTACTATTAGGTTTCCACCCTTATCAAATGAAGTTCCTGACTCAAATGTGGGGAATGTGTACATTAGTAAGTCAAGAACAGATTCAGTTTTAGTGCTGGAAACGTGATTAGTTCCAGTTGCAGGTACTGGAGGTGGGGTTGTATCTTCGCTAGAAGCAAGGGTCTTATCCTTTATATCAGCCTCAGTGGGAAGTCCATTGTTAGTAATAATGACCTGCTCCTTAGTTCCATCATCCGTTACAGTCGTTACTACCTCAGAAGTCAGTCCAGCTTCAGGTGCTACGGTTACAGAAGGAATAGTGGCATCCTTTTCCCTCTTAACCAATTTAGTAGGTTTATTATCTAAGGGAAGTTTATCTAGCATATCCCTCCTTTCAGAAGAGAATGTCTTGATTCCATCTTTGGACAGTTCACTAACACTAGTAGAAGGGTCTTGGATAGAATTTAATAGATTCGAATTGTTAGTCTTATAGCTATCCTTAGTGTGAAGAACAATACTACCCTGTATTGCTCTAGAGATTCCAGTGTAAAGGTCATCCCAATACTCCTCGTTCTCTAAACCAGCTGAATCGTCAATTATATAATACTTACCTTCAAGTCCTTGTGAAGAGTTACCTTGTTTAAAGTCTACTCTATCCTTATAAGTAGCACTAGAAAGTAATTTATATATCTCAGTATCAGTATCATAATAGATAAATCCAATCTTTTCATCTGGATTCATACTATTAATCATTAGGTCAATATCTTTCTTTACCAGCTCTATGCTATATGGTGCAGAATTTCTTAGGTCATTTATATTGTAAACCTTAGTTCCAAACAACCCGGAATCATCCTGATAGTAATGCATTGACACATCTGAATCGTAGTTATTACTCCTTAGTTTTGGTAGGATACTCTTAAGGTTATTGATATTAATTGTTACTTGCTGGTTGTTAGACCTCATAGATACTCCCAGTTTAGGGCACCTTATAAAGTTACGGCGAGCTAACTGTATTGTATTTCTAACATTCTTTCCTTTATAGTCGATAAGATGCCTTCCAATAGCTTTACTTTGGTCAAAGTCCCCAGCCACAATAACTGGGATTCCATACTTCTGTGCAAATCTATTAACTAAATCCATATCAACTACAGTGTATCTTGACACCTCATCAATAAGGATTAGGGATGGAGCTTCTGAGATTTCATTTATCTTGAAGTTTGACCTAGTAATAAAGTTATCATCAAAATATATATCCCCATCATCAATTATAGATACTGGAATATCTTCCTCGGAAGATGGGTCTACTTCCTTAGATGATTTCTGAGGATAATCTTTGAAATCTTTCCATTCCTGGGTTACCCTCTTCATAAGGTGTTCTCTATCCAAAGTGGTAGCAGAATCAAGATTTAAATCAGCTTTTAAGCCCTTAGCACTGTCTTCAGTAGCATGACCAATCCAAACACTCTTCAAAACCTCTGGATGGTATTTCTTTAGAAGTACTATAAGGTTATTAAATACGCCAGTAGTCTTACCACTTCCAGGAATACCCTCAATAAAGGTTACTCTAGAGAATCTTGGAGCAACCTGAGAGTCAAGTACTAACTCCCTAATAATTGGGGCATATTTCCACTTAGAATCAGTCATAGACGCTGCATAGTTCTTTAGTGAGGTATTTACAGCATCACAGAACTTATCAATCATACCTCCGTTAAGAATTGAAGCATATCCCAAATAAGTAGCTAACTCTTGAGTAGGTATAGGAGCAATCTTATCACTAATAATAGACCTATATTCTCCATAGAAGTCAGATGCCTTAACAGCAGCTCTAGAGGCAATATACCAAACTACTGCATTATCGTCTATATTAGTTGACTTGGAACTTAATGATTCTACATCATCACTTATAGTAATTAAGCCAAAGTTGTCTACGCTAATAAGCTTAGACAGTACTTCTGGGTCATTAACCTTATCACTATTAGCTTCAAAGAAGTTATATATAGCATCATCAAGTTTCACCATCTCTGATTCTACCTGAAACCTTTCCTCCCTATTAAGGCTTATCTTCTTGGCAGCTGATATTTCTTCGAGTTTACTTAGACTGCTTACTGTCCCCTCAAACTCAGCTTTACCTGCCCAATCATTAGGAATGTTAAGAATAAAGCTCTTTATTCTGTCATAGATAAGTATATTCTTATTATTTGCAGTTCTTGTTTGTTCTCCTAACTTCTGAGCATTATTTGCAGCTATTATCTTTTGGAAGGTTTTAAGACGTAACTCAATACCTTCTAGGTCTTGCATCATTGCATCAGCCACATTAGACTGTAGTTCTGCTAGATTAGCCTCTGAATCCAATTCGTTTATAGTAGTATTCATACCATAAAGATTAGATAAATCAGCGCTGTCTACCCTAGCACTAAGTAATTGAGCCTTAAATATATTAATCACTGAAAGAGCTTCAGTAATCTGGTCAAGTCTCTCATTATTTAGGTTAAAGTTGGACAAATCATCCATATGCTCCCTTAACGAAGCATCAGTTTCTTTAAGAATATTAGATACTTTTACGTCGGAATCAGTAGTACTTAATGAGAATTGGTCTAAAAGTTCAATGATATTAGAATGCTGCAACTTATCAATTTGAGCCTTGGCATCCTCTATCTTGGTTGCCTCTATATAGCTTGCATCATCTCCATACATTTCTGCTTGGTTAATGAAATACCAGTATGCAGAATCTAAAGTGCCACTTAATACCCTTTTTAATTCTGGATTGATGTAACCTTGATTCACAATGGGCTTAACAATGGCATCTATATGTGATGTTAAGAACTTACTAACAAACTTATTATACCGCTCAGATTGAGCCTGCATTGTATAATCTTCAGTTATCGGAGTATTTACAATGTCAGTAAATGTTGCCCTTTCTGATTCAGAACCTAAAGTAGTTAACAGAGGATTAATAATACCCATTGATGAGCTTATATTAAATTCAGCCATCTCTTCTACAAAGGATTCAGAATCTTTAGTATCATTAAGCTGCTTGACATACCTATTTAGTCCGGTCTGTAAGATACTTAAAGTAGAGTACAAGTTTTCATCAAGACTCTCGTAGTACTTTAGACTGTGGTTTTGGAATAAAGGCGCAATAACCTTAGCTATTGATTTATGGATTGAGGCAGCAGTACGTACTGCATCTTTGAATCCTGAATTCTTCCATCCATCATACTCTTTTGATATTTCCTCTAATTCATTCTTAGGAATGTCAGTTACCTTTTTACCAGTTTTGTTCTCAGCATACTGTATAAGAGTTGGGGCTAAGTAGGCACTACTAACAGCAGTTGACATCTCAAATAGAGCATCATAGATGAGCTGAGGAGCTAAATCTCCTTTCATGTACGCCTCTTTCCTCTCTATTGCTGCCTTTAATTCACCTTCTATTCTACTTCTCTCAGTCTTAGTAGATTCATCTCCATTCTCCTTTACCTGAGCGTCGGTAGGTCCACCATTATCCATACGCTCTTGGGTTCCACCCAGTCCGTTAAGTTGATTAGTTAAAGTTACAATCTTCTCACAAACACTGTTGTAGTCTTGTAAGTAGCTTGTAGCTACTCTACTGTTCTTAAGGGCTGAGAATCTTAAATCATTGAGAGTTTGCGTGTCTAGGAATGCATCATCACTAATGGTTGCACCTTGTGCTGATAAGGTATTAGTAACAAACTTAGCTATTCTCCTAACCTCAGATTTAGCAGCTAGGTCTTGGTTATCAGTATCAGTACCTTGTGCCCATACCTTTCTTCCGCCTACTCCATCTACAAGTTTAGTGGCAGATAAGTACTTATTACCTAATTCCATCTTGTCTACCATCTTTAGGAAATCACCCATCTTACCATTTCTAGCCATATATACTAGTTGTTGCATAGCTTGCTCATTATTCATCTGACCAAGCTGCCTAGCTTCTCTAAGGTTAGGTAAAGCATCGAACATAGCACCACCTAGCATACCTCCTACGAATGACATACCATATCTGTCGAACATATTGTCCCATGCTTGTAGTGGCTGTGTATCACTACCAGCTAACCACATTCCTAGATTAGTAACTGATTTAGCGAAGTCATACATAACCTCTTCAGATACTTCCTCTATACCTTCCCCAAGAGCATTAGCGGCAGTAGCTTTAAGTCCACTTTTACCCACAGAGTAGTTAGCTTGAGCAACATCCTTGCCGAGCTTGAATATCTTTTTCATCCACTCAACTTTTTGGACTTTAGAGCCGTTATCAATAGTCTTTCTTGAACCTTCTGTCAAAGTTTTGACTACCTGCTTCATCTGCTCCTTATCCATCCTAAGTTCAGGAAGTATCCATTCTCCTAACCTACTATTAATAATAGCATATTCTCCTGCAGCATATCCTAATGTAAGTAATGCAGCTTCTAGGTCGTTAGCACCCTGTTCCTTAGCTTCACCATAAGCATCTTGAACTGTAATACTAGTCATGTAAGCCTTAGATAGAAGTTCTCCTATCTTGTTGTAGCCCTTCATGTAGTTCTCTAGGTCATTCTGAGCTTTAAATGTATTGACTGCTTTTAATTCTTCAAAGTATCTTAAATCTCCAGCCTTTGGAGTTGCTACTTTAGCTTTTAGATAGCTATCAAGGTTTACATATTTAGCTTGAAACTCTTCTAGCTTTTTCATTTGGGCAGCCTCGGTAGCCATATTCTCCCCCTTAAATAGGGCAGGTGCGTATTTAAATATCCACCTCTGCTCATACATCTGCTTAAATACATCACCAGCCAGATTAATGAAGTTCTCCATAGACCATGCATTATTCTGACCATACTCAGAAGTTGTAGGTTCTAAGGACTTGGTAAATCCTTCTACAGCCGATAGAAACTTATTATCACTGCCAGAGAATACTTTACCCAGAGTGGCTAAAATCTTAGTGGTTTCTAAGGCAATACCAGCACCTATATACCAAGGACTTATCCCAGGAATGAACATAGGAAGGATTGAGACTGCATTACGAGCTAAAGAGCCAACAACACTTTTATCAAGTCCGTCTGAGTCAAAGAAGTCATATTTATTAATTGCAGAACCATCTGTGGTTAGAGTATTTAACTTTGAAAGAACTCGTCTTCCATACACATCTCTACCGTCTAGGTTCTCATAATAATATGTACCATTTTCGTTTAGTTTCAATTCCCCCTTCTTATGTTGAACCTTCTCTTTGGTTACTGGGTCAATATGCTCTCCGTCTTCATCCCATTGAGCCATAACTCTAGTATCCCAGAAGTCAGTCCAGAATGAATCATTAGGGGAATCATGCCATACTGGATTAGCTCCATTAGCTACACCCATAGGGTTAGCTAATACTTTCTGAGTTTGGGCAGCCTCATCAGCTGACATAGTGGGAGCGTCTAATAGATTCAATCTTCTAATACCCCTTGTCTGCCTTAATGGGTTAACTTCTCTGGACAGATAAATATCTGAACCCTTCCTTCTTTGCTCAGGTTCAGCGAATATATTATCTCTATGGAATGTAGCCTGACTTAAAATATCTTCTTGGTAGGATTCATCAGCCAATTGATTATAAGTCTCAGCCATGTATTTATATACATTATCAAACTTAGCTTCATCAAATTTACCATCAGTTTGAAATGCAGGATTATCTTGAATTTGGGGAATGTTCTTATAAACACTTGCATCTGCTAATGAAGTGTTAGTGGCATCTAATCCTATTGCCTTAAAATCAGAGATAGAAAAGGTAGGATTAGACACTCTATTTAACAGCCAATCATTTTCCTTTGTATTTGTCATATTACTAGATTTTATAGTGTAGATAGTGAAGGACTTGGCACGTAAGTTTGCAATCGTTGCTTCTGTTGTTCTTTAGCTTCTATATCCATAGCATCATTACCTTGTATCGTAGGATAGTGTCCAGAGCCAAGTGAAGCATTAATAAGATTCTGTCTTACTGGTATGTACACAGAACCAGAGTATACATTATTGCCGCCGGAGAATATGCTAGGCTGACTCATCTTAAATGATGCATCAGCTGCCTTTAATATTCTCTCTATACTTTCCCTTTCATTAATGTCGGTTACTTCACTAAGAGTATCATCCATTGTCGGGTCTTCTACGAATGCGGACTCATCTGCTGAGGCATCTAATACGGCGAATCTTCCATAGGCATTGGTATTTATTTGTCCATTAATGTACTTATATGGCAATTTATACTTAGCATAGATTTCATTTTTCTGAGCTTCATCCTTTATATCTCCTTCTCTAATCTCATTCTCAGCTAACTCTAATCTCTTTAATGAATCAATATCGGGCTTAAGCACCCCAGACTGTAATGCTTGTGTGTCAACAGGAAGGTCAACTGCAACTACATTGGAGCCATCTATAGCAACTCTACTTCTCTGAGATGAGTTTAATAACTGACCTCCCATCGTGGCATTCTTAAAGTCTAAAACTCCAGAGAATGTGCTCCTTGCAGCATCCTCTAATGTAGCACTTCCTATAGTTTTACCAGAAGTATCAACTAATGGTGCACTATTGCCTGGGAGATTTAAACTATATGAGTTTCCATTATTAATTTTATGGTTTTTAATCTCTCCTAGCCCAAGTAGGAATGCTTTGGCAGGGTCTGTAATGTTATTATCCCTACCGCTACCCGATGTTTTAGCTTTACCACTAGCATCCATCTTTTCTTGTAAGTCAAGTTTTAAGGTATGTTCTCCACTTAATGCCGATTGGGTTAGAGACATCAGTAGTTTTTTTACACCTTCTGCAGAGTTGTCTCCTAGATACATAGCTGCTTTAGCTTGAAGAACAGTTCTCATGTTCTTAGGTAGAGAGGTTAACAAATAGCCTAATGCTTGGTTAGCCTGGGCTTGCTGGGATTTGTCCATACTAGACATCTTATAAAGTCCATCTACAGACATTCCGGATAGGTCTTCTCTACTAGGTTGTAAAGCAGCTAGATATTCCATCCCTTTTAATATTCTACCAGATTGCTGACCTACATATCCCTCTCTTGACATCGAAGTAGTTCCTAACTTATTAACTACAGATTGTATATATTCGGTTATCTTAGGGATACCTACTGCATTACCTATAATACTTGTAAGGTCAGTATTAAAAGCAGCATTTATACTATTAGCACGATAATTAGCCAGCTCTGAATTAGTCAAAATCTGTTCTGAATTAAGGTCAACATCATTTAGTGATTTCTTCTGTAGTTTACCCTCAGCATCAACTGTAATTACATGACCTCCGTCAGTTACAGCAATCTCGCCAAGCCCTCCATTTTTGTCAGCCTGGGTCATAGCATTCTTAAATCTTTCATTCTCCGCTTTTATTCTTGGGAGCATCTTTAATATAGTCTTATATTGTACAGTAGCATTATTACTAAACGGATTCTTGTATATACTATCCGAGAATATACCAGAAGTTTCTACGAATGCTTCCACATCACTCGGTATGCCATTCTCATACAAAAACTTTACCATATTCTTATCCAATAATCCAACAGAACCGTCTGGTTCACCTTGGCTAGAGGATGTGGATGAATAAGGAGCAGCTACTTGTGGTTGAGGTACATTGGTGTAGCTAACGAAGGCGGGCATTCCCCCGCCTTGTTGTAGCTTATAGGTTAATTTCATAGTTGCATTCCTTTCTTTATAAGTGCAGCAGTGAGGGCGGACATATTTGCTATCATCTTATTATGTTCCCTCTTAGATTCCATTATATCTTTATGGAATTGTTTATTATCATCAGACAATCTCTTATTGAAGTCCTTAGCTCTTTGAAGCATAGCCCTCTCAGCATAGGATAATTTAGAACCTTTTCCACTAAACTGAACTAACCAAGGAGTACTTATTAGTGAACTTCTCTTCTTTAACATATCAGACTGTAATCCTTTCTGTAGCTTAGATAGTTCTCTCTGAGCACCTATTGGGTCGTCTTTATAGTCTTCCATAATCTTAGCAGTACTAGTATTATAATTTGAATTAGCTTCATTCAAATAAGATTCTAATGCTAGTTGGTCTCTCATAGCTTTAGTTTGTCTAAATCTATTCTCTACGCCAGCTAGGTAAGGAGCAATAACCTGCTGATAGTTTGCAGTCACTCTTCCAGCATCGATTTGCTTTTTAGCTGCATCTATAGCATTCATTGAAGCCCTATTTCTATTGGCAACTTCTACCCTTCTTGCTTTAGCTGCATCGGATTCTTGCTGTCCTAACATCCTAGTCTTATAGAACATTTCTGCATCTTGTAGACCACCTTGGAATCTAGCCTGACCTGCTCTACCACTAGCCTCTAATTCTCCAGCTAATTGCAATGAAGCATCAGAAGTTCTAGGTCTTGCAGCCACAGATTCTAAATTACCTGCTTGTTGTTCAGCATTAGTCACTGCTTGGAAATTGCCTTGCAGTGGAACAGTATTCTCAAATGTGTCTAATAGAGTAGGCTTTAACCCTTCTTTATAGATTCTAGCGGCTCTATTATTCGCGGCTAAACCTCCTACCATTCTACCTAAGGCTAATACTTCCTCTGGTGCTACATTAAGTTTTAGACCCTTTTTGGTACTACCAGGCGTACGTCTAATATCGGACGGGTTAGATGTATTTGAAACCCTAGGAGCTGTAACTACAACTTCTCCAAGCTCATTAGCAGGGTCTTGAAGTGGCCTTAGTCTATACCCACCATCACCTTTGTCATACAACTCTAAACCTCTTGCTCTTAATTGTTCATTGAAGCGGGCAACATCATCAGCTGACATACCCCTTCCAAGAGTTCTATTGCCAGTTCTATCTCCGGCATACACATCGAACCCAGAATTACCTTCTGTAGTACCATAACCTACAATACCCTTTCTGATTAAATCATCAAAGCCTTGATTAGTACCTCTAAAAGTAACCTGTCTGTGTTTAGCTAATGGGTCTTGCACTGAGTAATTATAGTTGCCTCCGAAATAATCACCAGTCATAGATGTTAGCTGGTCATAAATATCTTCACCACCATTAAATGCTGCTGCATAAGCTTGCCTCCAATCGTCTGAGCCTGTGTACTGAGATTTCCATCTGTCAACATCTGCCCCAAAGTCATACCCAGATAGGGCTTTAGACCTATTCCAACTAGACATATCTTTGGCTTTAATTCTACCTACAGCGTTACCACCTTGTAAGAATTGTATTAATCCTCCTTCAGCCTTCTTAGTAACCCTATCATCCTTTGAAGTTTTCTTCTTTTTTTTACTTTTTTGTTTTGTAGGGTTAGGTTTGTTGCGTAGAGCATCCATAACCTCATAATACCTACTATTAAATGCCTGGTTTAGACTGTTCTGTCTAGCTCTTCTAGCATCCTCAGCCAAGGCTCTCTTTGGATGTTCCTGTGCCACGGTTAAGGCAATCTGACGCTCTACATTTTTCTTGGCATCCTCAGCTTGCCCTCTAGCTACAGTTTCCGTATTTTGAGCAATGCTTCTCTCAATTCTAGTATCAGCAATATCCTTAGCTAATCTCTGTTTGGTGGCACGTTCAAGACCTTCTGATATTCCTTTATAATTTATAGCTGGACCTCCTATAAGTGTTCTGATGTTAGGTATTTGTGTAACAGGACCCCTGTATGGCACTGGTAATTTACTCCTATCAATAGGAGGCTTTGCCATTTCATCCGCTATTTCTCCAACAAAACTAGATAGTTTACGTATTGCTCTAAGCTGTTTAGCGTCCACCCCTTCAGACTTAGAAATAGACCCCTCTCTAGGAATAGTTCCAGCTCTGTAATCCCTAGAATCGTCTATTTTTAACCTATTTTGTCTAACTCTCTCAGCTTCCCCTTGTCTAAAGTTTCTTTCATATCCCTGTACTTCATTATTCCAGCTAGAATACTCATTTCTCTTACCTGGTACTAGAACTAAAGCTGTAGACTTAGCTGATGTTGAAGGTGCTTCTTCTTTTTTGGACCCACTTCTACTATTAGTAGCCCCCTCCGCACGGTTAAATATACCCTTCTTGACAAACCAAGCATCGGAGAATGGAGTATTCTCATTACCTCTTATTATAGATGGGTCTTTGTATCTCAACATATGTTTACCAAGCCAAGTATTAGCCAGCCAATTATTACTTTCAGCTCCTTTTACCTCCTCAGTTTGAGGTCTTGTTCCGAAGCGTTTAGTATCTACAGCTACATCCTCAGGCTTTATCGCTTTATCTCCTTCGAGCTTATTGGATTTATTATATTGCTCAGCAAATTTAGTTCTAAGTTCTGCTACTTGATTCTTACCTTTGGTATTCTGGAAGAATGCATCGTCTACCTCCAGTGTTTGCTGCTTACCATCAATCATAGCTGTAACTCTCCTCTTACCAGAAGGGTTAGTTGAAGAGTTCCACCAACCTTTATGAGATTTGGCTAAATTTTTACCCATTAATAAAGTGCTACCAATAGCAGAAATATTCTTAAAGTCTCCTGTATTCAGACTCCCCCAATCACCTTTAGTAAGCTTTGATAGTGTCTTATTATACTCTGACCTTATTGCTGGGTCAAGATAAGGAGTAGTATTAATAAGGGTCATAAGTACTGGAATTGACTTCTTTATTTTACCTAAAGCTTTAGTAGCTTTTAATGTCTTCCCAACAGGAATCAAGGATAGGGCATCCATTCCTAAATTCATTCCAAGTCTACCAAGGTCGCCCCATTGAGGTCCATCACTAGCTAAATCAGCCATAAACTCGGTGAGAGAAGCACCAACTCCTACTCCTGCAGAGGCTAAATTAGCTCCAGGAACGAATCCTAAACCAATACTAGCTAGGTCTGCCATAGCCGCACCGAGCCTAACTTTATCAGATGTTTTTATAACACCACCTGCATCAGTTATATCCTTATTGTTACCTAGTGATACATTGGACCTGCCAGTAAATGATTGTCTAGCTTTAGTATTCCTTTCAATCTGCTCAGCATCAGGTTGTATTGCACTTACTTTTAGTGGGGTAGTGTCTTCTATAAACTTAGTACCTAGTTGGGCGCTTATTACACCACCTTTTTTGTATCCTTGTAACTTTAATATTCTGTCATTTATTTCTCTACTTCTCTCAGCTGTTGGGATACTTAACAGCCTCTGTAGCTCATTGCTAGATTCATCTTCACTTTCAACTTTATTATTGAAATACCATGATAGTGTACCATCGTTATTTCTTGTAACATTCATGTCATTGTCCCCAACAGCCCACTTATAATCCTTACCATATTTTACAAATGGGGATTGTTTTGAGTCAATCCACTTACTCAAAGTGTTTTGCACCATTCGGTATGCCTCACTAGCTGGATTCGACAAGTCTGGGTCTTGCATCCATGTATTGAATAGATTCTCCCGATTAGCCTTAGAAGTATCAGTATAGTCTATGAACTTAGCTCCCTGTCTTTCTCTTCCGCCGTTAGGGTTATATGCTCCTAAGTTTATAACATTACCATCCTCTCCGATAAATTGGTACTCACCTAGTGATTTGTTAAGTTCCACTGAACCTCTAGTTGTCTTACCAGTAGTAGGATTCTTTAGGTAGAAACCTATCTTACCATTCACATCAGAAGGATTGGAGTATGCTCCGTATAAGACATTATTACCTACGCCAGACGCAAACTGAGATAAATTAGTAATATAATTGTAGCCTTGACCCTTTAGCATTTTAGTAAAGGGGTTATTGTCTGTAAGACTTGTATATTCGCCAAGTTGGGCTTGCCTTGCTCTAGTGATGTCTTGTCTGTATTGCTCTGGTAAATTAGAATCGTCATAGATATTACCATCAAAGGCATATCTATTTCCAACACCTTGGAATACATTACCAGGAAGTATTCCACTTACTTCTTCATTAGTTCCCTTCTTGTATATATGATATTTGCCTTTATCATCAACTGTTCTATCATACTCCGAGTTAGTCCAGTTTGTATCAATTTTACCTTGCTGTCCCTCAATTGTGGATGATTGTGGGGCAGTTGCTTGCTGGGTAGGTCTTATAAACTTATCTAAACCAGTGCCACCTAACGCAGCAAAAGTATTATAATCGTTATTGTCTAATTTGTTATTAGTAATAGCTGCGCCGTATGCTCTACCAAGAGCAGCTAAATCTTCTGCACTCTTTATGTTAGTTCCAGACCAATCGTGGGATTGAAATATTTGGTTATAATCAGCATTATCCCAAATTCTTCCCATTAGAGCGTTGCGGTCCTGTTCTGTTCTATTGCGGAACCAATTATTATAATCTATGGCATTACCTCCATACCATTCCCTTGAAATGGCATCTTCCATGAGTTTGTTGGCATTAAATCTTTCCTTCTTTACTTCTGGTTGTTTATACTGAGGGGAACCTTTAATGATGTTATATAGGTAATCAGCAGCTAGACCGTAAGCATTGTTCTCAGTATTCTTAACCCCTGTCTTTATTCCTAGAAACTTCTTTCTATCTAGCTCACCTGTACTTGATTTTTGACCCGTTGCATCTTGAAAGTTACCCATAGCATCCATAGTCATAGTGCCATTACTAATCCCCTCAAGCATATATTGTACAGCGTTTCTAAAATCAGCTGCGGCAGTATTTCCCAACCCTTTAGATGAAGCATATTCATCTACATCTCTGTATCCTCTTTTTATTAAATCATCCTGATTGAAATCTCCTAAGCCCTTCACACTTAGAAGCTTAGGCTTATCAGTTTGACCTCCAGAGTTATATTTCCTTATTACTTGTGACATATACTATGTATAATAAAAAAGGAGCATATAATTAATATACGCCCCTTCTTACCTTGTTGACTAATTATCTTACTCTTACTAGTCTAGCACCTTTCCTTGCAAAAGTTGGTTCCTCTTGAGGAGCTTGTTCCTGAGCAGCACCACCTTGAGCGATTTGCATTAGGGCTTGACACACAGCCATCGCAGCTTCACAATTCTGTGTCTGAACTGCCTGAGCAGCTACTTGTAAAATCTGTGCCATTGGGTCTTGTCCACCCTCAGCAGGTGCACCACCTTCTGCCGGTGCTCCCTCAGCTGGTGCTCCTCCTGCTTGTTCAGCACCAGGTTGAGGTGCAGCACCACCTTGTTGGAATTTTCTAAGTTTCTCTTCGATTTTCATAAATTAATACGTTTAAACAGTTTAACCACTTAATTTCTGCAAAAATAAGCATTATAAGCAGTATTACCAAATTAAACCAAGAAATTTATGAAATTAAAGCAGAGTAAAATATATTAATCAGTTATCACATAGTACAGTTACCTCAACTTGGATTTATCAACTATAAGCAAAGTTTCATTTGCTATAGCCTTTCTTATATACCTCATCAGTGTAATAGGTTTATAAGAAGCCACGAAGGTAGTTGTGCCCACATCATCTTTATCATTCATATCAATAGGGAACTCTACTACTACTACATCGTCAGTCGTAATTCTGTAGTAAAGAGTTCCAGCTATTGCATGAACAAACTTTGCTTCAGCAGGAAGGGTTACTATTTCCTTTAGTGTCATACGAGATAGGTTTTAATTGTATCAGCCAACAACTTACCATCTACATTAGCAAGCTTTGCCTTGACCAGTTTAATAGCCTCTCCCCAACCCTTTTCCGTGATAATCGTGTAGATTGCACTAATGATTTCCTCAGGTGAGGCTTCACTCGGAAGGAAAGACTCAAGCACAAGAATCTCTTTAGATTCACTATCGGCTAAGTCTTTCCTTCCAGCTGAAATGTATTGGTCTCTACTATCCAATCTCTGTTTCACCATCTTATCAAGCATTGACTGCTTAATAAGTGCATCCACTCAGCAAACTCTCTGATAATTTTATCATGGTCAAACGCCCATTGATACTTATCAATAGAATCCACCCGATAGCTTCTACTTCATCCTCTTCTCCACCTCTATCGTTACCAGTGCCAACACTGATACTACCTGGCTGTGCATCAATTAGAGCATAATATCTAAAGGATACATTCTGTCTATTTTGGGTAGGAGAGTCATTGAATTTCCAGAAGTGTAGGAAGTTAGGATTCAGTCTAACTCCAGTCTCTTCATAAACTTCTCTGATTACAGCTTCTGTTGTAGTTTCATTAAAGTCTAAGTAACCACATGGCATATTCCACATTCCTTTTAAATGAACAGTGGTTAGCTGGATGCCAATCAGCAGTGAATATCACTCTATCAACTTTCTTGTTCTCAATCAAATGAGAAATGTTCCACAAAGCCCTATTAGACCCAGGAACGTAGAGTGGTGCTCCCAGTAGACAGAAGTCATACTGGAAGTCCACAACTACTAAAGTGGTTTTCCTTTCCATGTTACATTGAACGTGCTATTGTAATTAAAATTGATATAAAGATAATTCCCATTACTAATGCGAGGGGAATCCATAGTGGAGAGAATACCCAGAACCATGTTATATTAGCACCAAATAGTTTACAAACTAATAGCACTATAAACAATAGACCAGGAAATCCTACTCCCCCATTTACTATAACTTTATTAGACATCGAGGTATAAAGGTTTAAATGTTTCTGTGTAAGTTTCATCTACTAAGGACACATTAGCCATTTTCATATCGTCAAGGGTTTGCAATTCATGCTCACCACTATGAATATGTCCACAGAATGTATATCTAGGATGTTTACGAAGCATTTCATCAGCTAACCAAGGATTGCCAACATCTTCTTGGTCAAATCTCTGGTGAATAACACCAAGCCCACATAGCTTGGGTGCATCATGAGATATAACAATATCACAATGTTGGGGCATAGATTCATATGCCTTAATCAATGTTTCTGGTTCATACATGTACGCCCAGTTACCGAAGATTTTACAATAGGGAGTTCCCCATATATCATATACCTTACCATCCTTACTAACAACAGATGTTGCTTCATTATCTAATAACTCAAGTTTACCATTAGTAGGATTACTCAATATTGAGTTAATCTTTAGAGGTTGCCTATACATATTAGCTAAGGCGAAGTCATGATTACCTCCTACCATGATAACTGATTCACAAGGGAGATTATTAACCCACTCAGCAAATGTAGTCTTTAACCACTTTTCACTTTGAGGAATGTTCCTCTGCATACGCAGTGGCATGATGTCTCCACATATCAATACTACTTCACAAGGTTCTTCTATTTTAGGTAGAATGCCATGTAAGTCAGACGTTACACATATCTTCATCTCTGGCTCCTAATTCTATGTCCTCCTTATAATCTTGGGCAGCTTCTCTTAGAGAGTCTTTAATAGTACAGATAAGGAATGTCTGACCATGCATCAGTGTACAGAAGCCCTTAATAAGCTCATCTGCTGTCGCATCATTATAAGGTAACTCCATAGATAGTACCCTGCCGTCGATTTCTAAAGATATTTTAGTCATTTAGTTTATATACTTTATAAGAAATAGTTCCTCTTCCATCTATTTGGTGCTGAATCTTTTTCTTTACTTCTTCCCAAGAGATTGGAGTATAGTTATTGTTGTCTACACCTACATCATATTGATAGGGGAATAGATGAACTAACCTATCACAATCCAATCCAGAACTAGTCGGACCAGAGTGAACATGACCGAATAACTGCCATACAGCATCAGCATCGTTACGATATGAACCACCATAGCACAGGAATGGGTAATGATTCAAATAGATACTTCTCTTCTCTATCTGGATTTGCATTTGTGGTAACACCCCAACAAACTTATCCATATAACCCTGTCTTAGATTCTTTCTATCATGATTACCTATAATCAAGTAGATTTGTCCATTCAGACGAGGGATGATGCTGTTCCATAGAGCACTTCCACCAAAGGCAAAATCTCCTAAGTGGAAGACTGTACCATCCTCTGGGACTACTCTATTCCAGTTCTCAACTAACTTTTCATTCATTTCCTCAACATCCTTAAATGGTCTATTGCACAATCTTATGATATTAGCATGACCAAAGTGAGTGTCAGAGGTAAAGAAAGTGTTCTTAGCACTAAATTCAAACTTCTGTTCTTTCATCTTTTACAATTATTAATCGTTATCATAATCTAAACCTTTGGTTAGATAATCAATAGCATCTAATTCACCACGAGTTAGTGGGATTACCCTATCATTTATAGTAATATCCCAACCTTCACCATTAGTCCATTCAGTAACTTCAATAAAGTCATCCTTCTTAGCTAAATGGTCATACTTGCGTAAATTATCATTTACTGATTTTCTATTAGCACGTTCCATATTCCGTCTCCTTATAAAATTCTATTTGATAGTTATACTGTTGCTTCAGTGCCTGATTGATGTCAGTAAATACACTACTAGGCATCTTCTTACCAGTCCTAGCATAATATGCTGGATGATATACTTCGATTGTCTTTAAGCTATTCACTATATCATTCTTAAATAACCCAGCTTGGCTGCCAAATAAAACATAAATCATACCTCCATCTTTATAGCTCATGTTGTGAATCAACTTAGATACAAATGGTTTCCATATATCAAAGTGTGCTCCAACTCTACCTACCTCACAAGTAAGAGCAGCTTCTTTAACTATCTTAAGTGAAGGAGATAGATAATCCTCTTGAGTATCTTCGGAATTACCAAATAGTATCCCAGTAGCTACTCCCCTTTGAGGATAAGGGTCTTGCCCAAGAAAGACCACCTTGCAGTCCTTAAATGAGCAAGCCCTAAATGCTCTAAAGATGTTCTTAGGAGATGGACATAGGTTAGCTGAATTGACCTTATTAACCCAAGTTACTACTTTACGTAGTTCCTCTTTGTCAATAACATCAATCCAGTCACCAAAGTATTCATTTGCGGTCATATTCTATAGTACCTATATCCATGAGGATTAGAAAGTATTTTGTACCATTCCATAGGAATAACTTCTACACTTTTCCATTCCCTAATATAAATTTGAGGTGGGAGTGAATTATCCATAGGGTCTACGTACTCTACTAACACTCTTACTATCATTTTATATAGCCCCTCTTAATAAATTCTTCATACAGAGGTACTGCTAACTCTCTAGCTTGAGGGTGGGCATCCTTTGCACATCTCAGCTTAAAGAATCCCTCCCATTGTTCAATAGTACCAGTCATAATTAACTCAGTCTTTAAACTATTAGGAAGTACCGCTCTTGCTTGTTGGGCAATCCAACCCAAGTTCAGTAAATCAAAATATTGATTTTCAGCGGTTTCTAGAGCATGCAAGAATGAATCAACCTCTTTCCAATCGTTGTTTCTAGCCCAGGCTCTTGGATTTACAGATTCTCCAAATATGTCTCCCTCATTAGCACCAACTCTAAAGTTTATACCATCATGGAAGTATGCCTCACCTTCTGGAATGTCTAACCAAGAGGGAATGATAAACGTACACTCCTTACCAAACTTATCCTTAGAGTAGTTACAATACCTCGTACTTTCCTGAGCAAACGAGAATACTCTATGCCTTACAAACTCATGGGATACACCTCTATCACATACAAACTTAACAGTAACACGTTTAACGTGGTGTTCTGTAGGTTCACACTGATATTTAAGGTCATCAAGCCAATCGTTTTGAAGTAGTACTCTATAGTTAGTGGTTATGTAGGCATATGTATGTCCATTGAACTTCTCTTTATATTCTGGAGTCTCATATCCATGTAGGGGCTCATTACCAACAGTCACTACAGAATACTTATTGAAATGATATTTATTGGGAAGGTTCATAGAACCATGCTCGATAATATCATACTTCAAATATACTGTACCATGTTCAACCATCGCAGTATGACCACGATTTACAAGCATATTGACAAATTTCTCTGCACTATCTTCTGTTATTTTGTCTTCTGACTTATAACAAGTTCTACCACATCTTTCTATATGTTGTAACAGCCCATCTATTCCAGGCTTTTGTTCAATTATTTCAAATGATGGTTTAATTAACTTCACTTCTTTACTAATGAATCTCTCCAATCTTCCCAAGCCTTGGCTTCAGCATATGATTTCTGAATAGCTTTCCAGGATGTCTTAGAGAGTGTAGAGTTATAATAAGTAGTATCTTGTGTTACTTCTTTACCTAACCATTGAGGTTTATCAAACTGTGTATCCTCTGATGGTAACTCTATCTCAGCAATTATTAAGCCTTCATCCTCTCCATGAAACTCGTCTACTTCCCATTTCAACATACCAGATGTTGCTGGAATGATATAACGAGTTTTATGAATAATCCTACCACAGGTTCTTTTAAGTAATTCTTCTGCATCCTTCTTAGGAATAGGAATTTCATACTCCAACCTTGACAGTCTTTCATTAGATTTGACTATAACCCATGCTTTCTCGTCTCTTATAGATACTCTAGCTTCTCCTTTACTTGTAGTCCCTATGTATCCTTGATGTATATCCATAACCCTAACAGCCTGCTCTTTAAACAAGCTGCTAGTGGTTAAGAACTTTCTCTCAATCTCAGTCTGCATCCTTAGAATCTTCTATTACCTCGTCGAGAATTTCCTTCATCATACTGAAGTCACTCTCGTTACAGTGATAACAAAGGAAGTCTTTAAAGAACTCTTCGTCTAATCTCTGCCAAAATTCATATTGAAGGTCATCGTCTTCAATAAGAGGAAGTACCTCACATACTTCAGGTTCTACATCAACTACTGAACTTAAGTCTATATATTTAGCCATATTAATGAATCCAATGGTCACCAACCTCTACATCAGCACCTAAATGTGCTCTTGTACAGAATGGTTTACCTGCACTTACCATGCACTTAACTAATATATCTGCAACTTCTTGAGCAATCTCATCTGGAGCTTCAAGATTAATTTCATCATGTACTGGAATACAATATTTAACCTTGAATAACAAACCATTCTTTAACAACCAGTTGAATAGTTTTATAGATGCTAACTTAAAACACAATGCACCAGCAGCTTGTCATTTTGTTATCCTAGAGGCTCTTTATCCTCTAGCTCTGTTCCTTTCGGACAGTTCGGACTATATCTTAATATCATAATATATTCTCCCTTTTCGTGGAATTTTACCTTCCTACTTATTTCCCATAGGAATCCATATTCTAGTCTCTACACACTTCTAAGCATTACTGCTTAGGTTGGCTCGGTATTACCAATACAGTTAGTCTCACGACTTGTGCTTCAGGCTCCACCGAATTTAAGGAGTTTTACTCCGACACAAACTCTCATTTCATCGGATAATTAATAGACTGCTTCTCAGACTCTGCTTTACGTCTTGCTAAACGTCTAACACCTTGTACAGTGTCACAGTCAGGGTCTTCCTGCTTCATTTCTCTATAATATGCCCAGAACTCAGGGTCTTCTTGCTTGTCCATCTGTCTTTTAAGTTCATCATAGTCATAGATATATGCCTTATGCCCAGTTATCTTACTTAATAAGATATAACCTTTACGCATAACATCTACTCTACGGAAATCCTGATACCTCTTCAAGCCAGCAAAACCTGACATATAGTTCTCATAGATTTCTTTAGCTCTCTTGGCATCAAGACCATAATTCCTTATTAAGGTACTGTCTTGACCACCATAATTGAAACAGAACTCATAACCTTTAGCTTCCTGCCTTAGGTCTTTAAAGTTCTTCTTAATATCCTTTAGGGGCATATCCCTTGGAATTTGTTGGAACACCATCTTGGCAGTTAGACTATGTAAGTCGCCACTACCATTAGTTAGCTCTTCCAACATAGCTTCATCGTTAGCCATAGATGCCATTAGATATGACTCTTGACCACTATAGTCAGCTGAAATCCACCTGTTACCTTTATCGGAAACAAAGCAGGCTCTAGTTTGAGCGTCATGTGGTAGATTCTGAAGATTAGGTTCTGTTGAACTTAATCTACCAGTATCAGTTCCTAACTGGTTGAAATTAGCATGGATTCTACCAGTTACAGGATTTATCAAGTTTAAGAACTTCTGACCAAAGGTATTAACAATGATAGCAGCTTTCTTATACTTTATATATATTGGAATTAGAGGACTCTTAGATGCTTGTGGTTCTACCACTTTAATATCCACAGACTTCTTATAATGCTTAGTCTTCTTATCCAACACTCTTAAATTCAATCCCAATTCTTCAAATAATGGAATTACTTGTTGGGAACTAGTCCAGTTTATATGACATCTTGGCTTAGTATCAAAACCACTAAACAAATCACCTTGCATATTTACAGAACAGTAGTTACCAGTTTGTTTAATAACATAAGCCTCACTGTCATGACTTACTCCAGTAGAATCAAACTCTGGTGCTCTAACAGCATTTAGAGGTAACTTAGCTCTCTCTTCTTCGAGTGCATCCTCAGACTTATACCATTTATCAATATGGATAACTTGATTGATAGTATAGCCCTTATCACCGTATTCTGCGCAATAACGCTCTACCCAATCATTTAGTTCTGCTTCATATCTCTCAAGGTTATTAAGGTCAGTAGTCATTTTGATTTTCCACTTATCAATGTCTAACTTAGCCCCACAATATTCTATATATGCCAGGCACTTAACAAACTCATTTTCAAAGTCAATAGCCTTTAATAAGCCTTTAGCTTCGAGTTGTTCAAGTTGCTTATCTCTAATCTTACCCAGATAGGAAACATCTCCTGCAGCATACACAATAACATCTTCTGTTAATCCAGTCTGTATAATCTTACCTCGTACAGACTTATCCATATCTACTCCTAGATAATTGATACTAGCAGCTTTCAAACTCATCTCATGCATACCTGCTGGATAACCTAGCCAAAGTAATTTCTCGGCTAGATAACCATCATATACTCTCATAGGAATGATTCTTTGATGATATAGGAATTTCAAGTCAAACTTAATATTCCAACCTAAGAATATCCTTTGAGGGTTCTCCATATACTCCTTAAATAGGTGTATATCAACAGATGTACAATCAATAACTACTTGAAAGTCTGCACAACCAAGTTGAACAGTTAATAGTTCCTTAGTATACGGGTCTAAACCCATAGTTTCAGTATCCAGCTCTACTACATTGAGAGGTGCTAATAATTCTAAAGCCTCCTCGGCACTGATGACTTTATATCTATCAGATGCCCAGAGAGACTGTTGCTTGGTTACTAAATATATCATTAATATATAGCTATGTCTACATCATTAATATCAATATCTCCAAGCTGCGATAAAGCTGCTGTAAGACGTTGCTTAATAGTCTCTTTAGCTTCATCAATGTCTAAATAGCCATAGTATTCATACCATGCTATACCTTTAACACCTAAGTCGAATTTAAACGTCTCTTCTTGAATGTTATACGGAGCGAAGGGGTCATTCTCTGCTCCTAATGGTAAATTACTCATTGTGTTTTGCTTTTATAAATCCTAACGAGTAATCTAATACAGTACTTATTTCTAAGCCTTAAACAGTTGCATAATACAACAAAGTAGGATTATCCTTCTGAATATCAATCGGGTCCATGTTCTTAATAGCCAGCTTTTGGCTGAACTGTTGAACATCAAATCCAATAGTTATTAGATGATAACCATGTAGTGTAGGAATTTGATACCTTACCTTATTCTCCTCAGCACCTCTACATTCATTGACTAGTGTAATAACTGTCTTTAAATATTCAGGGTCTTTGGAGTCGACATCTACTACCCATAATGGTTTATATCCTCTAGCTCTAGTAGAACCACAAGCACTATCATAAACCCTATACCCTTGATAAGCATTTCCTTCAGATACTAATTGGGCATATTGCTGAATAGCAGCTAGTGCTACTTGTTCAGCATTTCTTCTATTAGGATTGATATATGCTCTAGCATTATTCTTCAAGCATAATTCCTTAATTTTCTCCTCCTTAGTTCTAAGTTGCTCTACACTATAGATGTAATAAGTTTTGATAGTTCTATAACCATTGTTTCCGATTTGGGTAACATTACCATCCTTTTTACGCTGAATAATTTGTAAGAAATAGAACTCATCCTTGTCATTAAATTCAAGCATTGATGCTATTCTATCAAAATTATCAACTATGGTTATCCCACTCTTACACCTCTCACATAAATCCCATCCACTATGAGTATTTACATACTCCTTAAAGGATAGGTTTTGCTCTATGATGGTGCTGCAGCTATCACAAACCACAGCACCATTTCCATTGTTCAATTTATACATCTCCTCTTACATTATCATATAATAACTTATCATCTTCCTCATTGTAAATCTCCCTAGTAACCTCTCCATCGTTATCCTCTGGGTCTAGGTAGAAATCACAATCATATAGCTCCTCGCAGAGCTTAAATTTAGCCATAATAATCGGGTTTAGTTATAATTAATTTGGGTTTCCAAATCTCTCCTACTTTACCTTTATGACAACCAAGACCAATCCACTTAACGGTTGGAAAGTACTCAAATAGGTAAGTAAAGAGCGCAGTTACAACATTAGGAATTTCATAATCATTCCAGTATAACATAAGATACTCGTCATTATCAGTCTTCATATAGTATCCCCTAATAGTATGTGAGAATGGATAGCCAATCTCGCTAAGCCACTTAGCATGAGATACATCCATGTGTTTCTGGGTAGGGAATTTTACCAATAAAGTATCGGTATCAATATAGAATGGCTTTCTGTTTAAGTGAAATTCTCGCTCTGTCATATTCCAACCTGTGAAGTAAAGAAGTTAATATTACCTACTCCGATGATACGAGCATCATCTTCACTATCAACATAGTAGTTTACTTCACCATCAAAATCCTTAATAAGTGTGGTAGTCCATTCTCTGTTAATATGATAGTCAAAGTCTGGATTATACTTTAGCACTTCATCCAACAAGAACACAGCTACCATGCCAGCATCAGCACAGAAGTGTCCAATCTCCTTAATGTTTAAGGAAGCATCGGCTATCTTATCATCATAGATTTTAGCTTGGACTGAATCCTCTCCATACTGTTTCATAAGCTCCCATCTTGCTCTTCCTAAAGCATTGAGTTCCTCTAACTGTGTTTCTACATCTTTACGAGGTGTAGACCAAGTTGAGCAACTCCAATCACCATAACGAGTAGATTCGGAGATGTAATTAGTAAGACCCAATGCTGCCATGTTATCACCATAGTCACACTTACGCCAGTCCTCTGAATCCTTCTTAATTATATAACATGGGTCTGTTATGATAATATCACCCTTGAATTTCATTTGATTTGTTCATTAGTTTTTCATATTCCAAATCTCTTTGATATACTACACTAAGTGGACTCATACCTGCCTTAAGGGTTTCAATAAGTCTGAAACCATT